TTATTTCTGAACCAATGTCAGAAGTGGGTAAATGCCAAACTCGGCATTGGCTGGTCTTGCGTGAATTGTTCTTTTATCAATATCATAATATCCGTAATAATTCATACCCGAATATGATGATAGCCACATTCCAGAGGTAGTATCATAACCCAAGCCTGTTAAAGCTGTAGTAATTGGCTTATTTGCAAAGTATGGCAACTGTGACTCCATGCCTGAATTATCATAGCAACCCGAGGTAACATAATGTCTGAAAATCTCAGGCTCACTCGGTAATCTAAGCGAATAGGATGTATAGCTATCACTATAGCCATAGTTTTCCACACTTCTTCCACCACCATTAAAATAAGTGTAACTTGTGGCTGATTTGTTAATCATAAGTGGCAATGGGTCTGAAAACTCAGCAAGATTATTTCCAAAAATATTTTTAAAATGCGCAGTATAAACAGGCATAACCTTTTGCTGAATGAATGTTTGAGAGTATGCGTGAACATCACCTAAACCTGTAGCGTTATCAATAGCATTTGTTCCTATTGGTGAGCCAAAGGGCATAAACGTATATGACCGTTTTCCACTTGAGGCTTTTGTAGTTCTAAGAAAATCCACAGCTACACATACAAAATAAGTATCATACTCTACCGTTTTTGTACTTTCTTCGCCATTAACGATACAAGGAACATTTTCAATAGTTCCTTTTATTTTCAGTTCTGTACCAAGACCTAATTCGGAAATATCGCCACGATTTAGAGGTAGTCAAATTTTCTATTTGGCTTGTAACATCTGCCGTACTGTCACTGTCCATAAGCTCCGTTTGGTTTGCTAGTGAACTAAGCTTGTTATCAGTTTTGTTATATATGCTTACGCTCATTTAGTCTTTCCACCACCCTCGTTGTCCTCGCTTTCGTACTTTTCCCCAGTGATTTCCTCGTACTGCTCAGGGGTTATCTTCCCCCTGTCGGCAAAATCCTTGACCTGCTCAGCGGTGTACAACCCTAAATCATACAACCTCTTGACTTTTCTATACATTGTCGTCACTCTCCTCAATCAGCGTGTCGGTCATCAGTGCAGTGTACAGCACCTGTGCTTCCAACTCATCAACCTTTGTAGCCTTCTTTGGTTGGAAGTCTTCTTGTGATAACCCTAGCTTCTCCATCATTTTTCTCTGTAAATCAGTCATGTTGTACCTCCCACTTCACTCAGTTTGACGATGTATTCTTCTTCGCTTGGCACTGGTATTCTGTAATCGTCATTACCACCCTTGAACGTCACTGAACCGCCTGCTTCGACCTCGATGTTCCGCAGGAAATCGTCTGGTATTATGGTTGAAATGTCGGTGATTATAGGGTTTGCTAGTTCGTAGTACAACATTACACCCTGCATAGCCTGTTTAAATGCGGTGGCGTCGGTGTAGGACGTATCGTTGACATATACATATCCGTCAACGTTTGCATTAGCTGTTATGCCTGTTATACTGGTTTTGCCCCACATAGCATTCTGCGTTTTTGTCGAATATTTTGGACACGCAAAGTTTGGTGCAATGCCATAGCTTTTTGTCAATTTTTGTCCGTTTAACTCGTGTGTTTCAAATGACACAGATTCACCATTTTTCCACGTCAGCGTTCCCAAATCAACGCTGCCAACACATTGAACATATTTTTTATTCTCATAATCAACATAGTTCTTAGCCGTTCCTGCCGACCAGCCGTAGCTAGGCAGATTACGGATAGGTTCGGGGATTGGGTAGGCGGTATCACCCACAGCGACCTCTGTCACCCCAGCGCTGACTATTTCGCCGGCATTATACGGATAATAGGCAGCAGGGAAAATTTTCTCAAATTCTTCAACGCTCGCAGGTTCGTTGCCTGAACCAAACATTGCGGTGAGGTCATAAATCTGTGGGTAGACTACCAAATTATTGACAGTTGCTCCTGACTTAACCATCAGCGGAACTATATATACACGGGCGTCTACATTAATGGGTGCTATTACGCCACTTCCATAATTGATGTCCATCACAACACCACTACCTGTAATGTATGAACGATATGTCTCTGCTGAGCCACCTTTAGGGCAGGATTTTTCCAGATACACATGACCTTTAATCGGAATAAAGCTATCCGAGAAGTAGGCATCTCCGCCAGTTGCAGTGCCGTTTGCTACAAACTTGCCATTGTCAAGCTTTGTAAATGTAACACCGTTCACTGTATAGTTTGGGCGAAAATTGTTAAGGTTAACAACCTGATTAAACACGATAGACCTACCACCAACATTCTTAACCGACATCAGCTTTGCCCCTGTAGGCACTGTCTTTGCGTATGCCGTTTCACTGTCCGTTTCAAATTTGTGTGTGATACCCTGACCCAAGTCATACAGTGCATTTACCCTGCGTTGCAACTCTTTGTCCGTTAGCTTCACGTTAGCTATTTCAGCCGTGTTTTCAGCTATCTTTCCGACAGCCGTCACGTAATCATCTGGAAGACTGTCAGCCACCGCCTGTGCTGTCTGTGCGGCGGTTTCAGCGGCTTTGCGGTCTGTGGCGACCTGGGCGGCTATCTTTTCCATTTCCGCTTTATCGTATAAAATCACCGTTTTATCATCAGTGATATATACAATTGTGCCGTCTTTTATAGTGGATTTATCAACGGCTTCCCACTCGGCTTTTGTGCCAATCCACTTTTCGCTTTCAACCTTGTTGCCTAATTCAGTGACAGACTTTTTAGCATTAGCCGCCATACCTCTAGCAATAATATCTGTAGCCATAAATCCACCTCCTTAATATGTTATAGTTCCCCAAATTTTGTTTACACCCTTGACATTTTTAACAGTTACACTATAGTAACCACTAACATCTCCTGCATAAACATTTTCTGTTGTAATCGTATCAACTGTTGAGAAGTCGCTCAGATCAACCATCATAAGCACTTCCTCTGCACCATTCTGAGTCAGTTTTCCTACAACCTGAAAACTACCAGTTCCCGAAGCCTGTACTTTAAAATCAGCACCAATGCCAACTTTCAGCTCAAAAGCTTTTCCGTTTTCATACAGGTTTCCGTTTGTAGCACAATACGCCATAGTTCATCTTCCTTTCGTATAAATAAAATATAACAAGGGCGAAGCTGTATTACCTCGCCCTTTAACAACGATATTACTTAATAGCACTTGCAAGCTTCTTGATAAACTTCTCACCTGCAATGCTAGTCTGCTTATAACCCCACTTTTTCAGCAAAGCATTAACAGCCTTTTCAGTACCCTCACCAAAAATACCGTTTTCGTCAAGTGAGACGTTGTGAAGTTTTCTTGCCTTAGCTATGATGAGCATTTCTTTCAGAGCTAGAACGCCACTGGTCTTATCACCCTTTTTATAACCAGACTTTTCGAGTGTTGGTAGCTTCTTTGTCTTAGTATATCCGTTCAGGTTTGCTGATTTTATTTTTGTGGGAAAATCTGTGTAGCAATAATCTACGTCAACACTAACCGCAATTCCGTCTATCTTACCAGTGCTAGAATACTGCCACATATCATGCTTACCATTGTAATTGCATTTGCTGTTATACTCAGCAATCCAAAGTGTATATCTCTTTGCCACATCAGAAGAGATATAATTCTGCAAAGGAGAACGACTCATATAAAGTCCAGCATAGTAGCCTGCCTTTTCGATTTCTCCACAAAATGCCTTTACGATAGAATCGCAAAATGCCCTACCTTTGTTAAACTGTGAACGCTCCTCTAAATCAAAATAAATAGGGTACTCAAACTTTTTGCCTTTGATTACCTTGAGACAAGCCTTTGCCTCTTGCTTTGCTGCTTCTACTGATTGTGCGTATGAATACCAATAAACACCACATGGAATACTGTTTTCTTTACAACCCTTATAATTCTTTTCAAATGTTCTGTCAATCTGATTTGGATATGTGATAGCATCGCCATAGCCAGCTCTCAGTATAACAAAGCCTACATTTCCTTTTACTTTACCCCAATTAATATTGCCCTGATGTTCAGAAACGTCTATGCCCTTAATAGTCATATGTATACTTCCTTTCCAATTAATCTTCCTTTACAGGCAGCTTGTTCAATTCGTCCACACAGTTATGTACAAAACTATTGCCACCAATAGACGAATAGCTTTCGTATAGCCTTGCGAGATTTTCCTTTTCATATAATGAAATACTATTTTCTTTCATTCTTGAATTGTAAATCACTAAAATCGAATTTCTTAACGTAGCTTGCAAAGCCAAACTCTGTTTTTGTAGTTCGGCTTCCATGCCCTTGTTCTGTTCTACCTGTCTTTCCACTAATGCTGTTAGTTTATCTATTTTTTTATTTAGATTATCTTTGTCACTTGTTTTTGAGATCCACCCTACAAATCTATTTCTTATTGGTTTAACAATAATTGTTATCAATGCTAAAATGGTTGTAATACTTCCACAGTAGGTAGCAATTTCCTTAACTGCGTTCATAATTACTCACCGCCATTCTTAACCTCATTAATAAAATCTGTAAGTGATTTATAATTCATATCCTTAACAGCACTTTCAAGCAAGATAACAAGCTCTACATCAGAAATCTTGACACCCTTTTCTTCGAGCAAAGTAAGCATAGTTTCTTTAGCCCTTTCAAGCTTTTCTGTACCGTGAACGTCTTTATAAATTTGCTCTATGTATTTGACCGTTGTACTTGCAACATCTTTCTTAATGCTGTCATTTGCAATTTTTGTATACTTTGATTTAACAAAGCCAACAATAGCCGTCATAACCGCTGTTAAAATTACAGGCAAATACTCTGTAATCATCTGAGTAATAATCTCTTTCATAACTTTTCCTCCAATAATAAAAGAGGGTTGTTAGCCCTCTTTCTATTTAAGTATTATTTTTATATGTGTTTCATCAATACGTTTGATAACCCTATAACCACTATCTGACTTGGTTGCCACGCCATTCACACTAGCCGTACAATATCCGTTGACCTTGCACGTTCCGTCATCTTGAACTACTAACTGTCCTAACAAGCCAACTTTGCTATACTCTTTTCTAGCCCCACGAGGAACATATTCAAGCGTATCGTTATAGTTTTCACTGACTATAGGATTGTATGACTCATCATAAATCAACCGTCCATAAACATCTGTTTTATACTTATCATGCCAATCTAATTCAGCAGAGTTACCAACAATAGACGGATTAGCTGATATGACGCCGAGTATATAATCGTCTTTATTCGCAAGCTTAATTTTATCACCGTCAAGCGTAACGAATAATCCGATCCTATCTTGATTGTCAACATTTCCGTCAAGCCATTCAAAATATTCGGCATAGTCAGCGCCATTAGTTTTGTATGCACCGCCAGCATAAACATTGCCTGAAAAGTCTACTTGCATTGCAGAGTTTTGAGTTAGAGTTCCATCTTCTTCATGACCATTTCCTATATTAAATAGTATACTTGCATTTTCCGAGCTTTTATAAGTTGATTTTGCATTGATACCTATAACGGTTTGGTAATCTGCCGTGGCAGAATTCCATGTACCTGCAACAAGACATCCATCATAATTAAGAACATCATTTTGATCTCCAAACACGGCGTTATATTTTGCCATTTGGTCTTTAGTTTTGTCACCCTTAACAATATTCCATGTGCCAACTACAATACTATAAGCTACACCCTCTAGCATATTATACATACCATTAACATATGTATCACGAGAATTGAAAACAGTATTTTTTGCACCGCTACACTCAACCGCCACACTATATTCAGATGTATTCCACGTACCGCTGACGTGATTACAAAAACCACCAACGCTAGTATTATTAAAACCTGTTAAGGAATTTAAACTGCTATTTTCACGAATATAGGGTATTTCGCTAGTTCTAGTTTTCATTCCTGAAAAATCAATATAATTATTGCTGTCATAACTATATTCGTAGCAGTGGTTTGCTTGACCTTCAACATGGTTATAATCACCATGAGCAATATTTTCGAGATAAATAACAATCTGTTTTGTTCCATCAGGGGTTATAGTATACCAATAAGAATTGCCATAATAATTAAACTTTTCTGAGATGTGTCTACTACCACCACTATCAACGTATTCAACAAATCGTCCTACGCTAGAATTTTGACTTCCTAGAGGTATAGGTTTGCCATTCCTAATAGCAATGTAACCAGCGTTTATACCGCCACCACGGAAATAGATCCACACACTGTCTCCCATGCTTAAAATCTCACCTGATTTATTCAGAAAAGATTTTTCAGCACCATTATACTCTAATAGCGAAACAATTGCTGTACAGTTTGTAGAGTCATAGCTTTTAACTGTTCCGTAGGTGTAACCAAGTGTTTTTTTGTTGTCTTGGCTTTCCTTAATTAGCTTATTCATTTTAGACATTCTACACACCGCCTTTACGAATAATCAGCTAAAACCATTTTGCAGTTACCCACATAATTAACACCATTCATTGTGAATTTTACAACAGTTCCGTCAGCAGGAAACACACTACTTTGCCCCATATAAACATAGAATATTCCGTCAGTTTTAGCAGCATACTGACCCTCAATTGTGCTGTTCAATGGTATATTAAAATCAACTTGTGGTACAAGGTTCGTACCGCCATTGTGCAAACTTTGACTAAACATATTATACAAACTTGCCATTTTACTTCCTTGATGTCCTGAATTTGAAGTAGGGGTAAAGAAACCTGTTATCTCTGTATCATCGGACAGCTTTCTCATCTTTGCAATAGCCCCACCTAATACATAGTCATTATCTCCACTTTTAAACAAAATCAACATTCCCCGACTTGTAGTATACAACATGACACTATCAAACTTGCTATAGGTAAAGCTGACATAATCAGCATATGGTGACGTTTGGGAAGAGTCATATTCACCACACCCAGCCCAATAACGTGACTTTGCAGGATCAAACATTATTCTAAAGTACGTTGTATTATCAATCCAAAATGTCAAAGTGTTATAATCGGTGGACTCACTATCAGGATAATTTGTTTCAATTTTACTCCAAGCCCACTTATCTTCAAAAAATGTTTTTAAATCTGCAAACACAGTTTCAGAAGAAGTTTGATTTGGAGTACAAGTATAAGTATTTATCATCAGTTATCACCATCCAATTCTGCATTACCGCTTATTCCAATAGCTCCACGAGCGTTAGTATTTGTTTCGTTCATATCAACATAATTGATATTATGCTCTATACAGTATTTAACAACAGGCAAACAATTTGCGTTTGTGGTATCGGTTATACCATTTCCATATGTGAAAATAGTTCCGACTTGTACATTATCAAGGGTACTAAAATCGGTCATAGTTAAATTATTATATTTCCCAATTTCTGCGTTAAAAGAAGTATGGAAAATAATTTGACCTACACTTTGACTCTTTATTGAGCCGTTGGCTAAAGTACAACCATTTGGAATAGAAATGTTATTCACGGAAGTAACCTGAATAGCATTGCTCATAATTTCTGTTGTGCCATTTGCTACCGTAATATCAGATTTGTTCATTGGAACACGGCACAGTTTGTTTCCTTGATAAAGATTATCATTAATAACTTTAAAGGTGGTATTGGCACTATTCACAGTAAACTTGTTTAATTTCGGGCAATTATTAAATCCTGTAAAGCTAATCAACGAATTTCCAATAACAACTGTTGTCAACGCAGAACAATTATTTACGCCCGATACAGACAAAGCCATATTTGGAATATAAAATGTTACAATGGCATTATTGTTTAAACCACCAATCTCTTTTACTTTTCCGTCACTCATGAATGATAGGCTTCGCAATTTAGGGCAATCATTAAATCCATTCACATTTTCACAAGAACTTTCTATCCTTAAAGTTGTCAGATTGGACATATTATTACAACCCTCAACATCGACTACACAACCTGTGGTTGCTGAGATTAATGATGCCAGACTATTCATGCAGCTCTCAGGTATAACTTTTAAGCTTGTACTATTTGTCATTGGCAATTTCGTCATATTGGGCATATTACAAAAAGCTCCATTTTCAAGTGTAATACCATTGCTGTCGGTCACATTACCATAAATTGTGACATTAATAGTATTACCACTATAGCCATTAAAAGCGTTTTTAGGTATTTTAGTAGTACAATTACCCGATTGAAAGTCTAAACTTAGATTTATGTTTGCTGATGTATTACTTGCAAAACCATCGGTGTCGTTAATATTAGTAGATCGCCCAATTTGTATAGTTTGAAGTCCAGATAAATCTCCATCAATACCTTTGCCCATAAGATAGAATCTTCCCTGCACTGTCGCAGGATAAATGACTAAACTTGTCGTCTCTTTGTTTACATACACTACGCACTTATTTGTGGTTGCCGCTTTGATGCTTAATTTTCCAACAACATGACTTCCTTTTAGCATCTCGTTTTGTTTTATTTCTTCGACACCTGTTTGCTTATCAACTGAAACCATTGGTGTGAAATTCAAGGTATAAGGTAGTTCCAAACCATTAACGAATGTGCTATTCGCAAGAAACGATTCAGGGTGTGAAATATCACAGTATGCTGTAGGAAATTTAATATTGGCAAGTTTTTTGCAACCTGACAACACACCTTTACTGGTCGAAATGTTTGCAAGATTAGTAGGAAAAACAAAGTCTGTCATGTTTTCAAATCCGTTTCCCATAGGTGAAGTGAGGTAGGTAGCTTTTACTTTGGAACAATCTATCTTTGTAGTTGTTCCTTTATCAAAAGCATTATCAAAGTTGGTTAAATCATCACTCTCAGACACGATGGTTGTATCGTGTGTACCCAAAGAATAATTCTTTTTAAATGTTGAAATTGTGTTTGTATTACGTCTGGCTACTTCGTTATCATCATAACGTATCAAACAACGTGACGGTGACATAGATTGAAATTCTACCGTACTATCTGCCGACAATGTATTGGTAACTGTAACTTCATTTCCTGTTATCCATTGAGCTATCAGTGTTGCGTTATTATTTGGTACAGTGTACACGTCACCATAATTGTATTTATTGCCTTGACTATCCGTCCATGCGAACAATTTATTCTCGTTATACATATCCCCACCTTGTAAAACGATTTGTTTATTAGGGACTTGTTTTACATTTTCATAAGTAATGACATTGCCATTCTTGTCCTTGCCACCATTCGTGTTGTAAGATATTGTCACTGTATTACTCGAAGTTTCACAGTAAATCGAAATGCAATCTGTATCAAATGGTAGCCACTGTAGATTAGTGGCTTCAATACTCATTTCAGTAGCCGATAAAGGCATTGTAATAGAGTTTACGATAAATAACTGTTTGTCAAAATTATAATAACCATTGCTAACCCTAACGGTATTATCAACATTCAAATGTGGAGTGATCGGCAGATTATAACTAATACCTGTACTCATACAAGTATGTTGTAATAACATATATTCGGCTTGTTGCCTACACTTTTCCTCTCCGCTTTCTTCACTTGTATCTCCTAGGGGTATATAATAAGTGCCACCATCTAAGCCCTTATAGCCAATAGCATTTATGTTTACAGGTGATTGTGGGTTTTCATTTTTAGCTGTGTACGAATAAATTTCACCACTTGTATTGTCTGTTGTAACTGTAATAATGTTTACACCGTCATAATTATAAGTATAATTAATATCCGTTTCTGTAATTTCGGTTTCACTCAATTCAAATTGTGGTGATAAATGACGATACCAAGAAGGTAAGTTATAGTTGAAAACTCTTTCCATTCTCAATCTGCCATTGACATCGTAATAGATATTAGCACCATACATTTCGGCAATCTTATCAAAAATTTCACCAAGATAACCACCCTCGTCAACCACGATGTCGTCATACAAAGTTACATTATAGAATATAGGGTCAATAATCGGCTCAACAGGGTCAAGAGGTATGTTATTACCCAAATCAAGCATAAGCGCGTCCTTAATTAAAGTTGCAATATTCGTTCCTTTTTTAGAATTTGTAACACTAGCTTGATACTCAACAAGGCACATTCTAGCATTTAATGTTCCGTCAAGAAACCCATATTTGTCAACACCCTCAACATTCAATCGTCTACCATTAGAGTTTGCTGACTTTGTAACAAAAACACCTTGCGGAAACCAATAAATATTCTCATCAACTTGCAAGCCGATGAAGATTTTGAATTTTCGATTGTACCAAAATGAACTATCTTTTTGAGGTATGTATTTACCACTTCTATCAATAATAGATAAAGAGCAAGACCTACGACAGCCTTGCTCTTTATTAATCGTTATTGAACCATCTGTAGAAGATAAGTCACTTGTTATTTCGCCAATAGCACCTTCATAGTGTGATAAAATTTCCATTTTAACATACATTTTTCGCATTGGTTTATGTAACTCGGCAAGATAAGCATTGTCTATTTTATTATAATAATCCATAATACTTTCCTACCTCCTATCTAATAATTATTACATCATTTATATCTTCAACTTCAATCCAATCATACTTAATATTAGTCAGCCCTAATACACTTGTGCTATCATAAATTCTAGTAGGGTTATCTGAGATATTTATAATCCAAACATCGCCCTTATGAGATTTTAACATAAAATCATTCTTGCCTTTAATGAACTTAGTCCATGCTTTTACTCTGTCAATATTATCGACTATTCGACCATCAGGGCAATTAATTGTTAAAAGATCAGCAGAGAAAGAACCACTCTCATAATCTGTTACTGTTCTAGTTGTTTTTGGCTTAATACCTGTTCCTGTGTGTACTGCAAGACCAATATTTGATGTAATATCATTATCGGTCATACCTGTTATAAACTCCCAACACTCAGAAATAGCATAATACTTTTTGTTATATTTTGTACCCAAGTCGGTTAAAGAGTATATAAACCAACCGTCCCTATCTACCGATACTTGCTCTGATTTATATGGTTTATAATCTCCGTAGCAAATATAATATTCATAAGTCTGCTTATTGCCAACTGTTGTGTCAAAGAAGCTCTTTGTATTAGTAGTGCCAAGAAAAACATAATCTTCTTCATTCACATTACGTCTAAAAATCTTTGCAGTGCCACTAAGAGTTGTATTCCATGACAGCATTGCTATACGATTATTAATTATTAGACAATTAAAGTTGTTTACTAAATCACCTAACTCGTTGCCTTGGAACGATACTTTTTTGCTAAAATGATACATTTTATCGTCAAGTGTCATAATCTCACTAACAACACAATACGAATTTCCTGCCTGCATAGCATAGAAATCATAGTCGAGTCTGAAATTATAAATTGCAGGACTCTCGCCAATCAATTTCTGTGTTTCACTATAAACAGTAAATTTTGCACCTTTCACAAACTGAGTATTTGCAGGGCAATAAATTATAGCCATTCCAGTAGCAGTATTGTAGTTAGAAATAAAACCATTAATACCCTCGGTAACATGACCCTCTGTTCCACTAGGCTCTACCTCTATAGTAATACACTTATTTACTATATTTTCACCTATACTTTTACCAAGATTGACCTGAGTTGTATCATTTGTACTGTCCTGAATAGTTCCGTCATAGACTACATTTGAATTAATTGTCTGATACAAATAGTATTTATAATATTTCAAGCCGACATGATTAGGGTGAGTGTACGTTGTCTCACAATGTATTGGTCTAGTAGAATTGTTTTCATCTACTTCAGCCGTAACAATACAATCAGGGTCATTTCTGCATTTTACATAGTGCAGTTTATCTATAAAGTAATTAGTAAATATCCTAAATTCAGTACCTACTGTTGGTGTATTTGTAAAAGCAGATTTCAATGTAACCATGCCTGTTTTGTAGTCATACTTTTCAATAAACCTACGTTCCTCACCTATCTCCATGTATGCACCACCAACTAAATAATTTGAGCCGTCAGCACGTTCATAATAATAAGCGTCTTTCAAATTGCCTATTTCCTTGTTTATATAAAATAATGTTGAAGAACCTGCTCTCTGAACTTTTCCACGGCAGAAATACATATCATACAAACCAACACCATCTCCATATTGAGTGTCGTCAGCTATGGTTGTAGGGTCTGTTTGAAAAAGAATGTATTGATATTGGTAGTCATGACCGTTCTCAGCAATATCATTAAAAACTAACTCATTAACACCAACTTTATCACCATTGTAAAAGGTGTTTATGTCACCACCCTTTGGAAAATAAGAGTGATTAACCTCACCTGTTTTAAGGTTTGTGTACTCGCACAATGCCCAACGCATAGCCGAACCTGCTGTACAATTAAACTGATAACTGAAATGTGGCGCACGATCATATTCACCATTTGTGTCCTTATGCTTATCTATCTTTACAACCTCATCATCAGGAAATACCAATGTAGGAGTCATAATCATTTTTCTTCACCTGCTACTCAAAATATGGACAAATATATCCATATCGAGAAAATTCCTGCTTCAACCTATATGCTTTTGTCATAAGACTACTCACAAGTTCTTGTATAGTCCACAGGCGTAAATTCCCGTATAGCCTACGGTACATACCTACGTTAGCTTGTTTATGCTATCTTGTAGGTTTGACAATCTCGCAAATTAAGACTTGCATTATAATCTCTATCCTCTGTATAACCACATTCACAACAATGGTATGTTCTATCCGATAATTTCAAATCAGATTTGATACAACCACAATTATGACAAGTTTTGCTAGAAGGATAAAATCTATCAACGACTCTTAACTCAATCCCATATTCGTTACACTTAGCAAGTAGCTTTGTCCTAAATTCAAAGAACTTTTGCTGTGCGATTGATTTGGAGAGATGTCTATTCTTCATCATACCTGATATATTTAAATCCTCAATAGTAATCCACATTGGCTTGGTTTTCACCAATTCGGATATTACCTTATTGATATAATCTGTTCTTATATTGTCAAGTCTTTGATGAATTTTCTGTACTTTTAACTTTTGCTTTTGGATATTTTGTCGAGTAGCTACTCCTTTCATATTTTTATTAAGTTTCTTATAGCTTTCGTATTTCCTCGATAAGCTACGTTGCTCACGTCTAAGTTTCTTTTCAAGTTTCCTTATTTTAGAACTCTTGTTGTCATTCTTGTAAACTTTTCCGCTTGAACAAACGGCAAAATCTTTAAGACCTAAGTCTATTCCTATTCCAAAGTCATTTAAAACAGGCTTTTGATGTTCCTGCTCTTCGACTAAAACCGACACATAGTATCTTCCTGCTTTGCAAGACACTGCTCCGCTTTTGATAATATGTGTTTTGGGGTTTGTAGGAATATATCCTTTTTCTTTTAATCTTACCCAACCAAGGGTAGGAATCTTAATTCTATGTCTTCCACATTGAATAATTGTTTTAGCATTTGTTTTTACAAAATACATTTTTACATCTGATTTTGCTTTCTTCTTGAACTTTGGAAATCTTGATTTTCCTTTAAAAAAGTTCTTGAAAGCTCTCTCAGCGTTCATAATGCTTTGTTTAACAGACTTACTGCTAACCTCTTTTATCCAATGAAAGTCAGGATTGTTGAGAATGAATTCATTGTTAATCCATTTAGAAAAGTCCATTCCAGATACAAAACGTTTTTCAGTTTTATATATTTCTTGATTGTGAGCAAGATAAAAGTTGTAAACGTATCTGCATACTCCAATAGTGCGATTAATTGTTTGTTTCTGTTCGAACGTTGGGTTTATTTCTGTCTTGTAACTCTTTAGCAATTTCTTCATCTCCTTCGATTTGCTTTTTATACTTTTTTAAACCATATATACGACAGCTAAAAACGTGTATAATGGATATTAAATCATTAACTAATTCTTGCTCTGGTGATGCCTTTTCATTATTAACAACAATAATCTCAACACCATCAGATTTAAGAAAACGTTCAAACCATTCATATCCAAAACGTACAAATCTGTCTTTATGAGCAACAATAACAGTCTTTATTAATCCAAGCATACAATCTTCAATAAGTTTATTCCATTTCTTGCGATTGTAATTTAACCCACTACCTATATCTTCAAAGATTTCATCAACAATAATCCCTTTTGCATTAGCATATTGTTTTAAAAATTCGACTTGATTTTGTAAATCATCTTTTTGATTAGAAGTAGATACTCTTGTATATATGACCATTTTGCCGTGTTTACTATTACCATCACCCATATAATCGACATATTGTTTGTGAGTATAATAACGCCTATCTGTTGGAGTGCGATATGCTTTAAGTTTGCCTTCTTTGTCCCAACGTTGCAAGGTTTTTACAGATACACCTATCATTTCAGCAAATTCTTGTGGTTTGTAATTACTCATATAAAAACTCCTTTATTGTTTCTTATAAGTACATTATACCACATTCGTCCACATTTGTCAATATTTTATTGAATTTAAAATATTTTCCAAAAGATAAGAGCCACTAAATAATTAATGGCTCTTTATTACTTTTGTGTTTATTTAATAATTTTTACCGACTATTCTATCCAAATCAGCCTGTTGCAGATAAGCGTTCATCTGCTCTAAAAATGTTGTGCCGTCTGTTGTATTAACAGTATCAATCTGGAATACAATAGTTTTGTTGTTTGTATCATTTCTATTTTGAATATTGTTTGGCGAGGACATTTTTGTCCTTACCAAATCTGTTATACCATTGTAAATCTTATCTCCAATATAATTGACAAGGTTGTCTGTATTAGCTACAAGGTTATATAGCTTTCTGCCTTGCTCTGAATTGAAGATAGTTTCAACTGCATTTGGCTTTCCATGAAGTTGAGCAAGCCCTGTATAATCATCAATACCACCTGAACGATATGGCTTAATAATGTTAAACTTGCTCTTTAAAGCATTAAGAATAGCTGTTAATGCACCCTTGTTCTTACCAAGCATAGGATTAGCCAAGAGTTCTTGTGAAACCATTTTGCCGTACAGTTCAGATTTTAACTGTTCTGCTTGTGCTTCATCAAGCCCTGTTCCAACAGTTTCACCGTCATATTGGACAAGATATAAACCATTCGATTTAGCACCCTCAACAGAAATATCAGAATAGTCAAGAGCTTCCCTAGCACGTTTTTTGCAATCCTCTAAGAACTTGGTTCTACCTTCCATAGTCTGCATTTCTTTTTCAGAAACGTCCGTCAACTGTTTTATGTAATCTTTGTTCTTATTCGTAATATCTGTAACATAGTTTGATAAAGCTTCTTTTTCTTTCTTGTATGCCTCAATTTCTTTGCTTTTAGCCGTTATCTCTTTTTCAACGCTCTCAATTTCCTTTTCAACCTGATCTGAAAGTTGAGAACGATAAGATTGATATTTGCTCGCAAAGTCATTAAGAATATTCGTGTCTTGCTGTGCTATCTTATCCGTCCAATTAACACCTAAAATATCTTTGGCAAGCTGTTCATTTTCTGTATTAGTAGAACTACTGATAAGGTCTTGCCACTGTTGTTTATACTTATCCCACAGTGAAGTTTCCTTGTCACGCTGTTTTTCAAGGTCAGATACACGTTTATCAGCACTAGCCTGTTCATATTCCTGCTGTGCCTTGTTTACTTCCTCAGTATTGGTTTCTAAGTGCCAACCACTAGCTTCAGAATAAACATTTACCTTTTTCTTTTTAGCATTTTCAAGATTATTTAACTTCTCCTGTAAGTCAATGGTATCTTGTTTTTCTTCATTAACAGCTTTAATGGCATCAATTTCAGCATTGTATCTGTCCTCAATAGCTGATTTCTGCTCATCAATATAAGACTCCACTGTGTTTGCAACAGTTTCGTATTGAGAAATAATATTGTCAAGTTGAGTTTTTTGTTCTGTAAGAATATTCTTTTGTTCTTCGAGAACATCTTTCTCGTCCTCGGCTTTATCTATAAGATCATCAAACGTTTCCTCGTAAATTTTCTCAATATCATCTACAGACAGTTTAACTTCAGAAATAGAAGAAGCTACCTCTCCAAGTTTTTCAAGGCTTGAAATAAGACCTTCCACATTAGCCTTATCATTGCCATTCGGTAAACTATTTGAGAGTTCTTTTAATCTGTCTGTTAATTCTTTAGGGTTTTGTCTTATCAGTTTCTTAACTTCTTCTGTCAGCTTTTCCGTGTTGCCTGAGAACTTAGCTAAGTCAGGATATGATTTAAACAGTTCAACTAAATCACTATCCGAAATACTTCCGTCTTGCAGACTTGTTAAGGTATCTTTAAGTGATTTTGCTTTATTTTGAACTTCGTCAATATCGTCCGTCCACTCAGAAATATCAAAAGTACCTGTTGTCAATTTTGCAGGCAAAGACTCAAAGAAAGTATTGACATAGCTAATTAAATCCTCATCACCATTAGCCAAGTCAATTAATTTGTCCTTGTATTGCTGAGTTAAATCATAAAGCCTATCAACATCATCAATATTTTTATTTGCTACAGCATGACTATAACTTTCAGTAGCTTTCTGAGCTTCATCAAATGCTTTACTAAATTCTTCACTTGTGTTATAGTTTTCAAGTGTTTTCTGAATTTCGTTGTATTTATCAACGGCATTAGAAAGTTTATCATATTCCTCTGTTGTGGTAGCAATTTCTTTTTGCAAATCAGCCAACCACTTGTTACGATTATCGTCTTTTGAAATGTTTGCCCATTTCTCGGATAATTCATCATAAACCTTTTGCATGGTATCAATACGTTCTTTCATTGTACCGGCAAAAAGTAAATCGTCATAGCCATTAGTGCTTATACCAACATTGCTATACTTCTTGAGAATTGACTCTATTTCTTTTTCGTAGCTACTCCAATCACCATAACCACGAGAGCCAATTTTGTTAATATCGGCATTAGAATTATAACCACTAAACAAGCCATCTGTTACATAGACTTGTCCTTTACCACCATAATTGGCATTGCCAAAACCTTTATTAAAAGAGCTTCCCTCTTTTAGTTTCTTTTGTGCTAAATCATAGGCTTCTTTAATACTCAGCTTTCTATCTTCGTCATCAGGATCAGTAATATCTGACTCTTGGTAAAGTTCGCTTTCAGCCTTTTCTTTTTTCCACTCTTTGATTTTCTTAATATTTTCAGACATTTTGCCATTAAGCAAGTCAAGGCTCTTAGCTTCATTACCGTACTTGTCAATTAAGTTGTCCTGAATAGTATTCAAATCGTCCTTAACAGTTGACAAGTCATCTGTTGTCGCAACCAAAGTTACATAACGATTTACTAATTCGTTTACTGACTTGTTTTCTTCATCTAATTTGTCAATAGAGTCAGAGAAACTACTTGTGAACTGAGCTAAACTTTCTTTTGCGTTATCTGCACCATTGACAATATTATCAAAAAGTGTTATAATACCATCAAGCAAGATAGACAATCCTAGTCCAAAAGCCATATTACCAATTGTTGATAATACTTTCATGCCAGCGGCAGCAAGCTTAGAAGAAGTTGCAACACCCTTTAAAGAAGCGGAAAGTATTTCTTCTGATACCGCTGCACCATTAGCACTTCTAGCAACATTGAGAGTTGTTTCAGAGCAACCCTTTAAAGCTATTGATTCGGCTTCAGCGACCGATTTGCCCTGTGCCAAAAGATTGTTAAACTGACGGACATTTGCTACTTCATTTGCAGGAATTAAAGTAATTTTTTCGGAACTGCCCTTTTTCCAATCAGCAATAGTCTTTCCTAATATGCTGATATTTCTTTCCCCATTGTCATCAATGATTGATTTAAAGACCTAACAATCATATTTTATAGTTTTGAAATAAAAAGGAGGATAAACAATGGAAGAAAACAATATTACAACACAGCAAGAACAAGGACATCTCCCACTTAAAATTGTCTTTGTTCTTATATTAACAGCACTTGGAATAATAATCTTTATTGTCAAAATAATTACAATTTGTTTAGATGATAATAAAGACTACAGCCAAGAAGCTTACACAGCAGCTAAATTCTATGTAAATAAACAGTTAAAAGCCCCTGCCACAGCAGATTATCCAATGTATGATAAAAACTTTATTACACATCATAATGATAGCTACACTGTATCATCTTATGTGGACGCTGAAAATAGTTTTGGTGTTAAGGGCAGATTATACTATACTGTCACTATGGAACGTGACGGCAAGGATTGGATTAACGTAAATGTTAATTTGAGTGAATAGATAATGAGTATGAGTGTATGAGTGTACAAATGAGTGAAAGTAAACAATGTGTGTTCATGTATAACAAAAGCTCCGAGAATATCGGAGCTTTATTTACATTGTATTCTATTTATCTTTTGACTTTAACGCTTCTTCAATTTTCAACACATCTGGAAATATCAAATGCGAATTATTATTATGTACCAAAGCAGACACCTTTGTAGCCTTAGATACTATTCTTTTATAAGTCGTATAGTCAATGGCTACTGGCGAACCCAAATGTTGATACTCATTCTTTATATATTTATCGGTAACAGGACACATATTTTGAATTAAAAACGCTCTCTCTGCACCAAGCACTTTTCCAAAATCAATGGTATCGCATTTTCCGTTCTTGCTAATCTTCTTGTTATATATTTTTCGATATTTTTCAACTTGTGAAGATATTGGAATAACCCAATAAATATTGCTGTCAGATGTATCTATACAACAATAGCAAGGACGATCATGTATTTTACCATTAACAATTTCATGGTTGCTCATAAGTTTATCGTCATTAAAATCTTGATAATATTGATTGTCCAAAAAGTAAAAATGTCCAACTTCCATTGATTTATGCCCCTCAAAACAAATAGTCTCGCCTAGAGCGAGACTACATTTGAACTAGACTATTTATTAGTCGCATATCTAGCAGCGACAAACATTTGAAGTATTCAATCTCTTGAATCATTTCTTTACTATATTATATGACATTAATAGTAAAAAGTCAATATACAATATGCACAAAGTTTCAAGCTAAAAATTAGTGAAAATGTCAATAACAAAAGACCCTAGAGAAAATCTAGGGTCTTATTTTATGACTATTCATTTGCTGCGTTCAGTAACTCGTTGTCACCCTTGCCGTTTTCCATTTTAACCTGATCTGACTCAAGCAAAAACTGAACATAATTTTCAAGAATAATATCAATATCGTCTTTATGTAGTTCACCAATTTTTCTTCGGAACTTACTGTTATCCAACGATACAGTTTTGGAAATTCGTGCTACAGACTCATGCTTTAATCCTGCCCCTTGCCAATGAGTAATAGGTACGTCATATTTGTCGGCTTTTCTCACTTCATGACTTGTCACTTTAATTGACAGTACACACAAAGGTTGCACACTCAATATAATAACAGGTCTATCCTTTGAGATATTTTTATCTTCAAAAGGAAAATTGGCATACCACAACTCCCATTGCTTCTTCGCCATTTATGTCACTTCCTATCGTCATCGATTTTTGCATAATTATCGTAGATTTTATCATTCCACTCATCATCTTTGTTTATTGTAGGATTGTGCGGTACATTACTCAGTATAAAATCTAAATTGGCTGTAATAAATTGATTAAACTCCTCAATCGACATCTTAGTATTCTGTACATTTATTGTTTTAGCCATAAATCTCACCTCTAAATTTTAAAATAATTTTATACCTTTGTGTGTAGTTGTTAATTAAAATGAAATACTTATAGTTTAATCTTCAAGTGATTTCCTAATATCTTCGTCCCATGGCTGTCCGTTAAAAGTCGAATGTTTCATCATCTCTCTTGCCTGTTTTTTTATTTTTGAAATAACTGCTGCGGAGGACTTGGAATTAATAAATTCGTCCGCTTTATCTTCTCTAACAACGAAGGCAAGATTTACAGGTTTACTCATAACTGCCATATCTATCAACTCCTGCTACTTTTTACGTACATTCTTTTTGTTGTTAGTTTCTCCCATGCGGTATCACCTCTATTATATTATAGGGGCAAGCACCTAAAATATGCGTATAACTAATAAATTATGCGTGTAAATAATAAATTATGCGTTTAACGCATATTTCTATTATCAGTATACCCATATTGGGAACTAATGTCAAGCCATATAATGGTTGCATTAACAAACATTATGTAAATATAAATGTAAAATTTTTATTAACGAACAAATTTAGTGTTGACATACACAAATGCATAGTGTAAAATAAAACACTATGCAAAATGATTAATAACAGTTTTATCCCACCCTTACTGTTAAAGGGCAAAACTAAATAAATGAGGGATAATTCATTTTTGGAAACGCTATAGGTGTTACCTATAGTTGGAGTACACCTTTATCTCACCACAAGATAGTTACCGTCTACTCTCTGAACCTAGTCCGTATCTCCCGATAGGGGTTGGCTGCTGACCTGACATTTTTAATAACACTTAGCACCTATTATAATAGTATAATAGACTTTTATCTCAGCATATGTTATCTTTGCTATTGTTTCCGAGTTTCCTCACTCTTATAGTGCCATTGCTATAAGTAGTCGCAAAGCTTTAGCCGTTCTCAGCAATTTGGCAACCTTATTTTAAAACGTGTGTGACCTATGCACATATAGTTTGTGGCTGTGCATAAGTTGGCATCTTTAATAATTGTTTACCTACGTTTTTGAATGATAATCCTGCCATAACGGTAGGAATAAGTGTTTCTAAAACACCGAATTTACTAATGAGATTATCAAGAACATCAATAATTTGTGTTCCACTGGTGATACCAAATTTAACTAAATCACCATTAATCAGAGTAGCTGACAAATTTTCAATACTTGTCTGAAAACCTTGCACTCTTCCTTGAATGGAATCAAGGTATTTTTCATACTCTGACATAGCAGACCCAGCAGAGCCTATTGAGTCATTAACAATTTTATCCGCTTGACTCATATTCGTAAGCAATGCAGTAATTGTATTGCCTCTTTGCTTGCCTGCAATTTTCTCTATGACAGCGGCTTTTGATGTATCAGTAAGGTCGTTCCAAACATTGGCGATACCTTTCATAATTTCATAGGTACTCTTAAAGTTCTGAGAGTCCTTCATTATGTCAAAGCCACCTGTGCCATTTACATTAGTAAGAGCTTTAATATCTTCCCTCAGTTTTGAGGTTGATACTGCCATGCCCTCTGTTGACTCACCTGCATCTTCTAGTTCTGTTTTCGCTCCACGAAGTCGCATTGACAGAACTTTCAAACTATTTCCTGCTTCGGCTGCGTCTCCAGTTATTTCTGTAATGGCTGTACCCATTGCTATTGCTTGGTCTAGTGTATTTCCTGCTACGCTCAGTGAAGATACTGACCTTGACAACATATCACCGATGTCACTCGCTGAAACAGCATACTTGTTTGATATTGCGTTAAACTTATCGACAATATTGATAGACTCATCAACTGTCATGTTATAGCTTTTCATAACTGTTGTTAGGTCTTGTACTGCTGTTGCATTATCTACTTCACCAACAACTGAATAAATACCTGAGTTTGTGGCAAGTGTTTCGGCTTCATCTAAGCTATAACCACGTTTACCCCATTCTGCGGTTTGAGAAATAAGATCAGATAAATCAATCTTTAAATCTTTAGCCTTTTGACCTATATTATCAAAGAACTCGGCATATTGCTGATTTGTGTTATCAGTAACCTTACGCAAGTCTGTCATAGCTGTATCAATATCTACAACATTATTATAGAACTTAACAGCTTCTCTGGATATACCTGAAATCACAGTAGTCAAACTCATCCAGCTTGTGAACTTTAAAGCGTCCTCTTTAATCTTGTCGAAAAAGCTTAAACCGTTCACACCTGCTGCCTGTGCCTCAGAACTCATTGTTCTAAAACTACGATTGATTTTATCAACATTGGCTTTCAAATCACTCGCAGTTAAATCACTGGCATTCAGCAACTTTTTGAGTGAAGCTATCATATCATCAGTTTCAACCTGATATGTACCGCCATCAAAAGTATTCTTGCTCATGGCTTTAGTATTAGCCTGTTGCCATGCTTGAATTGTGTATATTAACTTTTTAATGTTCTGCCTTGTAGCTTCTATATTCTGTTGTGATTTATTGTTAGAAAAACTGGTTTTGTAAGCTACATCTGCCCTCTTTAACTCATTTGTTAGTTCATTGAGTTTAATACGATATTCGTCTAATGCTTTAGGATCGCCACCTACATTAGACAAACTTGTTTTTAACTCATTAAACTTTTCTTGAAACTCTCCATTAAAAATAGGCGACTCTTTCCATTTTGTTTCTAAGGTGGTGAGATTTTGCGTAAGTCTAGCTACATTATTTTCTGTTTTAGTAGATGTAGCTGACGATTTATCAGCAGAACGAGAATTGGCTAATCTAAGTTCTTCCCTACCAATGTTTATTAACTCATTCTTTTGTCTTTCAAGTTCTTCTGTAATCAGTTTCTTCTTTTTAAGCTGCTTTTCATCATAAGAAACTCTACTCTCAAGATTTTTAATCTGTCTTTTTAACTCAACATTTTCTTGCTCGCCAGCATTGACCTGTTGCTTTTTAAGCTTATTAATCTGTTTGATTTCACCAAACATCTTATTATAATAATGAGCTTGCTGTTGTGCCTCAGAATTATCAGATTTTTCAAGTAACTGCAAACTCTTGATTTCGGTTTCTGCTTTTTTAACCGAAACAACTAACTCACGATATTCCTCAGACCATTGTTTATTGCGTCCAAAGTTCTCCTCGGTATCTTTTACCTTAGTTAATTGAGTGTCTAAACCTTGAATTAAATCCACAATTTCTTGTGGCTGATTTTTCAGCTTAGAAAAGTTATTTGAAATTTCTTGTATTGTGGCAGGCATTTTTGCCAAAGTGTTTTCAGCATTTGTTACTTTATTAAATGAACTTGAAGTGGTATCAAGATTTTGCTTAATCTCGTTTGCAGTAGTTTTAAGAGTATTAAATAAACTATCAACTTCCGCAACGGAGCCACCTTTACCAAGGTTGTTAATAGCATTATTAACATCTGCGATTTCCTTAGTAAGTCCTGTTTCAATGCCCGAATTTGATGACTTAAACTCGGAAAGAAGTGTTGTGTATTTTGACTTAGCCTTATCAATATCTGCAATCAGCTTTAAGATACCTTTTTCAGAACTGCTACCCGATAGATAGTCAAACGACCCATTTGTTTCGTTCAGAGCATATTTCAGTTTTTCAACTTGACCTGTCAAGCTTGTAACTTCTGCCGTAATTTGAGTAACTTCACCCGAACTATCTTTAGTCCATGAAAATGTCGGATTGCCAAACTGACTTAAAACTTTTCTTGCATTTTCAATAGTTTTAACAATATCTATCTGTCCGTTTTTATTAAAACCTGCCTTAAAAGTTTCTGCAAGAGTTGTGTCAATATTCTGTATCTCATGCTTTATATTCTTGACAGAGCTAGTTACCTGTTTTTCAGTAGCCTTTATACTACTCTGAATAGAAGTTACATTTAAACCACCAATATCTATTTTTAGATTTTTGCTGATTGTAGCAAGTTGAGATTGAATTTTCTTTTGTGTTTTATTCAAGTCCAACTCACCAATGATTTTAGCATGAGCCTTATTATCATTTGCAAGTACATTATTTAATTTAGGTATGTCGTCCTTAACTTTACTTGTGTCAAGTTCCACAGGAACTCGTATTTTTAAATCATCTGCCATTTCACTTCACCTCTATTCCTTGTCTTTTAAGTCCTTGCTTTAAAGCTATAACGTGATATTTGTTATCACTTAAATCCTCTTTTGTGTTATATACAAATGGTCTAGCAACACCATAATACGTCCAATCTCCAAAATCGTACCCCCAACCAGTTTCAATGATAGGTACTAATTCTTGACCTGCGTTGTCTGACTTAATCATTTTCCCCTGTACAAAAATATAAGGGTTAGCCATTGTATTGTTTTCAACAACTAAAGTGTCACCTTCGATAGAAGAATTAATATTGCTAATATCCATTAAACCACCATTATCATATCGTCTTACATATTCATGTGGTACATAACTATCGTAAACATCTCTTTCAATATGATCTAGCATAACAGTGGTAACAACCTCGGCAACATCTGTAAGCAAAGCGTAATCAATTCTTGCTCTTAGTTCTCGCTCTAGTTCTTTAAGGTTTTTTACAACCATTTATTCCTCACCACACAACCACTTTACAATAAGCTTTAAATCCTCGTCAGCTTGCTCCTGAGAAACTTTACTATGTGTTTCTATCGTAACTTTGTCACCATTTCTTAAACCAAGGCTACAAAGACCTATAATTGATTTACCATTGACCGTTCTATCTGTTGTCAGATTAACCACAGAGGGGCGTACCTGTGTAAAATACACAAACCTATGAATATTCCTAGCATTAGGAACTATTCCAAGTGTTATTTCCTGTTCTGCAAAGAACATATTAGTCACCGTCCTTATTGTTTGAAATTACAATTTTATTTGCCATGTCATTGTTATTCGTAAGCGTCTTTAACACTTCATTTAAGCTTTCAGTGTCAATATCTTTCGCAGTAACACTAATCTGTTCTATCATTTCTTTCGCCTTATTTGCAAGTTCTGTTATAGCTATGTTTGCCATACCCATAACCTTTTCAGCCGCCTTATATCTAACGCTCATATCAATACCGCTGTCAATAGCTTTAGTAATTAGATAACACTGACCTTTATCAATCAACTCCCAAGCAATGTTATTATATTCCCTATCCAGCTCTCCACTATCATAAATCTCTGCAATATCATCTGATGAAAATTTATGTTCTCCGTAAAGAGTGACAACGTAATATTTACGCAAAATTTCTTCATATCCTGCTCCGTACTCAACTGTACCCTTGACTACATTATTTATAAATGCCTGCATTTCCGCAAAACTAAGCTTATTTTTCATTCAATTTTCCTCCGTTTTCTTGCGTTTCTTTTCTGCGTTTCTCAGTTTCTTACACTCATCATAATCAATCCACCCACCAAACTTTTTAGCATAAGTAATCCACTTATATGTAATGTTTGGATAGCAATACCAAAACAATTTACGTTTAAGTATTGCCACTGGGTCTGGCATACCTTTTGTATCTATAACTTCAGTGACACCATTTTTATAAGTAACCACGAAATCAGCGACATATTTAATTGGCAACACAGTTTTGCCATCGTGAACGAACTTCGGTTGCAGTTCATATGGTTTTTGTAACTCATACGAAATCACTTCACCGCTTTCCACTAAAGGACAAAGTACATCACGATAATATTTCATTTCTAACACTGAGTCAAAAATAATACCATTATAACTACGTTTTGATTTGTCTTTATCTACATTAAACTTGCTTCTATCTGTCATTTCTACCTCTTTATAAAAAAATAAGGGCGGTCAATACTTATCATAATAACCGCCCTTTCTATTTTATTTAGTTTTTTTTATTTCTCTTAGCCCTTGTAACAGATTTTATAGGAACATCATCAAAATTGATTATTTCTTTAATATCTCTAGCCACTTCTGGAAGAAACTCAGAAAAATCATAATTCTTATCTATTCCAATGTTGCAAAAACACTGAGCTGCTTCAGCTTTGCTAACGATACCTTCTCGGTATTCTTCAAGAAGCAACTCAATTTGATAGTGTTTGGGACTACAACTATGTTTCATCCAAGTCTGGTATCTCCGACAATGAGGACAATAATTGTATTCCTTTCCACAAATCCAACACTCTACCATTAAGCTACGCCCGGAATAACAAGACTATAGAACTGCTTGTCCTCAGAACAGTAATCTACGGCACAGTCCATAGTAATATTGTATGTGCTGTCAAGGGCTATAGCTGTCTCATAAGAGGACTGCATTTTAGCTGTTGGGAAACGATAGTAAGCATAAATCTTTGTTGACTGATCGCAAATATCAAATCCCTCAACTTCAACATAAAGTCTACCTGCTGTTGGATAGTCGTTTGCTGAAGCTGTCATTCCGACACCATCTTCTACAGCGTAATCATACTTGACAAGAACAGTATCTCCCTCTTTTATATCACCTGTATTGAAAGTAACTGTTTTAGTTGTATCAGTATATGTAACCTTACCTTCTGATATAGCACCTGCCACCTTGAAAACCTTATCAGCCGAACCATCTGTAGAAAGTGTCATTACTGAAATAGAGTTTATATCAGAAGTTTTGTTTTTCAGTACAACTGTAGTCTGCTCACTAGCAATTTTAAACTCCTCAAACGCAGGAGCAATAAGCTTAGATGAAGAACTTGCAATCTTTTTCTCAGCACCATTCATAGCTGCAATAATATTAATATCATAAACAGGTGTAGCAAAAGATACAGTACAACTCTTACCCTTGGTAACAGTAGCAATAGTATTTCCATCAGCATCCTGTTTAGTCTGCTCGTTACCATCTACCTTAATTGAGAAGTCCTGTACCTGATTTGTGTACCAATTTACAGTACCGTCATTTTTAGTATGAATCGCTCTACTAATCTTCTGCGGAATAAAAGTATTAATATTCATATAATCATTCCTTTCTTTTGTGTAAATAAAAAAACTTAATCGGACAAGCTATCTAAAGCTCCGCATCCAATTAAGTTCTTCTTTTAGTTTTTTATTCTTTGATAAATCTACACACCCACTATATATACCCGAAAACAAATGTGAGGCATTGTCATAAGCTTGTATACGTTTTACGGTGTCCCAAAAGGCATATAAATTCATATTAAATATTGTTTTGTTTGTGTAATTGCAACCTGCGTAATTTACCACTGATGATATAATAGGTAAAAGTGCCGACCCACTAGGATAAAACATTTCCCTACGCCTTGCACTTTCAATTTCTCTCCTAGCACTATTGATTGCCATACTTTTCTGTGTCGGATTATCAAGTATTTTTTGAAATTGTGGTGTCGATATATTGGCAAATTTGCGAATATAACCAACCATTTTTGCGTGAATTTTTGGTGTAATTACAATTCCGTCTTTGTTGCGTATGCCTTTAATGTCACCATCAACATATGGTTTCATACTTTTAAAATCCAAGTTTCCAAACAAAAACTTGCAAATGCTTTCATCAAACACAAGAGATAAGCAAACAAACAAATCCCAATCTGAGATCGTTGTAAAGTCAACACCTAAATCAGTTAATAGCACTATATAAGGACTATCCAAATGATGTGCCGTGAAATCTTGACAAAATGATAAAAATTTCTTTTCACCTATCTCAACAATATCATTCAAAGTTGGATTATGTATGATAATATCATCTGTAATTCTTATATCATCACCACGATATATTTTCAACTCGTCAACCATTCGTTGCACCGCCACACATATCATTACTAAGGTCTTGTCCTTGGAATATCATTTCTCTAACCTTGTAGACAGGTGAAAGATTGTATTCTGTATTAGAAACTAGACTTAACAATCCATATCCCCAACCATCAGTACCATTTAGCAACTTATCAATTAAAGTTGACAAGTAATCAAGTCTCGTTGCAGAGATACCTGCTTTATTTAACCTCATTTTGTCTTGGTGGCAAATTAATTTAATTGTCATATGAGGATGTTCCCATACTTGTCTAAATAACATTTTAGGAACGGAAACCTCAACAGTAATATACAGTTCAACATCCGTCTGTGTTTTCGGAATATAGCCATATGGGAATATATTTGTGTAAACAATATTTTCTAAATCTTCTTCCGATTTTTCAAACAGCTCCATAATATTATCTTGCGACAACATCATAGAAATAGCCTTAGACTTCCACTGTGGTATAGCAGAACTATTTGGCATTTTACACACCCCCCACTATATTAACTAATAACTCAGACAAAACATCATCAACTGTACAAACCAATTTAAAAGAGCTACCAATTAAAGCACTATTGTTTAAACACTTTATCTTTACCTTATTTTCGTTTACTGTTATAATAACGAAATCTTTTTGTTTATCAAGTAATTTTAAAGACCAAATAACACTCTTATCTGTTTTTACAGTAAATGTTTTTACTGTACCACCGCAACGAATTTCTGCATTACCACTGTAAGTTATTTCAACAGGTTTGGTTGCATTATTGGGCTTAAAGTAATCACATAGCATAAGGTCAATTCTATCTGTCTGCGGATTGTATTGACTCTCTGACAAGATAATGTGCATACATCTGCCATTTCCAAAAGAAAAGCTGACAGTATCAGGTCTAGTAATTCTGTAAGGTGTAGGCTCTTTATCATTATAGTCAATGAAAAAACGCTTATCGTGCGGAAAATATTTCGTTTCCTCGTCAAGCGAAATATACATCATTAACTGATCGTAACCAATGGTAATTACTTTTGTCTCATTTGTGCCTGCGTTATACTGTGAAGCATTTTGAATATTGCACGGCTTATAATGAACTATGCCATTTTCGTCTTGCCACTTAATAGCGTAATTACACAAATACAAAATAGATTTTTCGTACAGCTTGTTATTTGTAGGCTCGGTCAATATTAGCCAAATCTTATTATCGTATTTAATATACTTATAGTCCGATATTGTACTAATATAGGTTAAAACCTGTCTTTGCCAAGCTTGTGTTGGCGTGTCAGGTATTTCGTTCTGAATTATGCCCTTTGTAGCAAATTCATTTTCAAAATTCTCACCGTTAAACACTCCACTGCACAGAATAATATCATCTTCAATAACGCTATCCTCTAAAACGTCATTGAATGACATTTCACTATCAAACAACAAGTCTTGTTTTTCAGAACCTTCCGTATAATACGGTTGCCGAATTAAATACCATTCTTTACTCATTCAACCACCTCAATTATACGCAGTGTCTTTCAGCTGCTCATAAAGGTCAACTATTTTAAAGTTCACCCAATCAATCTCAACTTTAGCTTGTCTTTTGTCACCCTCTGAGTTGTTTATTGATAAATCCTTAGAAACTATGTTGCTACGTTTGACAATTTTGCTATATTGTCTTTCACAATAAAATCTCTTTATTGTATAGCCCAATATATTAACAACTATCTGATTCAAAACAATATCGTTTCCGTCAATATCAGTAAATATTCTTTTCTCATTATTAAAGTAAAGTTGACTAATTTGAGTTGAAAACTCGCCACAAGCCATTTTAAACCACTGAAAAACAAGGTCGTCGCTTAACGCAACCCTTTCAAGAAATGTGGACTCAAAAACAGCGACCACATCTTCATAGGTAGTAGCCATTTTAACCACACCCTTTCTTAAAACTTATAGCCTGAAATATTTTCTATTTCGTTACGCTTATAAACTGCCACATTGTCAATTCCAACTTCTTTGGCAAGTGGAATAATCATTTTCTTATCGCCTTCAGTAACTACAAGTCTTGAGAGTTCAGCCATAAAATCGGCTTTATTGCTAATGCCAAGAAGTGCCTTTACACTGTTAATATCAAGAACAACAGGTTCATTATTATCATTCTCGTCAAGTGAAAAAACGTATCTTCTTATATCCTCGTCAAGAATTTTCAGATAAGCATTATTGCCAAAGCCATCAGTACCACAGAACATTCCATTACCTTCCTGTATCTGAGCCATAACCTCTCCAACATTAAGCTGTGCAAATTTCTTTGCATTTGGTGGAATAGTAATATCTCTTTGTGTTTCCACAGCCCTAAAACCCAATTCCCAATTACGAGTGTTTTCAAGAAACACTCTATCGGTAAGCTGAATTTCCCTTTTAGACTTTACTTCTGTAATATCGTTATTAATTGTGGCAGTAGTTGTATTTTTTCTTACATTTGCCAAATTTTTAATCTTCCTTTCAAATATAATAATAATGTGGCAAGAGTTTATACCCTCGCCACATCAATAATTATTATGTAATTAACCCTGCTTTGTAAGCAGACCAATTTCAAATTCTCTACCCTTTACAACGTCAGCACCAAGCTCCATATCGAAACGTGTCTTTACTGTACCTGTTTCAACATCATTGCCTGTCATAGTTGTAATACCGCCACGTCTGAAGATATTTACTGGAGAATTTGCTCCCTGTGCAATAAACCACAGATCGTTTGGATTGTAGTATGTGTCAAAACCTGACTTGTCAGCAAGTGGCTTTGTGAAGTTATATGGGTTCTCAAGTTCAATAAGAGCTGAACCCTTATAGAAGCCATTCAGACCCGTTCTAGCAATCTCATCTACCTGTGTAGCGTTGAAGAATGGGATTGGTGTAGAACCAACTGTCTTATAACCGTTCCAATCGCAGATACCAGAAATAAGTGAGAAATCACCTGCAATACCAACCTTGCCGAGCTTTCTAACCTTATTTATCATACCGTCAACCTGTGTCTGAGTTGGAGCAGAGTCATACTCACCATAGAACTTTACATATTCAGTATTATTCTTCAGTGCAGACTTGATAACATCAAATACATAAGCAACACCCTTGTTGTTCATGTCGGTCTGTACCTGTGCCATTTCCTCTGCTACAGTACCACCAAAATTACCAGAAGCAAGCTCACGATAATCAATAGCCATACCAGAAGATATTGTCTGAGTTACGATTGGGTACTCTACCCACTTTCTACCTGCAAAACTTACATCAGAACCAGAAGCCTGAAGCCTAGCATCAAGACCCTCATAAGAATAAGTCTTAACTCTTGGCTGCTCATCATAGCCAATTTCACGATAGTTACCAAGGAAATTAAATACCTTTGTTGCCTCAAGAAGCCTTGGCTGTATAATATACTTTACAATAGTATTAATCTCTGCAACTGCTCTGCTATCGCCTGCAAGTGCCTGCTCACCAAGCTTTGAAATTCTTGAACGTACTGCGTCTACCTTCTGACCGTACTTTGATGTATCTTTGCCTGCAAAAAGAGCAGAACAAATCTCAACTACTTCGTTGAAAGCCTTTGCGTTCTTGACAGCAACCTCAGACTTATTCAGATTATTAAGTTCAAAAGAAGTATTAATCATTATTAAAACACCGTCCTTTATTTTACATTCATTAATTAAGCGTGTACAACGATTCTAAGTCCGTTACCGCCAAAACTTGTCTTTTCCACAACTTCAAGATACTCTGCATAATCAGAAACATCAGCACTCTTAGCCCACTTACCATCAGTACCAACTACAAGCTTGTCACCTACTGCGAGTGTATTATAAGCTGTTGTTACAACTGCATCGTCCATATCAAAAAGATGTCCTGCAAGAGAAGCAAGAGTAAAAATGCGTGGAAACTCACCAACCTCAATTCTATAATCATTTGGAGTGAGTGTCTCAGGCTTATCAATTCTGTTCATTACAACTGCAAGACCAGCCTGCTTTGCTGTTGTTGCGGTTGGCAGAGCAACAGCCTTTGTTTTAAGATCATATGTAACAGCCATGCCGTTCTCAAGAACAACAGGTGTCTTGAGATAGCCAAAATTCTGTGCTACCTTGAAATCACCAATATTTGCAAATTTAATCATTTAAAATTCCTCCAATCGTATTTTTTATACAAACAGATTATCAATATCGAGTTTATCGTTCTTATCATCATCGTTGTCAGTATCTACGCAACCAAATATGTCAGCGGCAAAATTGTTCTGAGAATTAATCTCAACAGCCATTGCCTTTTCCTTCTTCTTTGTCTCAGCACCAATGCAAGCGTTGATTTCTGTAACAATATCGTTTACCTCGATACCACAACCCATAGGATCTGCGTTAAACTTGTCAAGCTTATCCTTAGCCATATTCTTTTCATCGTCTGAAAAATCTCCAAGAGCTGAATTGAGTTCTGCAATCTTTGCAGACTTTTTAAGTTCATTCAATTCTGCTTTCATTGTTTCAACGAGTCCGTTAAGTTCATTAATCTTCTCGTCTTTCTGACAAGCATTGGTTTCGGCTGTTGTCTTTTCACCTGTAAGAGTTGCTATCTCTGCATCTTTTGTAGAAATAATCTCATTCATTTCAGCAATCTTAGTCTCGTAATCTGCATTTTTAGTATTGAGTTCAGTAATCTTATTCTCAACAGCAGAAATAATCTGATTAAGTGTCTTTTCGTCCACTTTCTCGTCCTCCTTTATCTTTTGATTTAGTTCTATCAGTATTGCACTATCGTCACTAGGCTCGACAGTTAAAATGCAATATCCACTATAGTCATAAACTTTTGGTACTCTACCTTTTTCGACAGGCTCTCCGTCATACACTATTTTATTTTTGCCCTTACCAACAAATTCAACAGAACCATATATTGTATCACCATCATTAATTTTGTTTTCAAGCCATTCAACAAAATGTGGATAACGTTGCTGATTAATATAACCCTCGGCAATAAGAACTTTATGTTTCTCACCATTAATCTGAATATCTTCAATAGACCAACCATCAGCAGAACCTACTTGAACAGAATTTTCAAATAATGGCATATTGCCGTCTTGACCTGTCATTCCATGGTCATATGGAATATCTTTTTCACTATCCAAAAATGTTGCACAAATAGGCATACCAATAATACTATCTGCGTTATCTCTAACATATTGCTCATTGTAACTAATACCATTTTTGTTATAGTGATTACGGTCTTGATGAATTTCGTGTAGTACCAACTTTACACGTCTGCGACCGTCCGACCTCTTTGCTTCGCTTATTTCACAATGAAACACTAACTTTCACCTCTTTTCTGACATAAAATAAACCTAGTCACTAAACGCAACTTAGGTTTTAGTTTGTTGTTGAAGGTTTTGGTTGAGCGTTTCCATTTAGATTTTCGCTCATTATGCTATTTTCGTTTGTCTTCTCAGCCACCTTACTTCTGCCACCATTTGAGTGGTCTGCATCACTTGGGTCACTATCTTTGCTACTCATGGTATAACTCGTCTTATGCGTTGGATATTTATTTTCCCAATCATTATCCAATTCATAATCCATAAGCGACAAGTATACATCACTATCCCAACCAGTGCTTGCAATCCAAGCTGTTAAAGACCCCTTACCTCTAGCATAAAGGTCGGTCATATATTTAACCTGTTTATCTCTATTTACAAAAGTAACAGGTAAAATAGCACACTCCATATAAAGCTTTTTATCCTTAATAATATTGGCGTTAATACATTTATTCAATTCCATAATAAACATATTTATCCAATCATATACATTTCCTGCAACCAACTCCAAATTAAGTGTTGCAACAGCATAGTTTCCTGTACTATTACCGTCAAGGACACTACTAGCAATACCCAAATCGGCAGGCACTTTTGATTTATTGGCATTTTCGTTCTTTTCATCAAAAATAGAAGTGTCAACTTTTATGTCATTTAATTTTGTACCTGCGGCAAGCGAGAAAAATGACTTGCCATATTTATTTTGTCTTGTAGTAATAGCATCTTTAACTACCTTATGTTGGTTTCTCTGCTGACTTTCTGTCAAAGTGCAACGTCCGTCTTTTGCTTCAGGAAATGTTTGATAAATAATTTGATTGTTCAACTGATCTAATACATTCCGCTTTGTAGAAGTGAAATAATCTGCGTACAATACATCGTCCAACGCACAAATCATTAGTGGAACACCATAAGGATTAATAGCCTTACAGTTAATTTTTGTCACCATTGTATTATCATTATTTAAAACTTTCCATGGCTTAATATTATTGTGAGTTGAATATTTACTATACGCTTCTCGAATTTCTCTTGGAAAAGCCTGTAGTTTTCTTCTTTTGTCATCTTCTACCATACCGTCAAAATATCTTAAATCAAAAGCAACAATAGGTGAACCATTCTTTCTGCCAACTATACGGCAATAGTCAACAGGCAGATTAATAACAGCACATTTAACTCCCAGTTCATTGATCTCTACAATGTTTAAAGTATCAATATCATCAAGATACTTGTCAGCGAATACGGACTTTGTAATTTCAAAGTATTTAAAGTCCATTCCCTCAATCATATCGTTAAACAAATTATCTCGAATAACTTCCTTATATCTTATTGTGTCAAGAGTTTGTTGCATTAACTGTCTTGCATTTTCAAATTTCTTCTTGCGTTTAGTCTTCGACTTTGAATAAACCACCTTATCCAAGGTGAACATGGTTTTAAGATAGTTGATAGAAGTCATAACAGAGCCATTCTCATAATACGCCCACCGACAAATTTTGCGAATATTTTTTATATGTATTTGCGGATTATGAGCAAATTTCTTAATGTCCTCAATATTAATAGGCAAATCTTCAATACAATCTTCCCAAAAAGATGTCATTTCATAAAAAGCATTTGACTCATAGGAACGCTCTTGTATATTTGACATGGAGTTAGTTTCTGAAACACTTTCTGTTTTATCTTGATTGTTTTCAATAACATTCTCAGTATTCTCTGCAATATTCTCAGGCATAGCTTCACCTCACTTTCATTTGTGTTTACATTAGTTGAATAAACAACAATAATCGTATTCATCGTTATCAGACAACAAGTCCTTTTCAAGCAAGCAGGCAAAATGATTTCCATAACTTACACTCGTATAACGGTCTTTACGATTATTGCCTTGCTCTGAGATAACAATAGCACCCGTCTGTTCTTTTTTCGTATAAGTCAATTCAATACATTCCGTTACCAACTCTTGTGTTTGTAAATATGGGTTTTCATAAAATATCTGAGTATCTGCACTTGTAGCATTATTATACTCTGGTATCTTTTCAATCAAAGACTCTTGTGCTTCTTGCAATGGTATTAAAAAATCAATCATCTGGTTTTCAAGAACACTTTTGAACTCCATAGCTATTTCGCTATTTAGCCTTTCAGAAGCGTTTATAATAAACACAATAGGTCTTGCTCCCTCAATTTTGATACGATTGCTAGCACCCTCATCATTCATACAAGTCCATGGTTCATATTCAACATCTCGTTCTTCGTCATATAAAACTCTAGCTAATCTATCATATATCAAAATACCACCATTTCTAGCGTCAAGAACACAATAGTCGGCATCAAAATCGGCATAAAGCTGCTTAATCTTGATTGCTTGCATATCTCCCTCGCCACCTTGAATGGACTCCATACCACAGACTATTCGCCTATAACCACGTTTCATATTTTTCGAGTCCTCAACATTACCAACTTGATATGTGGTAGTTTCAGGTAAAAGCCGTATACAAGAAAAGATAGAATTATCGTTTTTCTTGTTAGTAACGAACGCCATATCACAAGCAACTATACGAATTTCTCCTTGTTGTTTTGGAATAGCATAAGGATTTCTTCTATGTGCCAATACGTCAATGTTCTTGCGAGGATAAAAAGGCTTTTTGCAACGCATATTAGCAGAAAACATTGAATAACTGAAAAAAGCCGAAGTATTTTCTTTAACTCTTTCATTGAGATATTCCAATCTCCAAGTTAAACTATCTTGTTTTTTCTTTTCATTCTGCATTTGTTTCATAGTACGAATATTATGCTTGAGTGTAATGGACTCGTCAAATGCCAACAAGCAAGTATCAATATCGCCAGCCTGATAACTTTTAAGCATATTACTCTCAGCCATATCTACAATATCCCACATCCAGTGCCCGTTATCAAGCCAACTTGAAGATATGTAAATATTAATTGGTTCTTCTTTTAATTCAGAAATATTTTCATAATAAGGATCAAGCAAATACTGTGTCTGCCTTATGGTCTGAAATGGTGATAATATACTATCGTCAATTTCCTTTTTGATTTGTCTATATTCTTCCCTTATGAGAGCAGAACTTCTGTTACCACGTCCACTTTCACCTGCCGTTACAACCGTTATCGTACTGCCATTTTTGAAATATACGATAACTTCATTTTGGTTATCTTTAATGCCCTTAATTTCTTCTCGCAATTTTGGCGACCACGCCATTAACTCGTTTCTGATTTTAGACGTGACAATCAGTTTGGCTTGTCCCTTTGTTGCGGAGGCAATAACAACTTTACTATTGGGATATAAGATACATCTACAGCAAGAATATAGTGCAATAATAAAAGACTTTGCAGCAGCTCTACAAGCAACAATAACTATAAAATTACATATTCCCATTAAATATAGAATAATGGCTTGATACCAATGTAATTTCAAGCCCAAATAATCAGTTGCAAACCTGTGCAAATTTCTTCTAAAAAATGTACACCACCTATATGTATGATCCACATTTGTCGGATTGCTTAGAAAATGAGTTGAAGGAAACTTAGTGTGCAACACAGCTTGTTTGTCATCAGCATACTTATTTCTCCTAGCCATTTTCACCATCGTCCTTCACGCAATAAGTTTTATCACGTTCATTAGTTCCCAAAACTAAATTTTTAATAGGTCTTAAAATAAACCTCTTGATATAATCACCAAGTCCATCAAAATCTTTATAAAGTTCTTTGTCCTTATAATATTCTTCAGGTGTATATTGACTAATAGTTGCCAATGTGACACCTAAAGTTTCTTCCGCACTGTTATCTATCTCTTGTACTGTTTTTAAGCCTGCCTGTTTAAAAGTGTCACGATACAATTTTGTAAACTTTTCGTAATCATCATACCGTTTTTCCTTAATAGCTTTTTTCTGTAACAATTTTGTTGTACACAGGTCTTTTATAAAAATCTCTTGGTTGTTATCGGCATTTGGATTTTGTGACTTTAACATTTTATAATGTTCTTCCAAAATCGGATAATCCTCAGAACCAAATACACCAAGTCCCCAACGTTCAACCGCAACCTTTGTTGGAGAAGATTTACCCTCTGACTTTAATTGTTCCAAATCTTCCTCGTTATTAATAGCAATGCCATTGACCTCAGACAAATATGTATCATATGTTTTACCTGCATATTGTTGTAAATTACAATGTCTGATATAATTTCTGATACGGCTTTGGTTTAGATCTTTTTTCTTGCAACTATTAAGCAAGCTTTCCTGAATGTAGATATCGTAATGTAAACATATGCGCTTAATAGCTTCATTTGGATCGCCCAATAATAACGTATATTGTTCTACAAGGTTATCTAAACAATGATTACAAGTTGGCAAGAAATTATTATTGCCATTGTATAAAGGTGATTGGCTATATGCAAAATTGTTCTTTTGTGTGGCATATCTTTTGCCACAGGTCACACATTGATAAGGCTTTTTTATTAACATTTCTTGTTCTTCATCACAAGAAATGGTTTTTATTACTTTTGGTTGTTCAATATATTTAGTGGTTTTAATACCAGATTTATTTTGTGTTGATACACTACCTTTTTTCCTTGGCATAACCAAACCACCTCCTTTTTATTTGTTTAATTTTCAATCCAATATAAAAGCACTCCAATTTTCAATCAGAGTGCTTAATTTGGTATCTATTTAATTACTATTCTTTAATAACCTTGTTCTCAAATTTCTTGTAGGCATCAAGATACCACTCTTTTTTATCGCCATTGTATGTTAATTCATAATACATACCGTCAAAAAGAGTGCTTGAAAGTAAGTATTTCCAATTCTGCAATGCCTTGCACTTCCATACTGTGTAAACTTCAAAATCAGGCTTTATATCTGATTTGTCAAGATGTTCTCCAATATAATCTTTTACAATTTCTATTGCTTTTTCGTCCATAATTATTTCCCTCTCTATATTTGTGTAATAAAAGCACCCTTTTATAGCCCTATGAGTGCTTAATCGCTCAAAAATCAAATTTATCCTTATTCTGACTAATTTTCTTTTTATCAACCCTAATATAAAATTTTCTTGTCACGTCAGTTCCACTATGGTTGAGCAATGCCGAAACATCTTCTAGTGACATACCTGCGTTTTTATATAGCGTAGCGCCAGAATGACGAAAATCATGAGCGTGTAACGTTGGAACATTAATCATTTCACCAATAATATGACACCAAGAATTTAATGTGCCATTAGTTACCTTATCAAACTTTCCGTCTGTGTAAGAAACAAAAACATAGCCATTGTCAATAATATTATTTGTCTTGCGGTACTCAAGTAAACCTAACAGCAGTTCCTTAACTTCTTCCGAAAAATAAAGAGTTACAACATAGCCTTCTTTTTCAACTACATCATTGACAACCCTATTGTCAAAATCAATTTGTTCCCACTTAGTATTCGCAACCGCATTAACTCTAGCCATTGTAGACAATGAAAATAGAGCATAACACTGATATTGTAAAGCCCTATGTTTCTTATGATGCGTGTCAGCGTTTTCTACTAAGTTTTGTAAGGTAATTCTTAATTCCTGTACCTGTTCAACAGTTAAAAACGTCTGAGTAATAACATCTGTATCTTTCTTAGGTCTATCCATAAATTCCATTGGGTTTTCTGTAATTAACTTCTTCTTACGCAGAAATTTATAAAAAGCCGAAATTGAAGCCATACGCCTTTTCATACGTCTTGAATTATTACCCTCAGTTTTACAAAAATATAAAAATTCAGTTACATCATCTTCCGTTAAGTCAATAATACTTTGATTGCCCTGATTTTTGTATATGTATATCCACCAAGACTCTAAATCATTTTGATAGCCTGCGATAGTCTTTTCGGAGAGTTCTCTAAGTGACATATCAATTTTATATTTGTTCCATAGTTTCATTGTTTCAGAATTGATTTTTGAAAGTATTTCATCATCATGTACTTGAATACGTTTGCTTTTCTTAGCCATTTAACCTCTCCTTTCTTCTCATCTCAAGCTTTCTTTAGAGTGCTGCTTTTAGCACTTATTCTTCAAATGGGATTTCTTTAGAGTGTTGCCCTCACACTTAATCTTCTTTATTTCGCCCATAAGGGCTTGAATTTTGTTTTTGGAGTAATACAAAATTCTCAAAACCATAACTCCATAGCTCGCTGTTTTTCTGTCTTTAATCGTCTTTTGGAAACAACAAACCTCACCGACCACCTTTTTTACAAGTTAGCCCTCTTGTACATTTATACGGCATTAAAATACCCCTCACTGGGACACATTGTTAAGAGGTGCGTGAGGTTGAATTACTTTGTAATTAAAACTAAGGATAGTCAACAAAACTTTGTCAACTATCCGTGCAAAAATCTCGTCAGATTTTTCATTTAAAAGACTCAACGTGGTACGCATTTTTAAGAGGCGTGTTGAGTTCTGTTTTGGCTGTCAGAGTGAGACTCGAACTCACAACCTCCGCATTAACAGTGCATTGCTCTACCGATTGAGCTATCCGACAATATGCAGGATAACGCTTGCTATCCTGCAAAATATAATAAAAGGAGTTGTATTTAACTACAAATTATTCGTTAATTGTAAAACCAAAATAAAGCTTTGGAACATAATCTTCGTCAATAAAATCCTTGCCGACAAAATCTCGCTGAACGAAAACAATACTCTCATCACCAACAATTATTGGCTTATCGTCACGTCTTGCTCTTTCACAGAACAACTCGTTTTCAAAAGTTGAAACAACAAATTCGCCACCATATCCGTTCCATTCAGGCGGATCAAGAGAAATAGAATTAATTTTAGTCTTATCGTCAAATGATAAAAATTTCTTGATAATCTTACAAGCTAACTTATAGTCGCACAAAACACTAAAGCCCTCATTTTCAAGATATACGTCTATAATATCCTGCATAAAAGTATCAAAATCGTTATAACTCTTTTTAATCATCATAGTATTCACCTACTTTACTTTTATATCATAGTTGGCAATCTTGCCAAATTCATTATCAAATATAAACAAGCTTGCACCTGTGTCAGAAGTTTTGTGTAAGGACATCGCATAATCATCAGTACCTACCATAGAACGTACTGTAAGCACCTCTGAATGTTTTGCATTTTCCTTTGAGGTCTGATGATGTACATGACCTGCTAAAACATAATCAATGTTTGTATTGTACGCTCTTGAAAAAGAACTTGTGCAATTCTGTAAATCCTTTACTTCACCATGACAACCAAGCACGTTATAACCCTCAACATCGCTGAAACAAAAGCCTGTTTCATTCTCAATTATGTTTACATTTCGATTATATTTAAGTCTTTCCCTTATGAAAGCAATAATCACCTTTGCCATGTTTTCATCAGGAAAACTGTTCTTAGGCTGTCCGAGAAGTCTAAGTTGTGAATGATTACTGTCCTTAACCATTTGGAAATTCACTTTTGTATATTGAGAAAGATCATTGAGCCAATTGGCAAGAAATTCAGCATACTTTATTGCCGAATCTATGACACCATATCTAAGGTGCATCAGTTGAGAATTTAATCTGAGAAGTCCCGATATGCTGTCACCAAGTTCCCAAACATTAATTTCTGCCAAATCCTCTTTGGCAATTATGTCAACAACTTTTTCAAGCATACTCCACATTCTGCGTTCAAATATCTCTGGAGAATATTCGTTTACCACATTGCCAAATAGATCTTTTATGCAAAACTCTATGCCAAAGTGACAATCAGTAAATGCCAATATTGCAGATTTGCTATTACTTTCTCCAGATAAATAATCAGGAACTATGATAGGTTCTATATTAGAAATTGCATTGACTATTTTTTCAGTTATCAATTCATCTCGTGCATTTTCCCTAAGCCACCTATTATTCTCCAACTTCTCTGTTTGAAGTTTGTATCGCTCTTTCTTTAATTCACGAATTTGGTCTTGAATTTCATTAAGGATGTTTTCTGTATCTGCAAAAGTTTTCTGATTTGCATTGAACATTTTCTCGAAGCATTGAAATTTCTTACGATAAGTTGACTCGCCAAAATCAGCGTTAAGCAAATTATTTAAAATATCCCTGACATCATTCCAAGTGCCTATCTTTTCCTTATCTTTGCACACTCTAAATATAAGCTCGTCATCAGACTCACCTTCAAATCTTTTGTATGTAGAAATTTTAAATTCCTCCCATTATGCAATTTCGTCTGTCTGGTTTACAGACAGCTTTACTTCCTGACTGTTGAAATCTGACATAAGTTCCGCAAGGGCAATTTCACCCTCAATATTTTCAACGCTAAATGTTATTTTTCCGTTCTCTATGTTTACAATGCCCTGTACCGACAGAACGTTCTTTTTTGTTATTTTAGCCATTTGCTTAATCCTCCAATTCGTCAGCCCAAGTTGATACCCAACCTCTATGATTAGTATGCAACTCGCAAATCTGACAATGTTCTTTTCCCGAAAAATGATTTAGATATTTCTCAAATCCACTTGCCTTATGATTGGGTAAATCAATCTGTCCTGTATGCCCTATGCAAATTGTCTTGCAGTTTTCGCCTATTCTTGTTAAAGTCTTTTTAAGATTGTCAAAAGTTGCGTTCTGAGACTCGTCAATTATAATAACTGCGTCCTTAAAGTTGACGCCTCTAAGGTAAACGTCCGTAAGAGGTTTGATATAACCTTCTTCATACTTCTCAGAAACAAGACTATTTGTACATACAGCCGTAAATGGGTTTATGCCAAGTGTCTGTAGTGCATTATAGAGTGGTTCATAGTAAACCTCACTCTTTGAAGTTACATCACCGGGTAGAAAGCCCAACCTACCTTCTGCACAAGGCGAAACAATATAAATAATCTTTGAGAACATTTGGTACTGCACAAGTAAATTTGCTATACCAACGGCAATGGTAGTTTTGCCACTTCCACTTTTGGAATTACAGAAAATAATATCATTGTCCTTGTTCCAAATTGCATTAGCAAATTCTTCTTGTTCTTTATCTAATTGTAGACTATAAAACAGATCACCGTCAATTTTCTCAGGTGGGTTATCATACGAGGTTATTGTATTATTATTTTTCTTACCCATGATAACACCGCCTAATTAATTTCATCAAACGATGTGACGATCTTATCGATCACTTTGTACTTCACAAGTTCATCACGAGATAAATACCAATCTTTATTTCTATTTTTGTTAAAAGTCTTTTCGTCAATGTCCGTCCTTGCGAGGATATATGACTTCATGCCTTCAAGCTGTTTCTTATAATTTTTCTGAGCTTCCTCAATTTCAGCAGCACTACCCTGAAAAGCAGCAGAGCCTTGATGAACGAGCATTTGACAATGTTCAAACGCATATCTACGCTTACCAGCAAGAAAAATAAGAAAGCCTGAACTCATAGCAACACCCATTCCAACTGTAACAATAGGAATATGACTACTCTGTATCAGGTCACAAAAATAATTTGCCTGTTCTATATCTCCACCATAACTATGAATGAAAATAAATATTGGCTTTGGATTTTCAACTTCTCTTTCTTCCATGTTCATCTGAATAATAACCTTACTTAATTCAATGAGATTATAAAACTCATCTACTTCGTAATCAATAAAAAATGTTCTGTTTTCTCTCGATTTCCAATAGTTATACTCTTCAGGCGTAGGATATTTTCTCTTATCCAAACTATCTACAATGGAAATTGGAAGTTCTTCTGTTACTGTCATAAAAAAAATTCCTTTTCTAAATAAGTTAGTGGGATATGCCCACCCTTACAGACGTGCTGTAAGATATTTTTTTAATCGGCTCTGTACTTGGCAAGCAGATTAACAACCGCAGATGTTTCCTCTGCGTATCTCTTACCACGATTAGAGCCATTGTTTTTCAGACGGCACGTTTTGAAAATCTTAACGTTCTTAATGTTCTGACGAAGATAATCCGCCTCGTCCTTTGTGACGAAAATCATGTGTAGAATAACCACCTTTTCAATTTTAATTTTGTACACAATGCCTATTGAATATTGACTTTGTACGTGATATAATATATCATGGATAAGTATGTTTATTATCTATATCCATAATAAGAAATAACACCATAGAATAAAAATACCTCACAAACGCCCAATAATAAAGGGTTTGCGAGGTGTTTTACTATTTTCTATTTAAAATTGACTACTTCACATTATATTTCTAGCTTTAGCCATTGATTTTCTTTGATATTCAAGTTGTTTAATATGTTGACATTCATCACACCTTTGCTTATTGTTTGCCTTGCTATCAACCACAAACTCCTTACCGCAATCACAGCAGGTTAAGACCTTGGTTTTATTTTTTTGATAACCTTTACAATTTTTACAGTACAACTGACTATTTGATCTCTTATAAAATAGCCTTCCACAATTTTCGCAACGTGCGTATTTTTTACCTCTATACAGCATATATTCTTTGCCGAGTTCTCTCATGTCGGTAATTTTTAGCACTATTGGAGAATTATCATCAATAAACTTTACTTTAAGATTTGTATTTCCGACAGCAAATGCTGGTTGTAACATTCCTGCTTTAACCAACTTATGTATCATCATTTCTTTTTCATATTTAGTTTTATTAACACTAGACAGAGAAAATAACATCTTGTGACTAGCACAAACCCAATTATTATTCCTTGCGTTAAGAATGTTTCTATATTTAGCAAGACACAATGCCGTGAAAGCTATTCTCTCAACTGGTGGGCTTTTAAGCTCTGCTATATTTTCAAGTTCCTTTTGTGTTATGCCAATGTATTCAATATTAATTGGTGGGTTATTGCGTGTCCTATCAACTTGTCTTTCAACGCTTTTCTCCCAATTTGAAGGTCTGTAGTTTATACCTGTTGATTTGATAAAATCAGTTAGCGCAGTAATTATTTTAGATTTTTTATATTTCATTACATATCGGTAATATTTAGCCAACAAAAACAATGATTGTGATGGTTTTACACCCAAATCTTTACTTTCAATTATTCTTTCCGCCTCGGCAATTTCATTTAAGAATATATCCATTTATACACCAACCTTTCTTACGGCTTTTCTATATTTTGTTCCACCATACTCAATATCTCCAGTCTCATCGGGTACATAATAAGTTATCTGCCAATCATTTAATCTTAAAAGATTTTCAACAATAGTGTCGCCACAAATATCCCATACAAATTTCTTAGATTTCTCTGTTTTATAGCATATATCAAGCAATATATCACACAACACAAATTCATCTGTGCAAATCTCAGAACATAACTTACGATAATTTTCTGTCATTATCATCTTGTCATTGTCAATTTGTTCTTTGTCGAAACGTTGTTTTTTAGACAATACCATGTATTGAGTTATATCCCTTGTATAATTCTCGTACATTTTTTTTAATTTGGAATAGTCAGAGTGCTTATCATTTTGTCTGCATTGCATAACTTTATAATCAAATCTAGCTGACGATTTAACTTCCGTATTATAATTTTCAAAAGCCGACTCAACAGCCCTACAAATACGATTCATGGTACAATTATTAGCACTAACAGGCATTTTTTTGTAATACCAATCCAAATACTTTAGCTGATCTTCCGTTTTATCTTTAAGAACCTCTAATTCGGAAATCGTCATGCCAAATAAATTTATACATTGAGCATTATTATTTTCAATATAATTTTTATATTTTGACATTTCCTGCGGATATATGTAACACATAAAATATGGTTTCTTATCAGCAATGATTGTTTTGTTAAATTCCTTTGCGACTCTTTCCTCGTCACTATCATTATCATTGTAGTTTAATGCAAATCTGTTGTACCACGCCCCAGGCATAGGCTTGGATATAATACCTTTTGCCTTATCTATTGCCAATTATGTTTAACTTTTGTCTGTTATATTTTATTTATGAAACAACTCGCTCAGGACTCCATCCGTATTTTTTATACCTTTTCCACAAGGTATCATACTTAATACCTGTTATCGAAGCCCATTCTGACAATGAATGTGTTTCATCATTTACTGTCATATATATCGTATTTCTTCTATTATTTGATTGCTCTTTCATCGTATTCCATCTGCAATTTTCAGGGGAATAATTTCCATTTACATTTATTCTATCTAAGGTACAAGTACCTCTCTTTGCTGTATTATCATAACCTGAAATCATTGCCCACTCTTTAAAATTAGCAAAGTCATCCCATTCGTCACATATTTTAATTCCTCTGCCACCATAATTATGATAAGCTCGACAGTTCTTGTTATTACATCTTTGTCTCATACTGTCCCATATAGCGTAAAGTCTTGTACCATAGCCATTATGCTTACTATGCTTTTTTGAGGCTAATTCTTTTTTCAAACAGCCACAGGATTTTGTTATGCCTCCTGTTAAAGATGTTCCTCTAACAGTGACATAATTACCACACTCACACTTACAATTCCACATTTTCTTTTTACTTGCCTGAAACTGTGCAGAAGATAAAACAGTTAATCTCCCAAATTTCATCCCTGTTAAATCCAACAATAAACACCTCCTTATTCTTTATTTTTTCTTTATATATAACAGACAATATTGACGCTACTCAACGCTGGTGTGTAACACACCCTCTATCTTTCAATAGAGTTCGGACTATATCTTCTTCCGCTTGGGAGTTCACCACTGGCTTTACCAATCACTTGTAAAGCACTTAGTCTCTGAACCTTCTCCTATTCGGAGCTTGGCTGCTGATTATCCATTATAAAACATTTAGGATTTAACCTTGTGTCATTCTAACATTTTTTTCTACTTTCGTCACTTTCACGTTTAGGTATTTCAACCTTGCGTTGTAGTATATTAGACTTTAGGATTTTCCAGCAATTCAATGAATTATTTTTCAAGCACGTTACCGTACAAGCGAACTTTTAGATAAAAATTCTGTTGGAGAAGCTGACCGCACATAATACGATAATCTAGTATTTTATATTCCCTACTTTCTTTTGGATATTTTGCTTGAACATCATACATTGCAGTTATTCTATTTGTGATTTTACCAATTTCTTCACCAAAGCTGTTATAATTAGCCTGCATTAAATTGGACTCACAAATAATTTCTTTATTTGCCTTTTTTTGAGCACACATAATTGTCTTAGTTGGTCTTGTGTTTTTGAGCAATATCGGATTATCTGTTGTAATCAAAGCATCAGAATCCTTATCAAAGCCATTCAACGCTGCTGCCATACTGTCATGACAGTTGACAATATTAACAGTTGTCATGTATTTATACCATTCAGACATCATTTTATTAACTGTAACATTCATGACCCTAATATTATTATGGCAGCTCATTGGCGCTCTGAAGCAAACAACCCTATCAGACCCATAGTCAGACCAATATTTTGAATACATTTGTCCAGCTTTAAGTAATCCATAGTCATCATTCTCAACATTTACTCCAAATATTTTTTGACATAAGGCAAATGGATCGCCTGAAATAACAGCATAATTACCATGCACTTTAAGTACACCAATTTTAGCCTGTGTAATTTTTTTCTTAATCATATAATTAATACGATTTATAACAAATGGGTCATTTGCCATGCTTGGTTCTATCATAACTGACTTGGTAACATTGTCAATCTCGTTTAAGCTAAAATCCTCATCTGAAGTAGCCCCATTTAAAAACAATATAGTCTTATCAATATCTCCGTGAATTACATCTTTTATTTCATTAACCGTAGGGGCTATCAATTCTTGAATTTCCTCATCTGTTAATTCATAGCTTTGCAGAAATTGATAATTCATATTGCGTTCATTTTCAAGTTTTTCGGGACACACTTTTGTTACTCTAAAGCCATATCCGTTTTTCTTACAATTTTCCAAATATGAATCAATACTGTCATAACTATCCCACAATTTTAACATCGAAGTTGTAAGTATTAAGTCTACATTCTTTATATTATGTTTATTTCCCCATACATCAATAACAATACAATCACCATTTTCATTGAATGTACCATATTCATAGGCAAATTTATGAAAGTCAAACGTGAACACCATACCCTTACAAAAGCTATTTCTTATGCAATACCCACTAGGTATATAGTCCTCAAGAATATCCTTAGCCCATGTCTCCGACAATGTGGGCGTTATTAAACCATAACCGTCACTGTCATTTACTTCTATAATTTCAGGATTGTCAGGCTCAGTTAATACAGGCTCTCCATCAAATTCATCTGTTATTTTTATAACCTTTTCTTTACAAGTTACAATCAAATCATCTACCACAAGAATATCTTTTGGATGTGTCACAGGCACAGAAGCTGAACAAGTTAATGCTTTATAAGCTTCAAACTTAGCAGGCACAAGCTCCTTGTTTAGGTTTCTTCCATTATTCATGCGTCTTGTTAATTCCTCACACAATTTTATATGCTGTGAGTTCTTTGCGGCAGCATAAATAACTGTGTTCTTTTTTATACCATTTGTTGTGCCTATAAGTCTATTATAGTACGTTCCGTTTATTCTAAATCCGTAACTCAGCTTAAAAATATCTTCCTTATTATTCATTATAATCGCAACATAGTCAAGTTTACATTGAATGTTATCTAAGTCCTGATAACATTTCTTAATTTGTACACTCGTATTTCTCGACTTTGGCTGCTTTTTCAAAAGCTTTATTTCTCTCTTAATTTCCTTTATCCTATCTGCGGTAAATTTTCTATCTAATGAATTTATCTCATCAATCATTTGTAAAATTTGTCCGTCAGCAAGAGAAATAATTTCCCTATTATCTCTAGCTTCTTGTATAGAGATCTTTAAATTTTTATCAGGTGCTTTTAAAATTCTTGAACTGTGCAACTTAAAAATAAACTGCTGATACATTTGTTGTTTAGCCATTTGTTATTCCTCCCATATATTTATTAATTACTGCCTTTTGTAATTGCTTTGAAAAATATTCTTTAATCACAGAAACCAACTGCTGATTGTCCGAATATTTAAGTGTTTCAATTTTTACAAATTTAGTTGCTTTTTGCCAATAGCACTTTCCGCAATTAGTGGAATTATTTTTTATCCTACGATTATACATCTCGGTTACACACACATCAATCAAATTTTCTTTGATGAACATTGTGAAAGGAGCAGTAATATCGCTTGCAAACTTCATCATAATCAAATATGGGGAAGATGATTTGCCTTCAAGTATGTCGATTTTACAATGATGACATACTTGCGCATACCATTCTGGAATAACTTTACAAACCTCTACCAAACTATGAATATGTCGTCTCTGCTCTAGCTTTTTTAATTCCGCATTGTGTTTTTTCATTGATAAATCAACATATTTTTCCATAATTTGATTTACAAAAGTAAATTTTCCGTCAAACATTACATTCTCTAAAGGTATTTCGTTAAAATTCCAAAGCGGTAAATTATTATAAGGTAACAAGTTTTTATTCAAAAGATCTTTAACTTTAGACAAAGTATTTTTCTGGTAGTCAAACATTGCATATGCAATATTCTCAATATGTGTCCTGCCAGTTGAATATTTTTCCTTACCGCCAATCCAAATGTCATTAATTTTAGCAGCTTGATACAACTCATGGCGTTCTATTTGCTCACTTGCTATTGGTGTACACTGAAATTCTATAACGTACTGCTGTCCTCCAAACTCAAACATGATGTCAGGTCTTTGTTTTGTTTCTTCTATATAACCCTCCATAACAGCCTTGACAACACCATTTTGTTTCTTAATCCAATTAAATAATGCTATTTTACCTTGAATATGTTCTTCTGTTTCGGGTTCAGAGTAAATTGTCTCACATTTAGTTTTGTCTTTGTGTCTAAAATAAGGGTTTACCAATTTGCCATGACAATATTCATACTTCCCATGATAAACAGGACATTGCAAAATTCTTTTGTCCGCCCATTTTTTCAAAGTATCTCTATCATACTTATTGTCATAACAATTTATAGGTTGATTATTAATTTCTGCCGTAAGCATTTATATCTCCTATCTTTATATCTATCATAATCTACATTCTACCGTCAGGAACATACATTAATTGTGTTAAATTTTAAAGAGCAATACTTTACAAGTAAAATTATACTCAAAATAATATAGCTGTAAAATTAACACAATTAATGTACAATTTTAACTAATCTTTGTTTCTCGCAGCTAAAAGCTTTTGTTTATGTTCTTCTGAGATAACTCTTTTAGTCGGGTGAGCGTTTCTAATACTAATGGCTTTGGCAGGAGCAATAAATGTAGCTCCGATAAACGTACCGTCAGTGTGTCTTGTTTCATCAATCTGTTTCCAGCCTTGCTTTTTACATTTGTTAGCATACTTCTCAATGCAGGTATACAAATTAGCGACCCACTCGCCATTCTCGCATGAAATGTTAATTGTAACCTCACGTTCCTCTGCGGTTACTTTGCTTGTTACCGTATATGTTCTCATAAATTTAACTCCTTCCCAATTCCTTTATAATTTCGTTGCTAACTAACACAAATTTAGTAAACTGTTTTCTATCAGACAATATTACATCTTTCTTAGTCTTAACCTTCTTCCTAGTCATTTGATTATGCCAACCTCTCGTGGTGTTTATCTTCTTGTAGACTATAGACAGCGTGTGTACATGGTGAGCCGATCTATCTTTCATAATCTCTGCCAATGTGTGAACTATAAAATCGAAATTGTCCTGCAAAGTAAAGTGCATGGCATTGTGAATACAATCATTGTCAGATGTAAACCTATCCCCATTACCTACACAAATCATAAGCTGATTACAAGCCTGAGTAAACCAAGCCTGATATACATGATTATCCGCAATAGCATTTATAATACTTGGCTGTATTGTAGTACAATCACAATTGTACTTATCTGTAAACTCACTAAGAGCCGTAACAGTACAAAAGCCAAGCATTGAAGTCATTTGAGTATAAACTCTATGTAGCATATCTGCAAACTCAACAACCTCACCTGTAGTTCGTAAAGCATTATCCTGTAACTTCACTATAAGCGGAGTGCTAATTTGTTTCTTCCATATATTTAGAGCTTTTGCATTTGGTATTTTTTTAGCCGATAATGCAAGTAACATATTCTGAAGCTGAGTAACCGTAGCTTGTAATAGTTTTAATTCATTGTCCTTTTCCGAGCCTTTCATAATATAACTGCCTGTTCTATGTATGGTTGGAAGTACCTCGTCAAATATCCAACTCTCAAAGCGTTCTGCGGAAGGGAGTTTACTATGTGCTATAAGACGATAAACATCACCCTCTGAGATGAATTTTGTTTTCTGCACACCTCCAGCCGAAGGGGTCGGTAAAACGCAGACCCCCTTACAATGAGATGTTATTGCGTCCGCTGGTCTTGCATACCCCAACGCCTTTGCCACGTCAGAGCCGCAAAAGTAAATCTTGTTATCAATATCTATCGTTCTTACCTTGCCAAAATCTTTGCTCTCGAATACAGTTATCATAGTTTTGTTATTTTCTGTCATTTTAATCTACCTTTCCGTTTTAGTTGCTGTCATACAATTTATCGTGTATCATTTTCTTCTGCCAAAGCTCTAGTTCCTGAACACTTTTAAATCTAGGAATATTATCCTTGTTTATATGTATGTGAAAATCTCTTAACACTCTAAGACACAATCTAACTTGCTGTTCTGTAGGCGGTTGTTTACGAATTGTCTCGTTATTGTTTATTCTTTTAGCTTCTGCGAGTACGCCATTGGCATACTCACTCTCTGTAAGTTTTGTTAATCTAGGCATTATTAATTACCTCCATTCCTGATTTTATTTGTATGTATCGGTCAACAATTTCCTCGAAAATATCTCTAAGAGCTGTATCGCTATCAATAACATCTATCATTGCTACGTTTTTACAATCTATTTGTGATAACAAATAATTTTCTTTGTAGGAGTCAAGGTCAATATTATAGTCCGACCTCATCATGCTGTAAATATCACCATAGATAGATTTTCTATCATCATCATTTGTATAACCTAAGATCTTTGCAAGCGAAACAATTTTCTGAGACATCTTATTTTTCCAAGAAGAATAATGTACAGGTGGAACAATAAGCATTTTTTTCTGCCACATACGAGAAAGCTTGTCTTGCATTGTGGTGTTCTGTGCAGAAATGATTTGCAACTGACGTGTAAGCTGTTCATTAACTTTATTAAGCTGACCTACTTCATTGACAGCATTGACAATTACAGAATATTCTTCTCTTGATAATGTTACAGTATTCAAACTATTGGAGATAAGTCTATCCATAATCTCCCAACACCAATCCATGAACTTATCTGCTAATGGTTGCCTAGACCAACGGCAAATCTCCATAATGCCTTTGCGGTTGTAAAGTATTCTTTCACGTTCAACATACCTATCCCCCTCAAGTACCCCTAAAGTGAGGGTGGTTGAAAATTTATCTATACGTTCTCTGTGCTTCCTATGAATGTTGTCAATAGCCTTGGTAGGGTTACTATAACCCAATGCTCTACCAATCTGTTCTCTTGTGACAAGATACTCATTGTTGGCGTTACCCCAAAAGTCACAAGTTGTGATTTCATTAAATACGTCTGTTTCTACAAGTTTCAAATTGTTCATTGTGTTGTCTCCTTTATTTTATCTTACATATAATCCTCTGCGTATGTATCGTCAGTTTCTGCAAGCATAGCCCAATACTCACTGCGAAACCTCAAATATTCTTCATTATCGTCCAAAGACTTGTCCTGAGCCTCGTATGTATAATCTTCAGGGAATAGTTGTTGCAAAGAAGTTGTTTTGCGATTTCTACTCATTATTATCACCGTCCTCTGTGTTAAGATAAGACTCATTATAATCAGTCTTAGAATTAGTTTTTGAAAAAATTGTCTTATATTTCTTAGTTGCAATAATATCGTTTTTATCAGCTAAACTGTTACTGATTAAATACTCATTAATAATATCTTCTATCATATTACGAAATTGCGGAACACACTGATATGGGGCAAGAGGATAACATTTATCCAAACAATTTTCATACAAATAGTCTTGTTCTATCTGGTATGTATCAAGTCCGTATCTGTTAGCAAGCTCTTTAAGAATTTCTCTATACAATGCACCCCTAGTAATACCAAGACTATCTTCTATTAATTTATATTTAGGGTGCATACGACCAAACCATGGACTATATGTTTTCTTGGGTAATTTGTTTTTCTCTAATTCTTCTTTAAGATTTATTACCTCTGCTTTTAATTCTTCAAAAGCCTGCGTATTATATGTACCAGTTTTACGAAGCGAAGGAAGAACCTCAGAAGTTACCCAGTGTTTGAAATTCTTTGCGGTTGACAATTTACTTCCAAATACAAGAGAATATAGACCGCTTTCATTTATAATTGTCATTCCATAGTGGCTAATATTTTTAAGGTCACCATTTTGGTACGCTTTAAGTTCATCATAGTTTAAGAACCTTTTATCTTCAATATCTACATGATCTTTTATAGCGTTAGCTAAAGCCTTACTTTTAACTTTTCCATTTCCATAACCCAATATCATTGCCACGTCCTTACCTACAAACCAAACTTCTCCGTCAATCTCAACCGTTCTAAGTTCTCCAAAGTCCTCGTTTTCAAATACTATAATCTTATTATCTGTCACGTTTATCAATCCTTTCTAATTTTCTTGTTCTTATGTGTCATTAGTAGAAATTCATCTACCTTATAGGTGTACTTTAGTCTGTCAACAGCTTCTCGGATATGTTGTTGTACGTTCAGATCTGAACTAAGCACATAAACGTTAGGAGCATTATAGACCTTGCCATTCTTTTTATAAGAGCCTGTAATATGCTTGACTATTAGCCCATTATCACATAATGCCTTTAAATAGTTGTCTAACTGTCTGACCGACATATGCAATTCTTCTGCCATTATTGTTTCTTTCTTGTAGCAACCACAAACACTTTCTGTTATAGCTTCTGTGTTCTGAAAGTTCCATGACTTTATGTATAGGTAAACACGAAGAAGTATTGACTTAGACAGCCTATTTGAAATAGACATTAGTTTGTCCCATTCCGTGTCATACAATATTACGAAATTATCTGGAGGGTCAAATACCGCTTTGTTGACCTTAAATCTTAAATGAGCATTTGCATTGACGCTATTTAATGATTTATAGTCACATTGGTTATCCCAAGTCAAATCTGACCTGTCAATAAAAATATTGAAAAGTGCTTTTATCCTATGAGTAATTTCTCTGTTACCTTTACTATAAATGGAACAATGACACAATTCCAAAATTTCATTTAAAGACGTGCTAGTCACTTCTGTTCTGGCGTTATATAGGTAGCTAAGACAACGATATAATAAAATTTCAAAGTTGTCTGCTGAGTCAGCGTATATATACTTCTTTGGCATTTTTACAAAATAATTGTCAACTATAATTTATCACCACCTTTCATTATTAGTTCTCCATTTTTGCAATCTGTATACCAAAAGTGTAGGTCAAAATGCAAAAAAGTGTGCAATCTGTATACCAAAAGTGTAGGTCAAAGTGTAGAGTAGAATAATATTAGATATCTTTAATAAGAGGAGAATCCTTCCTACCCGCTAAAGCGTGTAGGTTTTTTTCTTTTGAATATTAATTATTTACAGGAATAAATTTCTTGTTGACAATTAATAATCAATATGATATATTAATATTGTAATTTTACTATACTACTTTTGAGATTCTATGGCTATTATACTACTACTTTTGAGATGTGTCAATAGCGAGTTGAACATAAACATGTAACTTTTGTGTTAATTTGTTATTGTATTAGGACAAATAAGTCAATTACATTTTTAGAGAACATAAACCAAGACAAATGAAATAAAATTTAAAAATCAGAAAATAAGAAAGTTTCAGGAAAAGTGAAATTAAAAATTAAATAATGTAGGACAGAATATTAAATGGTTGAAATGCAATTAACTAATATAAAATGAAGATCATTGTGATTACATCTATTAAGGTGGTTATATCTATTGAGCAATAAAGCGACAATAACCGATAATGATAATTAATGATAATATATTGACATTATGTTATTGAAGAGGCTTTGTATTTATTATTGTGCTGCGCACAGCTAGTCAGTTATATTCTCGCTACGCTCGTATATAACTTCCCTGCTTGATTATCGTTCCCTACGGTCACGCTAATCTTCACAGATATTTTTTCAGTTAAAAATTAATGTTTGCATGAGTTGTCTAGCAACTACTTAAACATTTTGTTTTCGTCTGAACATTTTGTTTCGGAGCGTTCGGTAAAATTACGATAGCTTATTCGCTGTTTTTGCTTGTAAATCAAGGTGTAAAAACGTTTTTTTCATTTTTACGATAGGTTATTTTATGGGTTTTATAAATGATATTTTGATGGTTTTTTATTGTTTTGAGATGTTTCGGTGATAGTGTGTTATTTTTGAAGTGCAGTTTAACGAGTTGACAGTGAATTATAATTGAATTTTAAATGAGTGATTGTTTAAGTGTAAAACGAGATTTATAGCCATTTTAGGACAAAAAAATAAGACCTATTACGGTCTTTAATTGGAGTGTATTTTTAGGGATTATGGGTTATTTTTTTATGGTGTAGAAATAATGTTTGCAAGTTAATTTTGGTGTGTTTTGGTGTATTTGGGTATATTTTAAGGTTTGAAAAAGTTTAAAAAATGGCATAGATACGAGGTTTACTCGAACGCATTATCGAATGAAAATTTGGTTTTTGGTGGGGTAGTGGGATAGTGTGCAGGAATTTTAAAAAGTGCTATTTTGATTTTAGATTTGGTTTTGGGGTGTGTGGATAGAGTGGAACTACTAAGGGGATAATCTCGTTTCCATATGTTCCCATAAATGTAAAGCCACCCCCTCTATAGCTATTTGATTAAGTATCTTAACGTATCCATAAAACCGCTTATTTGCGTGGTTTATATGCCTTTTTGCCAAAAACACATATATAAATAATTATATCATAATTCATAGAATGTTAATATAATTTCTGCCGACTTCATATAAGCTCAATTGATTTTATAATAGTTGACTTTTATCAATTATTGATTAAGTTAATAATTGACCTTTTTGTGTAGTTGTTTATTGTTAATATTTGATTTTTATCAAATATATTTATCGGTGGTTATTATTCGATATACCGAACGCTCTTAATCACTATCTTTAAAATTTGAACATTTTATATTAATATTTTAACCTATCAATTCCCTATCAATTCCCTATTTCACTCCATATTTACCGCCAAAGTGGTAAACACTCGCCAAAATACCCTATAAATTTAACACTCATTCCCTATTTTAAATTAGCAAATTACACAAAATTAGCCTTTAAAATTATGCAAATTGACTAATTGTCATTAACTAGCATTAGTAAAGGACCTTTGCAAAGATCCTTATAAGTCCAAAAAATTGTACACTTATTTCACGCTATTCAACGTTTACAACAGTACAAATATTTGTACACATACACATACATACAAACATATACACGTCAAAATCCCTTGCAAGATCTCCGCTTGCAAGCTCACGATATATAACGCACATAAACCATTACCCACAAGATACAGTATACGCTCATACATAATACGCTACAATATCACTATATATTGTATGCTCTAAAATCCATTTTAACGGCTATCAAGTATAACTATACCACCCATGCACACAACAGTATATAACGCTTGTTAGCAGCCTTATAGCTCAAAATATAAGCATACAATATATTGTGTATTACAAGTAATAAATACTGTATTAACCGCTATATATTGTAGTTTAGTTAATCATCAAAATTAATATCATGATCTATACAGTATTTACAAGCACTTACAAAAAATTGCTTTTTTCTCATATTGTATTTTTTTAGTACATTTTCAAGTAACTGCATTTCTTCAGGGCTTAGATCCATATTTAATTGTTTAATTTGTTTACTATTTTTATATTTTTTGGTACGTTCTGCTTGTGTTGATTTTTTGTGCAAATTATCCATAAACACACCTCTATTTGTTATATTATTTGTAACAACGTACAAATATTTTATTGTTGTAATAATTCAACTTAGCTACTATATATAGTGCTTTTTGCTACAATATTCTTCATTGCATACAATATGTTGTGTATGCAAATTGTATAATTGTAACCTAGGTTATTTGTGCATTTTACCTATTGTAACCTAGGTTATTATATGTTATACTATAGATACAGCAAAGGAAAAGAATAAACCAAAAACCAAAAAGCAAAAACCCTTTACCGATCACAAATAAGTTTACTGCTAATACTAAAAAGCGGAAAAGCTAAAATGAAAAGAGTTGACAACTGCATAACAAAAAAATCTGGTTGACCTTTGCAAAGGTCCTTATAAGTCCAAAAAATTGTACACTTATTTCACGCTATTCAACATTTATAACAGTCCAAATATTTGTACACATACATATACACATACAAATATACACGTCAAGATCCCTTGCAAGATCTCCGCTTGCAAGCTCACAATATATAGTACACATAAACCATTAACCACGATATATAGTATACACTCACACACAATATGCTACAATACCACTATATATTGTATGCTCTAAAATCCATTCTAACGGCTATCAAGTATAACTATACCACCCATATATACAACAGTATATAACGCTTGTTAGTAGCCTTATAGCTCAAAACACAATCATACAATATATTGTGTATTGCAAGCAATAAATACTACATCTAACCGCTATATATTGTAGTTTAGTTAGTCGTCAAAATTAATATCGTGATCTATACAGTATTTACAACATTTTACAATAAATTTAGCTTTGCTAATATTTGATTTTTTACAATAATTGTCAATAGCCGCATAATCTGTGGGCTTCACATTCACCGATAATTTTTTGTAATTTTTGGCAGTGTATGCAGCATTATACTCTATCTTCTTTTTGTTTATATTGTCCAATTTTAAACCTCATTTCAATTATATATTTGTAACTTCTTACAAATATTTTAGTTTCGTTTATAAATCATAGTATCACTATATATAGCGGTTATCATTCAAAAATACAATAATATGCACTATATATTGTGTGTGCAAGTTATATAAATACATGACTCCATGTTTGTGCAAAAAGTCAATTGTAATACATGACACCATGTGTTATAATATAATTGCAGTAAAGGAAAAGAACACAACAAACAAGATCCTTTACCAGATCATCAAGTTTCACGATTGCACTTTGAAAATCGTCCGACAAAATCAAGAAATGGAGTTGACAAAAGCAAAATCTGACGTTAAAAGCGTTAATGAAAAAAATGGGATTTTTTCATCAGCCTTGCAAGCTTGAAATTTTTGCAACTTGAAAACTAAATATTTCACCGTACGAACCGGCTAAAACCGAATTGAACAACGTCAAATGTAGGCGGTGAAAATCTTAAAAACGATAGGCTCAAAATGTTTTTAATCCAGTTTTCCGAATTTCTGGGATATAAAAAAAGGGCATCTGCTAAAATTTTAGCGGTTATTTTAACCGCTAACACGATTGGATCCAGTGCAATGATCTGAATTTAATCAACCATATTTTTTAGAATAACACAAAATAAATAAAAAGTCAAGAGGTGATAAAAAATGTTTATTGCAAGCAATGTAAATTTCGATAACACTTTAAATATCAAAAAATTTGCTGAAACGCAAGATGCTAAAAACATTTTAAATGACAATTTTCACGGCAGCGAAAAGCAGCTTTATAGGATCGGTAATCTTGTTGACGGAAACGGACACGGCTTTAACACTGGAAAAATCATTGATCTTTACAAAAATAACGGTTTTTTCTGCTATGTGATTGAATATAAAATTAAGCCTAGATCAAGGAAAACATTTAAAACAACCTTGCGACAAAAAGATATAAAAAAGATATGAGATCTTAAACAGTGTAGAACAAAAAGAAATGAGACAACAGACAAAACAAAAAACAAAAACAAACCAAAAAATGGAGGTAATTTTATGTATACATCAAAAAAAATCACAAACACGGATGCAAAAAATATAATCAGCGGTCAAGATATTATCCTTGTAGATGATAGCGGCATTGATGCCTATACCGATAGCACTAACTATTATAATGCTGGTATTTACGGCTGGAATTATTCAATCGGCTACAATACACGCCTTGACAAATACGTTATTTGCGGTTATAGAATCCCGCAAAGCGTTTTAAACGCTGCTAATAGCGTTATAAAAATGGCACAAAAAGAAGCGTATTTGCACGTTTAAGGGGGTGATTTTATGACTATATCAACACGTAAAAAACTTGAAGCGGCTCTGAATCACCTAAAAAAATGTGATGGTGATTGCATGAATTGCAAATACTGTGATACACATTGCAGCAGCAATAGCAATAACATATTTTTTGCGCCCTGCTGCTCTTATGGTATTCTAGGCGACTATTTTAATCCCGTATCGGATAGCTTTACAGAAATGAGATCCAAAACAATTGAAGCGATCGAGTATGAGCTAAATTAATTTCAAAGGGCGTTTATACGCCCTATATATCCCATAAAGGCGCATGAGCCTAAAGGGATACCATACATAATATAACATTAAATTAAAAGGAGTGTATCAAAATGAGTACAAGCATTAAGCATTATATCACCGATGAGGACGTTATCAATATCAATGATCTTGTATCAGAGCTTGCGGTGATCTTGCGGAAATTTGAGATTGACTTAAACCCATACCAAACGGACGTATATTTTTACTATGATCCAGGTACAAAAATAGGACGCCTTGAAACGTTTATAAATGTGGGCGGTCATTCATGGATCAATGACGATCACGTTACTATCTATAGTGATTCACCGCATTATATGAGCATTTATGATTACTTTGATTCAGTTTTGGAATTTGCGGACGCTCTTGAAATTTCTAAAAATGATCTTATAGAAGCCACAAGAAAATTTAAAAATCTTGATAGTGATGATTCTATTGAGCGTATAGAAGTGATCGACTATATCAAGAGTGATAGCAAGCTTGTAGACAAGCTAACCGCTTTTTATATTAGCTACTATGTTGATGATTACAACGTGGAATTTCTCAGCAAAGCTCAAGAGATATTAAGCAGAATTGAGATATAACAATCTTAAAGGGGTTTAAGCCCCTTATATCTACGAAACTGCATGAGGTGGAGCGGATACCATAACCATTATTTACACGTTATACAACTTTAAGACTTTGAGGAGGTCAATTATTATGAGTAGCAAAATTAAGATCTTTGCGCAAATCAAGTACACCATGGATGAGAAGCATCCAGATATTAAGAGCGTGCCTGAATGGTATCCAGGCAAGATATTTACATTCAGCGATACATATACCATTAACCCCGATCATTTCTATGGTATGGATCACATTAAATCATACATTAGAGATGATCTGAGGGCGATTGCTGGAGGTGGATATAATTCAGATCATATTCATAATGTGGAATTTACATTTAAAATGATTTAGTAATAACCGCCCATAAAGGGCGGTATATGTGGGTATTTTCCGCATGAGGAAAATGAACACACCATATAACATAGTAAAAATAATCGATACATATTTGAGGAGGATATTTTTTATGAAGAACATGACAAACACAAAAGCCCTTGCAATTAATGATATAGAGTTATTGACATTTGATGAGGCTGCTGAAATAGCTCTTGACTATATCAACATAAAGGATCATGATATACTTTTTGTTGATTTTGGCGGCTACTTTGGATACTCTGCACTTGTTTTCAAGAACGAAAAACATATTTACTACGCTAACGAATATGAGCTACACCATAAATATTTAGTTAAGGAGCAAGGAAAATCAGCTTTAAAGGATCACTATTGCAAGGAATTGAGCAAAAAGCTCTTTACTGAAGCCGAGTTGATGAGCGTTGTAAAGTCATATGACGACTACACCGCAAAATCGTACTACTTGCGAAATTATTGGATCATGCAATTTGATTGTTTATCTTGCTTTGGAATTGGTGAACAGTGGGAAAAGGAATTTGAGGAGAAAAACAAAATATATAAATACTTTTGCCCGGCTTGCTTCTGCTATGTAAAGAACAATGAAATTGTGAAGCGTGCAAATAAAATCTTTGAGCATTTACAAGCTGAATTTGATAAGATCAAGTCAAATGATGAAGTATTTAGAGAAATGATAAGCTATGAGTTGGCGAATCATGAAGCTTGTATCACTTGTGATTATGAGCCTGCTTTAGCGGCTTTAAATATGAGTATCAATGATTTAACGGAAAATCAAATAAAGATCATGCAAGAGGAATTACACAAGCAGATAGAATATTATAACGCTTAAAACCTATATAATCTTATGATCTGAGGGCGGTTATATAAGCCGCCCTATATACTCAAAATGACCGCATGAAGTCGTTGAGAGTACCAATAACACGCTTGAAAGCGAATAAAACATTTATTTTAAACGGAGGTCAAATTTTATGGAAATTACAAAAAACAACGGAGAAGAAATAAAAATTGGCAAAACGTCAATTACAATAAAGGGCGATAACGGCAAAACGATCGGAGTTATAAAGAATTGTACTATTGTAAACAACTCATTAGCCCCTAGAATATTGTTTGAAATCTCACGCAAACTTAAAGAGAAAAATATTAATTTAATGAGCTTATACAATAGGCTTGTAGCCGTTGATGGGAACTATTATTTCCTTTATAATCTCAGAAAAAATGATTTTGTGGAAAAGTACGCAAGTAAAAATCCTGAAATATTTCAAGCCGAGATCAACAAGGTTAAAGAACAAGACGAACTAGCCAATTTATGTGTTAGGTCTGGAATAATTCAGATTATAAAATGTAGATATTAATAACAATACGGAGGTAAATAATTATGAACACGAAAATTATAGCAAACACAAAGAACCTTGTAGCGGCACTTGAGCAGGTGGAAAAGATCATTGACACAAAATCATCTAACTATCTTTTGCGGAGTGCGTTCATTCAGGCTGAGGACGGAAAAATGAAAATTTCAGCAAATAATCTTGAGGTTATCGGCTGCAAGACTATAAACTGTATAACCGATGACAAGATCATGTTTGCTCTTGAGGACGTGAAAAGAGTTATAAAGGCTCTTAAATATTTCAAAGGCTGCGATACAATTATCACGTTTGATAGTGATAAAGCGTGCAACTTTGAGGACGGCAAAAAGTCATTTAAAGCTGGAATAACTGATGTAAATGATAATGATACATATTCTCTTTTTACACATCTTGGAAAAGTTTGTATTGACGATATTAATTCAAATAATTCAAATATCCTTGAGCAGCACACATACACCATTGAGAAGCTTATGGAGCGTTATAATTCAATCAGTTATGCTATATACATAAAAGACGATCTCAAGCCTATATTAAGAGGTATTAATTTTAAGGCAAATAAAATGGTAGCTCTGGACGGCTATAGGCTAGCAGTAAGCACTGATATGGAAGATAACGGCTTGAGCTTTAAAAATGAGTTTACAACAAATAATAATACGTTCTCAATTTTAAAGCAGTTCAAAAAGAGTGAATGTGATATTATATCATTCGAGAGTATGACAGCATTTAATCTTTTGTCGGAAGATTTTATACTTTTGAGCAGGAATCTTGAAGGGCAGTATTTCAAATGGGAGGCAGCTATTCCATGTAGTTTTAGCTCTGAATTTGAATTTGAGAAAAAGAATATACTTGAAAACTTGAAATACCTTAAAGAAATTAAAACTAATAAGACTATGGATATGTTTGCAATCAAGAATAATGGACTTGTCTCACCTTATGGAAGCGTTGATATTGAGGGCTTGAATATTTCGGAAACCAGCGGTTATAGTCTCACACGTTTTATGGAGGCTGTTAAAAATCTTGAGGATGACAGAATTAAAATGCTCCATAGTGGGGCATTGAAACCTATAATCTTCAAAAATGTTGAGGAAAATAAATATAATAGTCAGCTTATGTTACTTATGCCGGTAAGACTAAATGACGGAATGTCAACGTGGTATAAATAAAATATCTGTTTTGAGGAGGAGTTAACCATGACAAGAGAAGAAATGATTAAGATTATTATAAAAATGTATAACGAGACAGTGGAAGCACTTGAGTATGCAGACAAGGAATATAACAATGATAAAAAGAACACTAAAAAGCGTGATGTTTATCGTTATATAGTTGCTCAAGAAGCGGTCTTGAATGACCTATGTTATGAGCTGGAGATTGATGACCTTATAGACGATGGTCTTGACGATGAGGAGGCTTGACTATATGAATAGTAACAAATACACAAGAGGAAAAGCAAGAACAAGAGAACTTGCAATACAATTACAAGCTGATTTGTCAGAAAGCTCAATAAGCTATGCGGAATTAGCTGAAATACAAGATAAACTTAGAAAGCTTGGCACACAATACGGACTGATAAGAGAGTTCAAAGAAAATGGATTGATTTAACATTCTGAGGGGAATTATTCCCCTCTTATATACTTGAAGCAAGGGGAATACTTGCAAAGAGTATCATTCATTTATATGTATAGCAATGGAAAAATATATTAACGGAGGTCTTATTATGTTAAACAAAAAGATTACTAAGGTTTTGGGAAACAATGAGGTTAAATTATCGGAGAAATATGAAGCTGGCAATAATGAATTTTGTCACGATGTAGAATTTTATTCCGATGCTGGAGAAGATGTTGTTGAAACTGTTTTTTATGACGGCACATCTAAAGACTTCGTAAGAGCATTTAAAGAAATGGCTGATGATTTTGACGCTGATGAACACGCTGAAATGTGGATTGATTTAAGAGGAAAAAAAGGAGTGCCTGACAGCATAAGAGTATTAATCAATGATGCCGATAGTATAAAGGAATTTTTATTGAAAGTCGCTGATGAACTCGAACATATAGATGACGATGAGGAGGAATAAGACAATGGACAAATACGGAAATACACGCAAGGTAACATTTACTATTGATGAATCGCAATACCTGCGGAACGAATTGAAGAGAAATAATCTCACTGACAAGGACATTGATGAGATTTTTGCTATGGGTACATTATCTGAATTTAAAGGTACATTTACTCTTTATGGACGTGGTATAACTGAAGATAGATATGAATTATTTAATGTAAACGGAGAAAAGATGAATGTGAATGACCTTAATCCATATCAAAAGGGCTGTATAATCAGTGAGTGTGATGCCTATTTTGAGGGCAGGAATGATAAGCCTTATGGAGTTGTTGACATTAAAGAGGAGGTTATTTAACTATGACAGTACAAGAATTTATGGAGATGTTCGTTGATCCTGATGCGCAACACATTCAGATATGGTCGGACGCTGGGGAGAAAATTGTTTATGACGGAGATTACGGAGATGTTCCAGAGCATATGAATTATGCGGAAGTATCGAGCATTGATAACGTTTATGCTGATAACAAGGGCGTTATCTGTTTGAATGTTTGGAGCGTGAATTGAGGTGAATAACAATGAAAACTAAAACTATTATGTCAACAGGTGCTAGAGAAGATTTGGTAAAGATGATTAATGAATACTATTATTCAAAGAACTATATCATTACTGAGGATAACAGAATTTATAACACTAAAACGGAGAAATTTATGGACGATTTAAGCGTAAAATTCTATCGTGGTAGGTGGAAAGTTATAAGAAATATTGCTGAATAAGGAGGTACAATATCAATGAATGTACAGAAAATACCAAATGACGGGAAACATTTGTCACAAATAAACAGAGTAGTTACTTTTTTAACGTGTAACGGCTGGAGAACTCCAAGGGAAATATGGGTAGGCTTTTCAAATGGTGGAATTGAAATAACAGAGATGACAAAAAGAGGAGTTATTAAGAAAATAGAACGTGATAACAAGTTATTTGGAATAGAATAAAACCATACTTTTAAGGAGGAATTTAAAATGACAGAAAAGCAGAATAACATGGTAGTACAGCACCCTGATAAGCGTCTTATGGAGCGTATTAGATCGTTGGAACGGAATGAGCGTGTTAGATTACATATCGCACAAATGAAGTGTAACGGCTATACTGATGACGAGTGTAAAACGTGGTTAATAAAAATAGCCATACTGTCTGATTTTATGGACGTTTTCGACAAAATTCTAGTTGACTAATAAGGGATTTTGTGGTATAATTAATTAGAAATAATGAAGAAACTTATGACGAGTATGAGTTGGACGAGGAGGAATAATCAATGTTACTTGCTACAATAATTTTGCTTATTATCTATTTGTGGGTAAACCACAGCGAAAATAAGCGGAGAGAAATTAACAGAAAATACAATCCAATTGGAGCTTTTGACAAAGCTCAAAAGATTTATGATGACGCCTTTTATAAGGCTATTGATGAGGGTAGAAGTCTTACGCTTGAGGAACGAAAAGAACTGGATAAGCAATGGCATAAAACCTATAGCCAAGAGTTGGCTTATCGAGAGAAAATGTGGGCTAAGATACCTGACAATAAGAAGTAATATAATATAATAGGAGATAAAACATGAAAGTTGCAGTTGAAAACGAGACAATCAAGGTAAACAGTCCGTATAACAAGAGCTTTGTCGCAGGGGCAAAGCAGATACAGGGCAAGTGGAACGCCCCTTGCTGGGTCTTCCCAGAGGAGAACAAGGAAGCTGTCAAGGCGTTACTTATCGAATGCTATGGTGAATGCGGAGAACTTGGTGCGGTTAGCACTGTCACAGTAGATCTTGACCTCGACACTTATACTGAGGGTTACGAGGACGGAGAAATCAGAGTTGGCTCAATCGTTGTTCTGAAAAGACTTTATCGTGACAGAGAGGTTATTTTCTCCGACAATGCAATGCTTATAAACGGTGGCTTTGCCACTTCGGGTGGCTCTGCCAAAAGTCCTAGAATAGCGGCTGATAAGAACACAATCGTTCGTGTAAAAGGTGTTCCTGAAACGATTTATAGCAAAATCAAAGACCACGAGGGCGTTAAACTCGTATCTGATATAGACGTGGAAAGCTTAAAAGTGGAGCGTGAAAAGCTTCTTAAAAGACTTGCAGAAATAGACAGTTTACTTGCAATATGAAAGCGATTGTGTGTATAAAACTAATATAATAAATATAAATACTCCTATTAATCACATTGATTGATAGGAGTATTTCTTTATGTAGGAATAAATATAGGAGGAATAAATATGAAAAATGAAAATACGAATACATTACTTTTTGTGAAAATGCTAGACAACGATCGTAAAGAAGAGCTACGGAAGATAGAGGAAGAACAAGATTATAATATGCGGAAGGCATATTTAAAAGCAAAACGCCGTCAAAGGCTCAGAGAAGAACGCCAGAGAAAAGTTAGAATGATAGTGAAGAACGTTGTCTATGGTGGTTTTGGCTTGCTCTTTACAAGCGTTATGTTGATAGCAGGAATAATATTTACATTGTGTATATGATGGGAGTGAATGAAAATGAATATTAGTACGGCTCAAACTTGCAAAATTTTCGATTTATCGGATAGACTTCCGACAGGAATACAGATAACAAAACAGCCAAAGCGAAAAAAAGGTCATAGAAATGCTATTACAAAACATACGGCAAGCAGACAGAAGTCTGCAAGCTGGTTCAGACCTGATGATCTAAATGTGATTTTGGAAGATTTGTTTCAGAGTAAAAAATATTTTAAGGCAAATATTATAATTTTTGCTTGCAACTCAGGCTATCGTTACGGAGATATAATGACCTTGAGGGTCAAGGATTTAACCGATAACAACGGCAAAATTGTAGATTACTTGACATTACAAGAGGACAAGACGGACAAATGGAGAACGGCATGGCTTTGTGATACTGCAAAGAAAATGCTGAATTTTATAATCAAGTATTATAAACTTGACCCAGAAGATTATATTTTTCAAAGCGGAGAACGTAAAAGAAAATATATTGAGGATACTTTCTTAAATGAGGACGGAGAAGAAGAAATTATATATACTAATGAGAAGTATGATTGGAACGGCAGGCTACTCAGGATAGCTCCTATGGAACTTAATTCCGTTACAACATTTCTAAAGAATATAACCGCCAAACACGGCATAGAAGGTAAATATAGTACTCACAGCTTTAGGCAGACACATTCCGTGTATATTAGTTGTATTCAAAAAGGCAGCGAAGATGTTATTAGAGATTTGCGTATTGCCTGTCAGAGCCTAGGACATTCTGATCTGAGGATAACTGAGCAACATTATAGCGGTTGCGATAGCAGACTCGTAAAAGAGCAAATGTTAAAAATGGAAGTGGGCAAGGAAGTTGTGGATAAGTATGTAAAATAAAAAGGGACTTTTAAAAGTCCCTTTAGTGCTTTTTGTGACGTTCTTTACTCCTTTGTACTGCTAGAGCATTTTTAGATTGATTAACTTTGTATTGAGGTCTGTTGCGTGGAAGATAGGCTTTCACAACATTAACGTTCATATTCATTAAGTCGGCAATCTCATTAGCCGACTTCCCTTCTTTGTGGTATTGAGTGATTTTGGCGTGGGTATTATTAACTATAATACCTAAACTAGAAAGACTTTTAATAACTCTTTGCCACGAGATACCGAGTTTAATAGCAACTCCTCTTACGGATTTAATTGAGTCCCAGTATGATAATATTTCTTGGTCTGTTATTGATTTAATTTCGGACATAAGAATACCTCTTTTGTTTAATTGTTAATTTCGTCTAACAGTTTTCTTTTAACATCGGTAATATGTTGACGGAAGAAATTTGGATTAGTATTTTCATAACTTAAAATTCTTTGGAGTTTATATTTCAGAGCAGACAGAAGATTGTTGTTTTCAATGACATATTGTTGTTTATCATAACCCTCATAAATTCTGTCTATGTAGACATCTGTTACAGGAAAAGCATCACTAATAAAGAAAATAGATTTGGTGGTTGTCTTGCCAATGTGATAAAAGCAAGAAGCAATATTTCTTGGATCTTTGTTCATATAGGAATAAATACGATTAATAGCTTTAGTGTCACGATGATTTACTTTGCCTACAGGTATTGCCCAATACAATTTGGAATTTTCGGTGGACTTAATCAAACAAACAATGGGTCTTTCCTTGCAATCATTCCAAGTTCCTCCTACATCTCGAATAAGTTGATAATAGTCGGGTGTAATAAAGTACATACCATGTTCCGTCATATTTTGACACTCCTAATACAAAAAATATGCTGTCACTTCAGATTAACCAAAATGACAGCATCACTACAATGTTTCTGTGTCGCACATTGCGAAGCGTAAATTGAATACTACAATGTTACTTTGCCGTACATTGTGAAACGTAATTGTATCTACAATGTTTCTGTGTCGCACATTGCGAAGCGTAAATTAGAGATGATAGAGATAATCTTTCATCATTTATAGTATAGCATACTATACCCATTTTGTCAATACTATTTTGTGGAACTTTGTAAAATTTATTCGTTAGTTTGTGACAAGTCACCCTGCTCGCCAACATCCTTTTTTTCTTTAGGTTTCTTTTCTTTGGTTTTAAATGAAAATGCAAAACCAATTATGCCAATGGAGAAAATTAATGAGCCAGTGGATATGAAAATTACTCTCTCAATTTTCGCAGCGGCTATTTTACCGCTGACAAGTGAAGCTCCTATGATATAGTTGTAAGCGTCACCGCCAACATATTCGTCAATGGCACTATACTTGTCACCTTCCAAAATTGAAAATGTGGTTAAATTTTTGCTTGGAATTTTTGTTGTATAACCTATCACAAATAGTGTTATTCCTATTGCAATCACAAGAATGGAACAAATTTTCTTCATGGTATTACCTCCTGTTTTATGATTATCTGCTACGATAATCATTTATAAGACTATTATTGTTTTCAATGGAACTTTGATTATTGGATATACAAGTGTTATAATAATCAATATTACTTTGACTTTCTGATATAAGTTCATTGTATACGTCAACAACTCTTTGGCAATCGTCTAAGTGAGATTGAGCCTTTGAAACTGCTTCGGAGTCAACTTCTGTAGTCCAACCGCCATCACCATAAACTTTAACCATTTTTTTATTGGCGTTTTCAAGCTGTATTTTAGCCTCTTCAACATCATCTTCGGCATCCGATTTGTAGATTTCATAGATGGAAATATCAGATTGCTCATTGTTTATTTCGTTCTGATAGGTGGAGATTTCACCCTGTAGGCGATTATTTTCTTGTTCTAAAGCACTTATTTCAGAACTATAATCATGCGTGGTAGTTGTAGTTGTCGTTGTGGTTGTAGTCGTTGTGGTAGTAGTTGATGATTTGGAAGTAGTTGTGGTAGTTGATGGTTTAGTTGTTGTCAAAGTATGAGAAGTTGTGGTGGGAGTGGTGGTTGTTATAATTGTTGTAGTGGTAGTGAAATTACTGTCAGATATGGAACTTGTTGTTTTACTATTACATGAGGACAATGCTAATGTTGTCATGAGTGCAATAAGAATTAATTTTATTTTGCTCATTTTTTATTTCCTCCAATTTCTAAGATTAATTAGAATTACTTTTTATAAAAAATTTTTAGCATATTTTAGGCTGAAAATCAAGATTTAGGGTTTAAGTGTAATATCTCAGAAACTAAAATTGTGTATTTCAACAAAAAATACGCTAGAATTTTGTGAAAGATTTTTATTTTTAAGTGTTGACTTCGCCTTGACACTTTGATATAATGAAGTCAAGATAGCAGAAAGAAGGTGTTTTGTTATTAAACAAGTTCCAATTCGTATTGATGACGAGCTTCATAAAAAATTAAAAATCATCACCATAAAGAATGATACTACAATTCAAAAACTGGTTGAGGATTTTTTAAAAAAATATGTAGCCGAACATGAACATCAAGAATAAAAAATATAGTATATTGCCACATCTTGCAGGAGGGACAATATACTATACCTAGGAACAATCACACAAAAGCGAATTGACAAATGGCGATTGTATAACTATATTCTATCACATACTTCTGCCTTTGTCAAGTATTATCTTTAAAGAGGTGGGAGTATTTTTATGCTTGCAAGCAGGAAATTTCAAACAAAAATGTAAATTAAGAACAGAAAGGACAAAGAAAATGGACGGAATTAAAACATTCACAAACAAGGAGTTTGGAACAGTGAGGACAATAGTTAAGGACGGAGAGCCTTGGTTTGTCGGAAAAGATGTGGCTGAGATTTTGGGGTACAAAGAAACGGCAAAGGCAATAAGGACACATATTTGTGCCGAAGATAAAGGGGTGTCCGTTTTGGACACTCCTGGAGGACAGCAGAAAATAACTCTTATCAACGAGTCAGGCTTGTATTCCCTTATTCTCGGAAGTAAGTTGCCAAAGGCTAAAACATTTAAGCGTTGGGTTACATCAGAAGTTCTTCCGACTATACGCAAGACAGGTGGCTATGTAGCTAATGACGAAATGTTCATTAATACCTATCTGCCAAATGCCGATGCTCAGACGAGAGAATTGTTCAGGCTCAATCTATCAACGATCAGACAACTTAATAACAAGATAGAGCAGGATAAACCTCTTGTGGACTTTGCAAGTCATATACAAACTTCTGAAGATTGTATATCAATGAACGATATGGCGAAGCTGGCAACTAAGAATGGAATAAAGATAGGTAGAACAAGGCTGTTTAATTTCTTGAGAGAGAAGAAAGTGTTAGGTTGTAAGGACGGTCATAAGAATATGCCTTATCAAAGGTACATAGACACTCAGCCATGGTTTCAGCTTAAAGAAAGCTCATACATACAGAATGGCGAAGTCAGAATAGGACTCACTCCTATGGTAACGCCAAAGGGTCAGAGCGGTATTATTAGAATGTTGAGAAAGTGTGATGTAACAGGCTAAAGTAAATAAAATGCAAGTTTTGTTTTCAAATCTTGCAAAAATTAGAAAAGAAAGGAACAACAACAAAATGAACATAAACAAATTTAAAAGACTGCTTGCCGAGCGTGGGTTTTCATACTCACGCAGAGGTAAGGGGTCGCATGAGATATGGGTAAATGAGAATGGAGAGTCTTTTTCATTCCCATCAACCCGAAAAGAAGTTTATATCGGAATTGTATGGAACTTCCGAAGAAACTATTGTCGCTGCTAAATTGTGTATTTATTTTTGGGAATAATTTATCATTGATTTAAGCATTGAATGGTGATAAAATTAAGGTAGTGGGAATTAGTTTCACTAATATTTACCTTAATTGTGTGGTAAAATATACTGTACAAAATAATGGACATAAATCGCTTGACAGAACATTTGTTTTATAGTATAGTATAAGCATATTAGAACAGATGTTCTTTTACAAAGATTAAAATTAAAAGGGAGTTGTAAAAATGGTCTTACAAGAATTAATAAAATTAGTATGCAATAAATGCTATAACGAGTTTATACTTACCAACAACAAGAATAATGACAAAATATACGGAACAGCTCTGAAGCTAACTGACAATCCAATTATTAAAGAAGAATATAGGGGTGCTTTTGAGGATTTACAAGATATTTGTGGGATAGATCATGGTTTTCTATGCTTGGAGCTAGACAGGACACAAGATTTAGTTCTACTTGATTACTGCATGACGATTGGTCGGCTTGAATATGACTTTTCATCAGCTATTATAAGCATTGCAAGAGATACTATTATAATAGGAATACATGATGTCACTTTGAATATTTCTTGCCGATACGTTCCCGAACGTTTAGTGGCTTCTATGCCACTCTTTCCGCTAGAGAAAAAGCAGTGGGTTGAAATTACGGAATTACTGAAAGAAGATTATATTGACGAAACTAGGTCAAGCGTAGAGAATGATAAGATTACACTGCTTATCGACACATATGCACTAGGCAATCTCAATAAAAATCAAATCAGTAACTTGCAATATCTGTATTTTGAATTGCTAAATATAGATAAGCTATGCGAAATACTCGATTGCGGAACTTTGGCTGTTGACTATAATCGAGCCGCTACACCCTATATAATGTATAACAAGCTGCACAAGAAATGTTTTATTGGCTTGTGGAGTTTGCAAGAAAATAGGTGTTTAAGCAAATTTAATGCAGATATATTTTACAAAAAAAACTACATAGAGCCGATTATCATTAATTTGTGTAATGTTTTTGAGAAAAGAGAAAAGATAGCAACGCTTAATATTTCTATGTTTGGAAATGATTTAGGCTCAATGGAAATATTAAGATAGATTTAACATTATATTCATCAAAATACAATGAATATTAAAAGTTGTACGGTTATAATATAGAAAAAGAAAAAATAAACAACGACAACAAAACGTTAAATAAAAAGAAAGGAGGACGTTGTTTATGGAAAAAATTTGTTTTAAAGAAAATAACACAAAAATATATGACAGAGAGATAACAAGAGGAGATTTGATTTTGGTAAACTTTCCTGATGTGGGAGGTTCTGTGCAGGCTGGAGTACGTCCGGCAATAGTTGTGCAAAATAACATTGGAAATAAATATTCACCATGTTTAATAGTTGCACCGCTAACATCAAATGTTTCAAAAAATAAAACATACTTCCCTACTCATGTCCTACTTAACAAAACGAGTGGAGTGGCTAAAACAAGCGTCGTTCTATGCGAACAACTTGCTACGATTAGTAAGACAAAAATAATTAGCTGTTTAGGTCATTTAACTCCGAATGAAATGAGAAGAATCTCTCAAGCAATTTGCATTTCTCTTGCATTAACTTCACACGATGTTAGTGCTAACCAAAAACTAGCTTGACTTTTAACCGTTTTTTTGGTATAATACATATAATAATTAGTACAATATTTTCCTATAATAGATTACTTTTTGTTATATGTATTATATTCGGAAGGACGGTTTTATTATGACAAAAGAAGAGTTGGAATTTTCGATACATCAATATATCGAAAAGGAAGCGAATATTACCAGCGATGCAACGTTAAAGAAAAAAGCATCAACTTTGAACAGTTTTTTGAAAAAATACAATGAAGAAAAGACACTTCATGATAATATTGCTAACTTTTTAAAAGATAATTCGACTCTTGGTAGTTTTAGAATCAGTAAAATGTTGCTAAAGAGTTGGCTTAGTTTTGCAAATGTAAATTGTGATATTGAAGATATACAATTTTTAGTAAATTTTATCACTGATATTGAAGAATTGAATGACGCTATTGGCAAAGCAATGAATAACCCTGATATAGACATATGGTCAGTAGAGGTAAGTGCGTATTCCTGTTACGTTAAGTTAATGTGCTATTTGCTATGGATTGGAGTTCCAAAAAGTAGTTTGTCTAAAATGGAAAAAGGCGACTATGATATTGATAGGCACATTCTATGGATAAAACAGCAGAATGGGAAAAAGCAAACAATAGATTTAACCTCGGAATATTTTTCAGATGTATCTGATATGCTGCATAAAGAGTTATGTGATAATATTTATTCATTGCATTTTGGGAAAGAACCGCAAAATATCTGTGGCAAATTGAGAGATGTGACCACATATAACAACGCCAACATATCAAAAACATATAACCCAAATGATTATTTGTTTCGTCCTATATCAAGTGGTACTAGCTCGGTTAATGTTATTAATAGTATTAGGAGAATTATTGTGCCAAAAATCTACCTGAAATTAAATATTATCAGTAAATCGGGTTTCTTTTATAGAGCGAACAAATATTTATTAAACGTGTACAGAACAGATATTGGAGGTAAGAATGGCAAGAACTTGAGCCAAGCATTAGATTTCTTTGATTATAATTTAACTCGTAAGGGTATTGTGCAAGAATATAAAATATATTTGGAGCAATGTTCTAAGAGATCAAAAATCTAAATTTTAACACAGAAACGAGATCGTTAAGGTCTCGTTTTTTTATTATCTATAATTATTAATATTTTGTAAACTTTGGTCTATACATGTTGACACATCTCAAAAGTAGTAGTATACTATAATCATAATCTCAAATGTAGCACGGTAGAATTAACATAAGACGTGTCACTGTGGCGGAATAGGTATACACAAGGAACTTAAAATTCCTCGGAAAAATCCATGCGAGTTCGAGTCTCGTCAGTGACACCAGTACAGTTTGCCAATGCTGTACAAAGCAAATTGGCATAGCAGGTACAGAGCTTATCCCACCATAAGGGAATGTAGTGTGATACCTGCACTTGCAACTTTAGCTCAGATGGTAGAGCATTTGACTTTTAATCAAAGGGTCAGGGGTTCAAATCCCCTAAGTTGCACCAAGTCGGTTACGGTTGCCGACAACAATAACGGTTCATCAATTAAAATTACACTGATTACAAATTACAAACTAATCTGTATGTAAAGGTAGGTGAACAAAAAGGTACTGTGAAAGCAGTACCAACATTGGACTATAGCCAAGTGGTAAGGCAAGAGACTTTGACTCTCTCATTCCGCTGGTTCGAATCCAGCTAGTCCAACCAAAATATTTTGTAACTTATTCTAGGTTACAGATATAAAGTAACGTAAAACAAAGGTGGTGATAAAATGATTAAACTTAATTTTATAGAGTGTGACGAGAAAAGTACAAAAAAACGAGTCATAGGAAACTACAGAACTTCACAGGAATGTAGTCGGGTTATGAATGATTACATTTCAAATAACAAATTAAGGAACGTAAAACCTTATAGGTGTTATTGGTAAGAGGGTACGGAAACAATAATGGACTATGGTTCACATTGGAAATTCTTCAAACTCAAACTAACGTGTAATAAATCAGCCAATGAATTATAAAAATGGGTCTGTGGCGATGAATAAACAAAAAAATAAGCCACTCAAAAGAGTGGCTTACGAATGAATATTAGATGTATTTATTGACTTTGTGATTTATAAATTTAAAGATACCTGTTACGATCGGGGCAATAAGAACAAATCCCAAGAATGGAACGTTGATTATTAGTTGTTTACACATATTGCCTATAAACAATATTGCACTTAGTAAACTATTGAATATTTCTAACATATTTTCACCACCTTTCGTTTACTTCAAGTTGTTTACCTTTTTGTTTTATTATAATATGGGTCAATTAACTTGTCAACGCCATTAACGCATATTTCATCTTTTATACACAATTTATACACAAACTATTACATAGTTTACATTTTACATATGAGGAGAATTATATATGATTACACTTTTATTTATTATATCAATCACTATGCTTATAATATCTATAATATTTAATAAGAAATGTAACGAAGCTAGAAAAGATAACACAGGATGGTTTATTTCTCTAATTTTATTTGGTTTTGTAACAGTTATTTGTTTATTTATAACATTAGGTTTTACTGCTTCTGTTGTAAGTTCTAAATATATAGCTAAAAAGATTACTATGTATACTGAACAAAACAATAAAATTGAGGAACAGATTGACATAGTTGTAAAGCAATATCAAGAATACGAAAGTGACACCTATGCTATGACTTCTTCTGAAAGTTCTATCACTCTTGTAAGCCTTTATCCTGATTTAAAATCAGACGAGCTTGTAAAAGAACAGATAAAGGTTTATCAGAATAACAATAAGAAGATAACCGAGTTGAAAGAAGAGCAGATAAATGCAAAAGCCACTAAATGGTGGCTTTATTTTGGAGGGTAAAAATGAGATTTAGTGGATATGATAGATTTAGTGGATATGATATAGGAGATAAAGTAATATATGTAAGTTCTTTTACCAAGCCTATGATAGGTAAAGTTGTTTATTATATAAATGACAATTATCTTGTAGACCTTTCTAATAATACTAGACAATGGGCAACAGATAGAGAACTGAAGAGGTATACTGAAAAGAAGTGTTCAGTACAATGTTTTAGCAATTAGCAGCCATGCTGTTGACATAGATTTTAATTTTTATTCCGCTCTGAAAAGAGCGTTAAAATACACATTTTATTGAGAAAAAATAAAGGAGTTGCAAAAGAATGGGCAAAAGAAAGTTTGAAACCGGAGAGCTTTATAAAGTCACTTTGGGTTGTTTTGGCAGGAAAACTAAAGAAACAGGAAATATAATAAAAATTAAGGAAATAAGTTGTATTGGTGGTAAGGAGCTGATTCTTTATCAGACAATTAAATTAGCTAATGGATCAAGACCAACAAAAGAGCTATATTGTAACGGATTTACTAATCGAAGCCAATTTGCCGATGGCTTAAAGAAAATATCGTCTGATATTGACCGTGAAATTCAGGTTACATTTCATGATAAGACAACAGTTGCCAAAATGAAAGAATACGGCAAGGTAGTAAGAGTTGGCACTTCAAAATGTTGTTCTGATGATACATATAGTGCATATATTGGTGCTTTGCTTGCCTTGGCTAGAATATATTTTCCTAACGCTAGTTGTGATAATAAAGAGATACGTTTTTTTGATACTAAAATAAACCCTAAAGAAAAATCTGAGTACAGATGTGATAAGCAGTTCTCGCACTCTGATATAAATAAAGCAATATACAATTTAATTAGTAGATATGACATTGCTGATACATGGGTAGCAGAGTCACTGAATAATTTCGGAATTGCGTTACATGAAGAACTTGACAACATGAACACAAAGTAGTATCAACGATAAGAAAGAAGGCATGATAAGATGGTGTGATTTTGAGTTCACAAAATGATAATTTTATTTGACAACAAAATCTGATAAATACATAAAAGGAGAAATAAAATGGCTGAAAAGAAAAATAATAAGGGTCTTGGACTTCAGGAAACAAAGGGCAGTTTTCAGATCAGAGGTAAGCTGACAGGCTGTGATAAGGACAAGTTCTATACAGAACTGACAACCTCTACAGGCAAACCAATGAGAATGGTTAATGTAGGAGTTGAAATTGACAAGAATAAGTCTGTATATATAAATCTCAATGGTATGGAAAGAGATGTAGTATATTTCTCTAAGACCGAAGGCAAAGGTAAGGATAGAAAGACAACAACAGAAAAGGTAAAGTGGGCTGACAGATTTACATTTAACAAAAAGGACTTTAGACCTATTGGAATTAATCTCGGCTTAACAAAGGTGACTGACTCAACAGGCAAGGAAGTAAACGACAAGAAGATACTTATTGAATATGATGCTTGTAAGTACATAGCAGACAACGCAAAGGACGGTATGTCCGTATTTGTCAGAGGAAAGAATGAGTTTTCCACCTATCAGGATAGACACCAGACAAGATTTGTTCCGTCACAAATGTCGCTTTGTAAGGACGTAGATTTTGACTCAGAGGAATTTAATGTAATTGGCAATTTCGAGCAGGTCATCGTGTTCATGGGCATTGAAAAGAATGACGAGGGTAACTTCACTGTATCTGCGAAGATTGTAACATACAATTCTATAGAAGATGCCGAATTTATTATTGACAAGTCAAAGTCAAAGTTTGCAAGCACTCTAAGAAAGCTCAAGCCATATACAGCCCTTAAAGTATTCGGAGATATCATGATAGAACATGATATTGAAGAAATTGAGGAAGATGATGATGACGGTTGGGGCGAAAGCAACCCTATGGATAGAGTGAACAATCCGACAAAGAGAATACTTCTGATTACCGGAGCCGATAAGGATAGTGTAGATACAGAAATCTATTCAGAAGAAATTATTGATAAGGCTATCGCAAAGACAAAGGCTACCGAAAATGCAAATAAGGATTTTGGCTCTGACGATAGTGATTGGGGTTCTGTCTCAGATAGTGAACTGACAGACGAGGACGATGAGTGGTAAATTGTTACTACTCATCATTATTAACAACAAACGATAAAATAAAAGGAGATAAAAAAATATGGCTAGAGCAAGAAAAGCAACACAGACACAGAGCAAGCTTCAGATGATACTTTTTGGAGAAGAAGGTACAGGTAAGTCAACACTTGCCTTGCAGCTTGCTTATTTTAAAAGACCTGACGGCAAGCCATTTAGAGTGCTTTACATAGATAATGAGAACGGCTCTATCGATGATTTTATCGGTGGGCTTGAAGCTGACGGTATTAACACTGAAAACATTTACATAGTATATACACAATCTCTTGGTGAAACAAGAGAATATATAAATAAGGTTAAGAACAAGGAAGATTTTCATGTTCTCGATGATGAAGGTAACGAAACAGACGAGATTGTACTTGACGGAGACGGTGAGCCATTCAGAGCTGATGCTATTGTAGTTGATGGTACAACTATTCTTAACCTGACAACTAAGCAGAAAACTGTGTATATTATTCTTTAATATGTGCAGAAAACTGTGCTAATATAGCGATATGTTAGTAACCATAATTTTAATTGTTGAGTAGATAAAACATAAAGAAGGATGTGACTTAATGCAAAAGTCAGAAAGGTGGATGTCACAAGAAAAATATGAAAAAAGAATACTTGAAATAATAGAACGTGAGGCTATTCCTTATGAATATCTTGGAATGGATGAGTATATTGGGAACAAAACAAAAGTTAATTTCCGATGTAAAATACATAATAATGTGTTTAAAACGGTAATTAATAATTTTTTAACAAGACATTCGGGATGCTGTGAATGTAGCCAAAATAAAAGATGGAACTGGCAGGAACGTATTCAACAGTGTGAAGAAAGAATAAGAAAAGAAAATCTTCCATACACTTTCACTATTGATAAAACAAAATATAAAAATCAACGTTCGCCAATTAATATTCATTGTAATCATTGCGATAAAGATTGGACAACAACTATCGCACAATTTCTTAACAAAAAATGTAAATGTCCCTCATGTACTCCTTATCACAGACGATATTCTATTGAAGATAGAAAAAAACAAGTTCTGCAAATAATTGATTTAGAAAAATTGGATTACCGTTTAATAAAAATCGATGATGATTATAACACAAAGTATTCAATGACTAAATTGCACTTGTATTGTAACAAATGCGAATGTGAGTGGACAACAAAAATAAACGATTTCGTAAATTCAGGTCATCGTTGTCCACATTGTAACAAGTCGACAGGAGAAACAAAAATTTCTACTTTCTTAAAAGAACATAATGTGAATTTTGAAAGAGAATACAGATTTAATGACTGTAAATATAAATACCGATTGCCATTTGATTTTTATTTACAGGAATATAATCTTTGTATTGAATATGATGGCATACAGCATTTTAAACCAGTTACATTTGCAGGAAAAAATGATTTATTTTGTACTGAAAGATTTAGGCAAACAGTAGAAAAAGATAATATTAAAAATCAGTTTTGTTTAGACAGAGGAATTAAATTGCTCAGATTTAATTATCTACATTCAGATAGTTATATACAAAACACATTACTCAACGAATTAAAATTAGAAGATGTTAAATGCGAGGAAATCTTAAAGGCTTAATCTACCACACTATATAATTGAAAACGATAAAATAGAATGGTTACGAAAGTAGAAAAAAAGATTAAGTATGCTCTATGGTTAAATCCTAATGAGTAGCTGTTTGTACAGCAAAGTTGATGTTTCGCAGGGAATTTCCTAAGTTGCATATGCAATATGGAAAACCTTCAACGACTATCTCACTTGGTTGGTGAGAGTAAACCCACAAGCTAATGGTGGAAGAAAAATATCACTCTTTTAATTTGAAAGAGGAACATATAGTCTGCACTTGTATGAAAATACAAGAAGTTCATAAGAGAACTGCTACAGTTTTGCGAACTGTAGTGAACATAATGGGCACTTGTGGAGTTCTCCAAGAAGAGAAACACTGTCAAGGCAAAGAAAAAGGAACTAACTGGCATTGAAAAAACTGTAACTATCGAAGGTGCAGGACTTGAACTTAAAGATTATCAGACAGTTAATTTTAAGGGACAGGATTTGATACTTGATCTCATGTCCTGCGGCGCACACTTTATTGTGACCGCAAGAGAAACAGACGAAAAGGTTTCCGTAAAGGGTGACGATGGTAAAATTACCAGCGTTGCAACAGGCAGAAAAATTCCTGACGGCTTTAAGCAGATGAACTATAATGTTAAAACTGTTGTCAGAATGTACATTAATGAGGATAATAATTTCTGTGCGTATATCAGCAAGGACAGGACAGGTGTACACGATAAGGAAACAGTTGAAGATTTGTCACTTGTTGATTGGCAGGTCATTATTGATAGAACAAAGGACAAGAAAGAGTTTTCTGTTAAGAATGACCTTACAAAGGCTGTCGATATTGAGCAGGATATTTATACAAAGGAAGTTATGGGCAAGGTCGGAGAGCCAGTTGATAATATTGAAACAAATGAAAACTCTGCCGAAAATCAGATAACAGAACTTTTGGATAAGATTTCGGCTATCATGAAGGGTCTTAACCCTATCGGCAAGACAAAGGCAAAGGAGGCTCTTTCTGCCGAAAGTCTGCCTGTTAAGTCAACAGAAATGAAGAAGATTACAGATATTAAGACTCTTGAAAGGGTTCTTGAAGTTATTTCTAAGATTTAATTTTTTACAAATAAAGCGGTGAGGGTTATTCCCTCACTTGCCTTTATTTAGTTATTTTGATTAAGGCGGTGAAATACTTGGCAAAAAGAAGAACAAAAGAACAGATAGAGAAAGATAAGCAGGACAAAAAAACAAGAATACAGTTTACAGATTGGTTATATAAACAATATGATATTTCATTCTTGCCAAAATATTTTTTTATAAATCTTGATAAGGTGTATAAAGGCACTTATAGGAATTTGAACAAACCTGTTCCTGTCGAAGATTTATGGGATATGTGGCGAAAGAAAATGTCATTTCTCCGCAAGATACATGAGTTTAATACTCGCAAAGGTAAAAAAATCGAAGGTGCAGCGTTAATTACATATGATCTCGCCATTATATTGTCTAAATATGATGGTTATTTAAAGTGGAAAGAAGAACAGGCATTGACTAAAACAGGTGAAAGCAAAGAACAAGTTAATATAGATTATGAAAAAATGACAACTTCAAAGTCTCCCAAAGAACGTGATAAAAACAATGACAGCCTTGATATTGACAGCATCATTGATGAAATTTAGGTAGGTGACAAACATGGATATTATAACAAACGTTCCTACCGAAGTTCTATTTGTGGGTTGTATTTACAAACAGCCTGATTTGCTGGTAAATTACGGACAATATATCCGTAGTAAATACGATTTTTCAGATGAAGTCACTCGTTTTTTTTACGATTCAGCTGAAATAATCTACAAAACAAGAACACAAACCTTCAATAAAACTACTATTTTAACTTATTTTTCAGAAGAGCCTGAAAGACTTTCTTTGTACAAAAAATATGGTGGTTGGAAAACTCTTGACAGTTGGATGAAAATTGCTATAACTGATGATATTGGTAAGTATCAGGAAATCATTAAAAAGTATTCTTTGTTGAGAGAATATCAAAGGAATGGCTTTGATATTACAAAAATTGTACAACATAAAAAGTTTGAACAATTTACGGCTTCAGACATCTATAGATTAATTAGAGGTAAAGCAGATAGAATACATACGGTGATCTTGACAAATCAAGAAGCCGAAATTCTGAATAGTCATATTAAGCAATCGCTTATTGCGTGTATGGAGAAGCCTGATTTGGGTGTGTCACTTCCCTTTCCTATTCTAAATGACATATTTAGAGGTTGCAAACTAGGCTCGACAATGGCTATTGGTATGCTTTCTAATGCAGGAAAATCACGATTTATGACAAAAATAATTGCCTATTTAACGCTTGTAAAGCATGAAAGAGTCTTTGTTATGCTTAATGAAATGGGTGTGGACGATCTCAGAAAGTGTTTAATTACAACGTGTATAAACAATACTGAATTTCAAAAGTTGCATGGTATAAAGTTGAAAAAGCCTGAAAAGGAATTAACACTTGGTTTGTACAAGGATAAATCAGGTAAATACATATATCAGAAAACAGACGATTGGGGAGAGCCAACAGAAACTTTGCAAGAGTACATTCAAAGGGTCGCTGAAAATTCAGAGGAATATGTAAAAATAATGAAAATTGCTGAATGGATTGAAACAGAAACTAATGAACTTATTCTCGTTAAAGATATGGCTGGCGGTTATGATGACAAAACGCTTGAATTTGAAATAAGAAAAGCTAATCTAACTCATGGTGCGAAATACTTCTTTTACGATACCTGCAAGCAAGACACACAAGCCACAGGAGATTGGGCAGCTTTAAAAGCAACAGTAACAAAACTCACTGATTTAGCAAAGCAACTAAATATGTTTGGTTATCTCTCAATTCAGCTTACAGACGATACGGAGTTTTGTAAGCCTGACGAACTAAACTCAAATAATATTGCTAATGCAAAACAGCTAAAGCATATTATTTGGACGATGACACTGTTTAAAGAAATTTCTGTTGGTGACTTTCATAAATATCGCTATGTTCAGCATGATGCCGAATGGGGCAAAGATGTTGAATGCGAACTTAAAGTTGGCAAGAGGTATTATGTGGGCAATGTAGACAAAAATAGATTTGGTTGTAAAAAGAAAGTTGTATTTGAAGTTGACTTGGATCTAAACACTTGGTATGAAGTCGGAGAACTAAGAAGAAAGTGAGGATAAAATGGATATTTCTGTCCTCAAAGAAAAGATACTAGAGAACAATTATGTTCCTGTCATACTTGACGAAATAGGTTGTCATCATATTTCCTGTAAAGCAGGTTATGTTCAGTGTGGCAATCCTGATGGCGATAATCAAGGGGCGATCACTGTTTATCTCAATGAAGGTCTTTTAACAGTTGACTACACACGAGAAATACATAGTAGTTCGGGTTTAGATACAATAGATATTTTTGACCTTGTGCAATTTTTTTGCAGTTGTACGTTTTACGAAGCCGTTCGTAAAGTTTGTAATTGGTGTGGTATTAACTATTATAAAGATGAATATAACGATTTGCCTGAAAGTCTAAAATTCACGAAATTTATTTCTGAAATGGCAGATGATGAGTCTAATTACGAAGAAATGCAACCTTTAAAGCCGATTAAGGAAAATGTTCTATCATACTACTTCCCTGCCGTTAATGATTGTTTTTTGAAAGATAATATCTCATATGATACTCAAATGCTGTTTGAAATAGGTTATGACGATGTTTCCAATCGAATTACAATTCCTGTAAGAGATGAAATGGGAACATTAGTCGGTGTTAAGGGCAGGCTATTTTTAAAGCAAGAAGAAATGACAGAAGAAGAGCAAAGAGTTAAGTATATATATTTGGAGCGTTGTAACAGAGCTAGACTATTATATGGACTTTATTTATCCGAAAAATATATAGCTCGGACAGGCTACGTTTATGTGGTTGAAGCTGAAAAAGGTGTTATGCAACTTTGGAACATGGGAATAAAAAATTGCGTAGCAACTTGTGGTAAGAAAATAAGCCAATATCAAATAAATATGCTGACAAGGCTGAGTTCTCATATTATATTTTGCTTTGATAAAGACGTAACCATAGACGAGTTAAACGATATAGCTGACAAATTTCTGGATTGTATTCAAATCAGTGTTATTGTTGATACTGAAAATTTACTGGAAGAAAAAGAAAGTCCAACAGATAATCCTGATAAGTTTAAACAGTTGATTGCCAAATGTACGCAAGTTATAAAGAATGGGAAGTGAAACAACAAAACATGAATTATAAAATAATAGGCAATAATGATTATTGCCATATTCCAATATCTATTTTTACTAATAGAGGAATAACTAATGTTAATGAATACACTCATTTAACCGATGACGTATTAATTCCTTATGATAATCTTGATAATATTAATGAAGCGGTTCAAATGTTAGGTAAACACATTAAAAGCAATAGTAAAATGGCGATTATTGTTGATTGCGATGTTGACGGTCAGTGCAGTGCTGCCATGATGTATTCTTATTTGAAAAGGCTTAACAAAGAAATTGATATTACATATCTGATACATTCTGGAAAGCAACATGGCATTTCTTCTGAGATAGAAATGCCTGAAAGCACAAGCTTGTTGATTATTCCCGATGCAGGAAGTAATGATACTGAACAATGCAAGCAGTTGACAGAACAAGGTGTTGATGTACTTGTTCTCGATCACCATGATGTTGAAAGAACAAACCCATATGCGGTTATAGTGAACAATCAGTGTAGTTCAGAATACTCTAATAAAGAATTATGCGGTGCAGGAATTGTATATAAATTTCTACAAGCACTCGATGATTGCTACTGGAATAATTATGCCGATGACTACCTTGACCTTGTGGCATTGGCTAATATTTCTGACATTATGGACTTACGTTCTTTTGAAACAAAAAGGCTTATTGACAAGGGTCTTTATAACGTCACAAATAAATGTTTTGAAGAATTTATTAATGCTCAAAATTATTCCATGAAAGGCAAGGTTAATCCTCATACTATTGCATTTTGTATTACTTCCCTGATAAACGCAATGTGTAGAGTTGGTGACATGGAAGAAAAGGACTTACTTTTCAGAGCGTTTATTGAACAGGACGAAGAATTTGAATATAAAAAACGTGGCGAAAGTGAAACTACAAAAGAAAATATTTATCAAAGAGTTGTAAGACTCTGTAAAAACGCTAAATCAAGACAGGATAATCAAGTGAAAAAGTTACTTCCTGCGTTAAGGAAAAGCGTAGCTAATGACGAAAATACAGTTTTATTCTTAAAAGGTAACAATATCCCAAGTGTATTTTCTGGATTGATAGCCATGAAAATGGCTAGTTATGCGAAAAAACCTTGTTTGATACTCCGCAAAGATGAAGAAAATAATGTATATAGAGGGTCTGCTAGAAACTTTGATAATAGCTATGTGCCAGATTTAAAGGCTGAGTTACTAAAAACAGGTCTGTTTAATTGGTGTCAGGGTCACGCAAATGCTTTCGGTTTTGAGATAAAAGCTGAGAACGTGGCTGAAGCAATTAAAGTTTTAAATAAGAATATTGATTCAGACAATCCTTTGCCAATAGATTTTTGTTTCGATTATGACGAATTTAATATTGGAATGATTTCCGATGTTACATCATTGGAGAATTGTTACGGTACAGGAATCAAAGAGCCTTTATTTGTCATTAATAATATAGTTTTGGAGCATAGCCAAGGCGTTATCATGGGTAAAAATGAAGATACATGGAAGTTTATTACTGACGATAATATCGCAATTATCAAGTTCTGTAATCCTAGTAACGATAAAGTATTAGACTTTTTGAATGGATATGATGATGAAATGTGCATTAATGCACTCTGCCAGCTCAATGTATCTGAGTATAAGGGTGTAATTACCCCTCAGATAGTTATTTTAAAATACAAGGAGGCTGAAAATGTATAGTTCTTTGCATGACCATACAATGTACTCGTTACTGGACGGCTATGGTACACCAAAAGAAATGCTAGAGCAATGTCGAAAAGTCGGCATTAAAGCATATGCAGTTACGGAACATGGCAACCAATATTCATGGATATATTTCGATCAACTATCTAAAGAATATCCTGATATTAAGCTGATATATGGCGTAGAGCTGTATGAGTGCTTCGATACTGCCATAAAAGATAAAAACAATAAGTATTTCCATCTTATCGCTCTCGCAAAAAATGAGAACGGCAGAAAGGCTTTAAATAAAATTATCACTAAGTCAAATCTTGAAAATTTTTATTTTAAGCCTAGAGTACAGATTTCAGATATTGCTCCGTATGCAGAAGATTTAATTATTTGTTCTGCTTGTTTGGCTTCAAAATTAGCTAAAGAAAGTGATTTTAATATTTGTGTTAAGTATATCGAAGAATACAAATCGGCATTTCCTAATTTCTATTTGGAAATGCAATCTCACAAATCAGAGGAGCAGGCTAATTACAATAAAAAGATTTTGAAACTATCTGAGGTAACAAACACTCCATACATAATTACTACAGATAGCCATGCAGCCACAAAGGAAGATTTATATTATCAGGGTAGGCACGTTCAGATAGCTCACGACACTGAAACAATGTCTGAAAGCTACGAAGGTTGTTATCTGCAAAGTGAAGAAGAAATTCATACAACCATGGATAAACAAATTGGGGTAAATAATGTTACAAAAGGTTTAAATCAGACTGATATTTTGGCTGATATGATAGAAGAAGTACATATGCCTTTTCAAGACCCACAGTTGCCAACATACCCCCTACCAAGTGGATATGACTCTAATAATGAATTTCTTTTACATCTTATTGACGAGGGGTGGAAAACTAGAAATTTTGACAAGCTTTCTAAAGAAGAACAGAAGATAATGAAAGATCGACTAGACTATGAAATGAACATTATTCATCAAATGAATTTTGACGGTTATTTCATTATTGTATGGGACTTTATAAATTATGCGAAAACTCATGGGGTTAAAATAGGTTCAGGACGTGGCTCTGGAGCAGGAAGCCTTGTGTGTTATACAATAGGTATAACTGACCTAAACCCTATCAAATATGGATTGATTTTTGAGCGTAGATAGGTTGCACTCGTTAAATTCCGTTAATTCGGTATCAGCAAAATAAGACTTCTCATTGAGAGCAAACCGATAATGAGACAAGACCATAGACGAATAAGCTGACTAAGAAACCCTAAACCTATAACTAGGTGAGATAAAGGGAATACCGAGCCAAATCTTTTAGTAATAAAAGAAAGTGTGTAACGACTAGGAAATAAGACTTTAGAGCCAATAATTTCCCACGAAGGCGGAATAAAACTTTTGTCTGAACTACGAAAGTTTGAAAAATATAGTCTAAACTGGGTTGGAAGTAACCAACAGATGAAAATGAGGGAAACCTCCAGAGCATAGGATAAAGAGCCTATGGTTAATAACAAATTGTTCCTCAATCCTGAGAGAGTTTCAATGCCTGATCTCGACATCGATGTTTCAGACAGACCTACAGTAATAAATTATCTCATTGATAAATATGGTGAAAATCGTGTTTGTCAGATTATAAACTTCTCGTATATAACACCTGTTGTAGCCATAAAAGATGTTGGTAAAATACTAGGTTTCAAATATAATGAAATGGATAAACTATCCAAAAAGTTTTCGTACAATACATTCCAAGAGTGTATTGACAACAACATAAACTACCTATCTGAACACCCTGAGTACAGTGAGTTACTTGACATAGCAGGCAAATTAAGTGGTAGGGTTAAAACGGTTAGCTGTCACGCAGGCGGTGTCGGTATTGTTGATACCGATATTAGCGATTATATGGCAATGAAACTAGGCTCTGACGGTGAACACGTTATTCAAGTTGATAAAAGGCTTGTTGAACAAATAGGTATCATTAAATTTGACATTTTGGGTGTACAAACTTTAAAAATGGTACAGGAAATTCAAAATGACTTGCACTTATCTGAGTACGATATAAATATCAACAACCCCAAATTTGAAAATGACAGAAGTCCATTTGAACTATTAAGCAAAGCATTGACGAATGGTGTGTTTCAGGTGGAAAGTGCAGGTATGAAAGACTTACTGCTCAGACTACAAGCAACTAACATGGAAGATTTGTCGGCTGTTTTGGCATTGTATAGACCTGATTCAATGGGAGCTTTGGAGGAGTTTATTAAATGTAAACATGATCCTTCACTTGTCACCTATATACACCCTGACATGAAGCCTATTTTGGAAAGCACTTACGGTCAGTGTATTTATCAGGAACAAATCATGGAAATAGTGCGTGTTTTTGGTGGTAGAAGTTATGGTGGTAGCGACAAGTACCGCAAAGCTATCGGTAAAAAGATGCCTGAATTAGTTAAAGAAGAGTCTAAAAAACTATATCAAGAAATTATTGATAACGGATATGATGAAAATATAGCAAAAGCTATTAGTGAAGAACTTGCTGCCAAGGGTGGGTATTGCTTCAACAAATCACATAGTTATAGCTACGCTGTTCTATGCTTTCAAACTGCTTATTTAAAAATAAATTACCCTGTTCATTTTTTCAAAGCCTTGTTCAATTTGAATAAGGATAAGGCAGGTATGGTGAATAAATACATTGTAGACTCTAAACAGTTTGGAGTAACTGTTTTGCCACCTCATATCAATAAATCGCTAGTCGATTTTTCTATTTACAATAACAATGTGCTGTTTGGTTTTTCTGCGATTACAGGCATTGGTGAACGAATAGCCCAAGAGATTGTTACTGAACGTGAGAAGAACGGCAAGTATAAAAACCTTCAAGACTTGTTGTCAAGAACAACACTGACAAAAACTCAGATTATTAACTTAATTAAGTCAGGTGCGATACCTACGAAAGATAAAAAGAGTTGTTTGTTAAAGTATTTGAAGTCATTGTATAAACCATTAGAGTATAAAGAATTGTCTAAGTTACCAACGTATAGCAAGCTTATTATTGACTATGATATTGATATTGAAAAATATCGTATTGGTGACGGCAAGTATGACTATGACAAAGACACATTATTAACTCTTGCAAATCAGAAAAAGAAAGAAAAGTTTGATCTACAGCAAGAAGATAGGTTGAAACAATTTCTTTCAACCAATAACAAATATCTTGAAAACGCTGATTTTTGGGAGTTTGAGGCATTACAGATATTTATACATAATAACCCATTTGAAGAAGCACTCCCCTATTTAACAACAGCATTTGAAGCCGTTGAAAATGATAATGATTGCGTTATTGTAGGTGTTATTTCCAGAGTACAAAAGAAAAAGGACAGAAATAAAAAACCATTTGCTTTTGTAAATATTTACTCCACTTTCGGTATTATAGAGGGAGTTCTTTGGAATAGTCAACTTGTACAGTATGAAGATCTAGCCAAGAAAGGCTCTCAGGTTGCTATTAAATGCAGGAAAACAGACGAAAATAAAGTTACAATACAGGCTATGCGACCATATGTTGAATGGCTTTCAGAAAGGAAGAAAAGACATGACAGAAAAAACATTTAAGTTTAAAATCGTTCCTCAACAGGAGCGATTTTATAACGAAAATAGTAATTGGGGAGTGTACACATTCACAACAACTTCTAATGACATTCCATATTTTTATGATTGTTATGACGATCCCTTTGGTGACGATCCAAAGCAGTTAAAAGGTAGCACATTGGCAGGTAAAATGCAACGCTTGACAATCGGTGTCGAGTACAATGCTGAGGTTACTTGCTCTTTTAATAGCAAATATAACTCGTATCAGTATACACCAATCTCCATTACTGCAAATGTGCCTAAGACAGAAGAACAACAAATAGCATATTTGAAAACTCAGGTCACAGAACTGCAAGCAAAAAACATCTTAGCTGTCTACCCAAATGTAATTGATGATGTTATTCATAACAGAGAAATTGATTACGCAAAAATCAAGGGTATAGGCGAAAAGAGTTGGAGCAGAATAAAGGATAATATACTGAATAATTATGTTATTTCAGATATTCTTATCATGCTTCAGCCGTTGGGTGTAACGTATGCCATGATAGCTAAATTGATCTCCAATGAACCTAATCCTCAATTATTGAAGGAAAAGTTACTTGACAACCCTTATATTATGACAGAAATTCGTGGCTTAGGCTTTAAAAGAGTGGACGATTTAGCATTAAAGTTAAATCCAAATATCAGAATATCAACCAAAAGAGTTGTGGCATTTATCAGGTATTATCTTGAGTGTGTTGGAAATAATGACGGTCATTCATATGTGCTAGAGTCAGTATTGGATAATGCGGTAAGAGATAATATAAACGATTGTTATGAAATGTACGAGAACTTTAAATCCACACAAAAGCAACATGAGATATTTCTACATTTTGAAGAAAACAAGGTAGGACTATTACGCCAATATAAAACTGAAATATCTATTTTGGATATTCTAAAAAATCTCAATGAACAAGAAACAGACTATAAAATTAACATCGAAAATGGTATCTCGGAAGCAGAAAGAGAACAAGGTTTTTGCTATACAGATGAACAAAAACAAGAGATATATAAGGCTTGCAACAGCCCTGTAGTGCTTATAACAGGTAGAGCAGGAACAGGTAAAAGCTCAATTTTAAGAGGACTTACAAAGATATATAAAAGCTATTCTATATCAGCTTGTGCTTTATCTGCTAAAGCTGCGATCAGGATAACTGAGGCAACAGGTTTGTTCGCAAGTACAATTCATAGGTTGCTTGGTTTTAACAAGACAGGTTTTGTTTATAACTCTAACAACAGATTGTCTAGTGATATTATCGTACTTGATGAAGCTTCAATGGTTAATTCATCATTATTTTATAGCTTGGTTTCTGCTATAAAAGAGGGTGCAAAAGTAATTATTGTAGGTGATGACGGTCAGTTACCACCAATAGGCTGTGGCAATATCTTTCATGATTTGCTTAATTGTAATGCGTTTACTTGTTGTAAACTGACTAAGATTTTAAGACAGGCTCAAAAGTCAGGTATTATTTCGGACTCAGTTAAAATTAGAAATGGAGAAAACCCATTGCCTGAACCAAAACTAAAAGTTGTTACTGGCGAGCTACAAGACATGACCTATATGTTTAGAGAGAGCCGTGAAGGTATGCGTGAATTGGCTATTAAATTGTATACAATGGCAGCTAAGAAAGACGGCTATGATGAAACGATTATTTTGACACCTTGTAAAAAGGACAGGATAAATAGCTCTTTTGAAATTAACTCTATTTTACAAGATATGATAATTCCACCCGATACTGCACCTGAGATCAGGTATGGTAATAAGACATTTCGTCTTGGGTCGAAAGTTATTCAAAGAACGAATGACTATGATAGAAATGTTTTCAATGGAGAAATGGGTTATATTACAAAAATTGAACAGACAATTAAAGACGGTAAGAAGCAGAATGTTGTTACAATTAAATTTGCCGACAAGGAAATTGATTTCTTACAAAATGATTTAAGTAGTATTGAGTTGGCTTACTGTCTGACTTGCCATTTAACGCAAGGTAGCGGTTTTAAGAATGTTATTGTACTGATCGACAATACCCATTATAAGCTGCTTGACCGCTGTATGCTGTATACTGCGATTACCAGAGCTAAAACCAAATGTGCATTGATTACTGAGCCTAGTGCTTTTCAAAGGTGCTTGAAAATGCAGGCTTCACAAAGAAATACTTGGTTAAGTTTATTATACAATAATGTACAGCTTTCGTAGTATAAGTTTGTGCATTTTGTATACTTGACACATCTCAAAAGTTGTAGTATACTATAAATATAATCTCAAATGTAGCATACTAAAATTAATATGTTGAAAGGTGGTTAAAGAGTGCTAAAAGCAATTAAGAAATGGCTTTACAAAATAAAGGATTTTGTAAAGTATAAGAGATAGGAGAAAATACTATGAAAGAAATGATATATAAAAATCATATAGAGAAAGGGTAAAATATGAACTTAATAGATGTATATTTGACAGGTGGTAAATCTATATTCGGTGGAAAAGAAAGTCCATTGGAAGCTCATGAAATTTATTGTGACAACTGTGATAACTGTTCTTTATATAAGAATAAGCAATGTTTAAATCATTGCACACCTTTTGCTTTACCACATTGTAAATTGGGAAGTGTTATAAATACTAAAGGTTATACTAGCAGAGCTAAGAAATATAGTGATTTTAAAAGTAAATACACTTCTAATGATAAATATAATTGTCTAACTTATCCGAATACTAACAATTTAGCTATTATAGGTGACACAGTTTTTATTTATTTAACATACGCTAAAGTAGCATTAAACAAAGAAACAAATAATTACTATACAATTAGGTCTAATTATATTTTTGAAAGTGACTATGTGCCTATGAATAAATTTAATACAGACCTTATTTATAACATCGCTACATTTAAGCCTAGAGCGTTACTAGGTGGAGTTATTACAGATTATAACGATAAAATAATTCCTGATTTTCTACTATCTTTAAGTAAGTTAATGCCTGCTATCTATAATGAATTTATTATTAAATATCCTGAATGGAATTTAGCTCCTAATTATATAGGAAAGGTAGCTTATGTTAATTCACTAAAATCAGGTACTAAATTTATTGAACATAATACAGAATGGCTTTACGATGGAGAATATGTAATAGCGGAGAATATGGATTTAGGATTGTCATCCCCTTGGTGGCAACATAATAATGATTCGGAAAACATTGTTAAAATAAAAGTAAATGATAAAATGACTATAACAATAACTGATAATTCCATTGTAGATGAAAATACTAAATTTAAATAATAATTATGCTTAAATAGATGAATTATGATATTTTTAATATGACACATGACATTACTGTTACAACTTTCCAGAATAATGGTTGTATTAAAGGTTACTGTTTATTCTTCGGAAATATTTGAGAAAGTTAAGGACGTTATAGAGCAACTTATAAAAAGTTGATTTTATTTATAAAAGGAGGCAACAATACAGATTGAATAATGATAGATATTCAGATGATAATAAAGTTCATGATACTCAACGTTTAAAGGAGTTGCAAGCATTACCTTTAGAAAGAAAAGTTTTAATAACTCAAAGTCGTATTCTTGAATGGTATAATCATTGGAATGGACAAGTGTATGTTTCGTTTTCGGGTGGTAAGGACAGTACAGTTCTTTTGCATATTGTAAGGAATTTGTTTTCTGATGTTGAAGCTGTATTTGTTGATACAGGTCTTGAATATCCTGAGCTTAGAGCGTTTGTTAAGACGTTTAATAACGTTACTTGTTTGAAACCAAAAATGAATTTTCGGCAAGTAATAGATACATATGGTTATCCGCTGATTAGTAAAGAAGTAGCAAAAGTTATTTATGATGCAAGATCTGCAATTAGAAAAGGTAATTCAAATTCATATGCTGTAAAGCAGCTTGAAGGTAAGTGCATTAACCCAAATACAGGTGAAAAATCTTTGTATAATAAATCAAAGTATAAATATTTACTTGATGCACCATTTCTTATTTCACATAGGTGCTGTGATGTCATGAAAAAGCAAACAGTTCATTTATATGAAAAAAAGTCTGGAAATAAACCTATTATAGCAACTATGGCAAGTGAAAGTAAGACAAGACGTACTCAATGGATTGCTAATGGGTGTAACGCATTTACCGGAACAAATCCGTCCTCTAAACCAATATCATTTTGGACTGAAAATGATATTCTTGAATACATAATTAAAAATGATTTACAAATAGCCCCTGTATATGGAGAAGTTGTAAAAACTAATGAGGGGGGTACACAACAACAGGAGAGAAAAGAACAGGTTGTATGTTTTGTGGATTTGGCTGTCATCTCGAGAAAAGTCCTAACCGATTTGAACGTATGAAAAGTACCCACCCTCAAATATGGGATTATTGTATTAGACCAAAAGCTCAAGGCGGCTTGGGTATGGGAGACGTTCTTGATTTTATACACGTTCCGTATGGAAAAGAAGAACGTTAATAATAAAGTGACAGAAAGGGAGTACGTTAAATGGCTGAACAAAAATTTAAAGTAGACGACAGAGTAAAAATCACAGATTTTACAGGAACAATTGTTGGCACTAAGCTTGTAGATAATTCTATTAAATATCATGTAAAAATTGACCAAGGTCGAATTTATACTTGGATATTTCAAAATTCACTTGAACACATGGACTCAGATGCTGATAATTTTAAGCAGACAATCACTATTGAAACCGAAAGAAAGACTGGCGAAACTATCATAAGAATATCCAATCCAAAATTTACAACCGATGAGCCTACAGTAAGAGGTACAATCGTTGGTGATGTGATAAATAAACCAAGCGAACCAAAAATAACAGATGAACAGAGAACTGTTTTGGAAGGACTTTATTTGTTGGATTATAGATATTTAGCTTGTGACGATATTCGTAATGCTTTAGTAGCTTACGAAACACGCCCCTGCAAAGCAGAAGCAATATGGTATGGTGGAATACATCCAATTAGTGTCAGCAACATAACAAAGGTATTAAACAATCTTTGTTCTTGGGAAGACAAAAAGCCGACCTCGATTGAGTGGTTGCTAGGCAAAAAAGATAAGAATGAGTAATATAAAAGTTTTCTTTTATTGAGAGAAGGTGAAACCAATATATAAATGTATTTGTGATGTATGCAGAAGTAATGAAGCCAATCAGCATTTTAAGGTTAAAAAACTTAGTGGAGTTTGGACTTGGAAAGGTCGTTATGAAGCATCTGAATGGGCTGAACTTGATATTTGCAATCAATGTTACGAAAAGTTTATTGGAGTAATACACGAAAGAGAAGATAGGGAAAGAATGATGGAAGCGTTTATCGGAAAACCGCACAAAGAAAACAACGACAAATAAAAATTTAGTTTTATTTATAGAAAGAGGTAGAATATGATAACGAAAGAGGAGTTTGAAAAGGCGGTGGAGTACTGTGTTAGTGGCACTACAGATTGTGACGGCTGTCCGCTTTGTGCCAGCGATAAGTACCGTATGTGCAGTGCTTATCTTGCTGAATACATAACGAATAATGAGCTTAAACCTGTAATAAAAAATATACCTTCGGCAGAAAGCAACACTAACACTATTTATGAAAACGCTAAAATAACTGATGTATCACTGGGAATAGGCGACCATTGTTGCCTTACCTTTTCTATAACTCTTAGAGGCTCAGGCTGGGGAGCTAGTTTTGGCGGTTATAACTTAGCTTTTTTCAACGGAACATCGTTTAAAGGTTCTGAAAAGGGACTTGAAGCTCTTGCGAGAATTATGTATGTTGTAGGCGTTTCAAAATGGGAAGATATAAAAGGTCGTTATGTTAGAGTAAAACAGGAAGATAGATTAGTTGTCGGAATAGGAAATATCGTTAAAGATAAATGGTTTGAACCGAGAGAGTTCTTTAAGGAGGTTGAAAATGAGTAGAAAATTCACTGATGAGGAAGTCGTAGAGGCGGCACTTTGCTGCACAGCAAAGAGTTGCGACACCTGCCCGTTTATAGTTTTAGGAGAAGGATTTGAAAAATGTATCATAAAATTTTCAGAATACATAGCAAACAACACAAAAAACGAGCCTGCACCTGCGGCAGACGTGCAGGAGGTTAAGCATGGAAAGTGGATATTTCACGAACGCACAAAACTTGTACCGACTAACAAACTTAGCATAAAAGAAGAATACACTAATGGTCATAGCTGTGCTATTGTAGATGACAAAAACGTTAATCAAAAAATTATGATTATGATGAAACGTATAACATTAAAAATTCCTATATGTTCGGTCTGCGGTTGGTGCGGATATAATGAATACAATGCAACGAATTACTGCCCTAACTGCGGAGCAAAATGCGATATTTGAAAAGAGGAAAAGTAATGATACATGGTACAACAAGTTATACACTTATCAAAGGTGAAGAAAACATTACTTTTAATTCTGAAAAAGATGCTTGCAAATTTTTAGGAGTAGCGAAAAGTACAGTGTCTTCCTGCTATGGGAAAAAATCAAAATGTAAAGGATATTCAATTATAAAAAACGGAATAATAACTCACCACGCTACAAAAACACGTCTTTATAAAATCTGGGACGGCATGAGGGAAAGGTGTACAAGAGCGAAACACCCTTATTATCACTCATATGGTGGGAGAGGGATATCTGTATGTGACGAATGGCAAAGCTTCTATAATTTTAAAAATTGGGCAGAAAACAATGGATACTCTGATACTCTCACCCTTGATAGGATAGATGTCAACGGAAATTATTTTCCTGATAACTGTAGATGGGTTACTATGAAAACACAGGCAAACAACAAATCTACAAATCATTATATTACTATCAATAACGAGACTATGACATTATCAGAATGTAGTGAACGCTTTGGAATACCAAAATCTACAATTCGTTGGAGAGAAATGAATAATAGAGACATAATTAGCGGAGCTAGAATGGACGGTGACAGCAGTGACGGATAAGCAATACCAAAGGTATAAAGAGATTGAAGAAGAAATAAGACCTCTAAAGACATTTTTAAATTGACGAGAAAGAGAAAGAACAGAAAGAACTATAAAGGAGAAATGCAATGAGCGAAACAGTATCAGGCGAGGAGCTTGAAAAGATAAACGGCTATGCGAGAGAGCCGCTCACGGAGGACAAGGCCTTTGTTTTCAGGGTGGCGCTTTGTGACAATGACATTGACAGAGATGGTGAAAAGTTTTCATCAGGCGCTTTGGAGAAGCTTGCGGAGCTTTTTAAGGGCAGAACGGGTATTTTCGACCATGACCCTAAAAGCTCAAAGCAGACTGCCAGAATATTCGACACTTGGGTGGAAACTCTGCCTGAGAAAACTACGACAGACGGAGAGGTCTACCGCAGGCTTATGGCAAAGGCTTACATGGTGCGAACTGCTTCTAACAGCGATCTTATAGGTGAGATTCAGAGCGGAATAAAGAAAGAAGCATCCATTAGCTGCACCATGGGAAAGAAGCTTTGCTCTGTATGCGGAGAGGATATGCACAAGGGCGGCTGTGACCATGAAAAGGGCGGTGAATACGGCGGTAAACTGTGTTATCACATTCTTGACGATCCGCTTGACGCTTACGAGTGGTCGTTTGTGGCAGTGCCTGCACAGGTTCAAAAAAATGGCACTGAAAGTTTGGTAACAAGGAGAGACGGCAATGCGTGAAATACTTTTTAGAGGAAAACGTGTAGACAATGGCGAATGGGTTCAGGGCTATCCCTGTCGCTATGGTTGGATAGGAAAAGAAAAAGACTATATCATTCCCGATTATGCAAGTGTGTTATATATAGCCGAAATTGACCCTGAGACAATCGGTCAGTACACAGGGCTAACAGACAAGTATTACAAGAAAATTTTTGAAGGCGATATTGTTATATTCGATTACATAGATTATGAAGATGAGCGTGGCGTAGTTCAATGGGACAGTGATATTGCAAAATTTATTATAACATTTTCTACATTTACGATAGATTTTGATAATGTGTACGGACGTGAACTTGAGATTGTTGGAAACGTTTATGACAATCCTGAGGTGATGGAAAAGATTGAGGAGGATTACGAATGACTAAAAGAGATTTGAATGTATGGTTTAAAAAGACAGGTAAAAATGTAATAGATGATATTTCAACTGATTATTTGTTCATAAAGAGAGATGATTCATGACAAATGAAGAATACATAATATCAAAAATCTCAGAACGTAGTTTAGCCGATATGTTTAATACTGGTAATTGCTATTATGATAATTTAAATGATAGAATTTATAAGGCTTTTCAGTATTGGAAAGAGTCGTATCGGTATAAGCGTTCTGGCAGACTCTTATTTCAGCTATGGCTTACATTCCAATATAACTCAGAAGAATGGGATTTAGCCAGACGAATAATTCATGAAGAACACCCATCTTGGGTTATAAAATGCGAAACATAAGAGGAACAATGTAATTTAAATAAGACTACATATTCTAGTGACTTATGCGAACAACTACTTATATGTTCTACATTGTTTTCGTTTAATTGATTAATTAGATTTAATCAAAATGGAGAGTATAACAGTAGTTGGAACAAAGGACACATCTATTATACGGAAAGGCAAAAAGAAAGCATAAAGCAATTAATTTAAAAAATGCAAATTAATGAAAATACGCTACTTTGGCATATCCCAAAACAGCGTAAATACGCACTTTTAGACACCTAAAATTCAAATAAAAGAGAAATTTTATTTAGGAGATGATACTGATAAAGCAAGAATACATAAAATCGCCACTCAATTATGTAGGTGGCAAATACAAGCTTCTACCGCAGATATTACCATTGTTTCCGAAAAATATTGACACTTTTATTGACTTGTTTGGCGGTGGGTTTAATGTTGGAATTAATGTTCCTGCGAAAGAGGTTGTTTATAATGATTTGAATTTGCCTGTAGTCCAAATACTCGAATACATACATAGAAATAGAACCGATAAAAGTCTTGACGAAATAGATGAGATAATCAAGCAATATGACCTATCAAAGATTAATAGGAATGGGTATTTGAGACTCCGCAGCTATTTTAACGAGTCGGAATCTAAACAGTCCGTTATTTTATATGTGTTAATTTGTTACGCCTTTAACAATCAGATGCGTTTTAATTCAAAAGGTGAATTTAATATGCCATTTGGGAAAGACAGAAGTAGCTTTAACCCTACATTAAGAGAAAAGTTCATAGAATTTTCGGAAGCAATCAGCAATAAAGACTGCAAGTTTACCAATGCTGATTTTCGTGAGTTCATCGGCGTAGCGTTTGGCGAAAATGATTTTCTGTATTGTGATCCCCCGTACTTTAATTCCACGGCAACCTATAATGAAAATGGTGGATGGACTAATACCGACGAGGAAGATTTGAGAGATATGCTTGCGGTTTCAAATGTGAAATGGGCATTATCGAATAATCTAAAAACAAACTCGACATTAAAGAATTGGGCAGAAAATCATGATTATAAAATCCATTATCTAAACACCACTTACGGAAACTGTAATTACCAGAAAAAAGACAAGACAAAAGATATAGAGGTCTTGATTACAAACTATTGAGGAGGACAACATTAAATGAAAACACTTACGGGGACAAGCCTAGCTGGAATGTCTCCTACAAGAGAAAGAGTGGCTAATGATTTTTACGCAACACCATTCAATGCGACAGAAGCCATTTTAAAAAGAGAAAAATTATTTGGTAGTATACTCGAACCTGCTGCTGGACAAGGGCATATATCAAAAGTCCTCAAAGAATTTTATCCATATTCAGAAATTGTATCTACTGATTTGATTAGTAGAGATAGTCCTTTTGGAATTGATATTACTCCAAACGTTGACTTTCTTACATATAATTATAAACGCAAATTTGATAACATTATTACCAATCCACCGTTCAAATTTGCAAAAGAATTTATTCTTCGATCATTGGAATTAGCAAATGAAAAAGTTATTATGTTTGCCAAAATCCAACTCCTTGAAGGGCAAGATAGATTGAAAATGTGGGAAAACACTCCTATAAAAACAATTTATGTGTTTTCTAAAAGAGTAAACCCAATGCGTAATGGTAGTGAGGTAGATGAAAAGGGGAAGCCTTGGGCAAGCACTATGTGTTTTGCATGGTTTGTATGGGAACATAATTATGAAGGCTTGCCAACAATAGAGTGGATTTAATTTTATTTGAAAGGAGCAGTAAATGTCAACACCTAAGAAATTTTATATATCAGACCTGCACATAGGTCATAAAAATATACTAAATTTGGATAATCGTCCATTTTTTAATCTTGCAGATATGAAAGAAACTATTATAGATAATTGGAATAAAGTTGTCGGTAAAAATGACAGTGTGTATGTTCTAGGTGATATGTTTTGGAATAATTCAGAAATATCAATAGTTCTTCCGAAATTAAATGGTATGAAATATCTTGTCAAGGGCAATCATGATCGAGTAGATGAAGAAATGAAAAGCATTTTGTTTGGATAAAAGATTATGCTGTTATTAAGGACGGAAGTGAACACGTTGTACTTTGTCACTATCCTATAGCTCATTGGATAAATGCAGATTATGGTTATATTCATCTGTATGGACATATTCACAATGGTAGAGATACAAGACCTTTTGAAGAATATACCAAACAAATGAAAAATCGTGGGTTTCCTTATAAGTGCGCAAATGTTGGCTGTATGCTACATGACTACACACCTGTAACACTTGATGATCTAGGGCTGAGGTGATATAAATGATTTCAAAGAAAATTCTTAACGCTCTTACGAAAGAGCAACTAATATTCCTAATAAATCAATATCAGCATATGGAATTTATTATTTCGGAAATCTGTGTCAACGAGAGTAAGCAGCATATTCCGTCTGAGCAGGCGATAGAAGAGATAAGAAAAGAACTTCACAACTGTAATTTTCCCTTTTGTACTTCTACAGAAGAATTTATATCACTTTTAGATTATAAAATGGGCAAAATTACACTTGATGAATACAAAGAAAGAATTGGAATTGGTTGAAAGGAGACAGAATGAAACTTCTGGAAAGTATAAAACTTGCATTGCAAGTTTTCCCAAATAGCTTTATTAATCGAAATAACGAGGTTATTCTTATTCCAAAATTCAATGTCTATATTCAGCTTGACGATGTGAAAACAAATGAAGATTTCAAGGTAAAACTTTGTGAGTGGCTAAGTCGAGATTGCTCTTGTGCGTTAAGATATTCACAAGACAAAAGGCTTATAAGATATTGGCAAGACAATACTAATGCTTTTAATAAAATTTGTGGAACTAATTTTACAATGGAGCAAATGAGTTATATCTATACATATTTGGGTAATGGCATAAAACATGATCTTACAAAACAATTCGTAAGAAACGGATTTGACCTTTTTGTTATAGAAAAATATGCTCAAAAGGGCAATAAAGAGGTTTATTGATGAAAGAAATTAAAGTAGCGAAGTATTCTAAACAATGGTACAAAACACGAATGACAATATATTTTATTATTTGTATTATTTCTTTTTGCACTTTTGCTTTGGCAATGCCAATTATGGGATATTGTTATGACGAATACGGCTTACATCATGTCAAAACTATAGTAAGTATAATAATGGTTTTAATCACTTTTGTGGTATCGGTGTATTGCTATTCAAAGTGTTTACAATTTGAGTGTTATGAACAATACATATACAACCGCATAAAGAAGATTAAGCGTAAACAAGATAGGAAATATAGAAAGTGGTTGATGTAAAAGCAGGAGATAAACAAAATGGATTGTACTATTCAAAATATAAAATGTGAAATCTGCGGTCGAGTGTTTCATAAAGTCTGTCACGCAGAGCCATATGAGAAGGTGTGTGGTAGTAGCGAATGTTTCCATAAAAAGTTCTGGCTTGAAATTATAAAAGAAAAGGACGAACACGTTATTATTAATGGCATTTGTTATTACTTAGACAAAGCTCACCCAATGAGTGATAGTCCTTTTAGGGGATATGGTGGTAGAGAATTTAAAATTAAATTACATACAGGTGAAATTATCGTAACAAATAATTTATGGCACAATGGTGAAGTACCTAAAGAATTTCGAGATAGATTACCTGATAATGCAGAGTTTATAAAGTAATACACTAAAATACATATAAATCAAACCAACATTTTGTTGGCTCTTTCAAGAAGTCTTTGTACTTCATATAGTAAACCTGAACGTGTTTGACCCTGTTTTATTCCCTCTTGTTTACCTGCCACAGAAATATCGGTACAAGGAAATGAATATGTCCAAAAATCAGCATAATCAAGATGTTCGAGTTTACTAATATCACCTAAATTCCTAGAAAGTTTATTAGCAAGCCAATATTTTTCAAGCTCTTTTGATTTACTATTTACAAATCTGTACCAATTATAAGGCTTGTTTTTCTGAAAGTCATATCCAAGATTAATTTCTGTAAGTTGCCTAGCCATTTCTTCTCTTGTAGGGTATTCAGTATATGTATTTATTAGTTCTTCCGTAAGTCCACAATGAATAGAAGCATAAGAAAGTACAGCATTATGGTCTATATCTGAGGTGTGTTTAATTTCACAAGGTATTCCGAGCCTTTCTAGTGCTGAAATTTGCGCGCCTATACCACTAAATAATTCGTTTACTGTTATTTTTCCCGTTTTCACTATTTGTAAATCCTCCAATTTGTTCTTTATTGGAAGATAATTGCAATTATCATATTCACTCAGGTAGCTAATCTGAGCGTTCCGTTTTGTTTTATCTCTTATTTTCTTAATAAAATGTTGGCTTTACCAAAATATCTAATGCTCGAAAATGTCAAAAACCTTGTGGGTAAAAAGTTTAAACCACAGTTTGATGAATGGGTGGCTTGGCTTGATGAACTTGGTTACAATACATATTGGAAAGTTTTAAATGCTAAAGATTGTGGAGTTCCTCAGAATAGAGAAAGAGTGTTTGCAATAAGTATTCGCAAAGATATTGATGATGGCAAATTTGAATTTCCGCAGCCTTTTGATAACGGAGTCAGACTTAAAGATTTTCTTGAAGATAATGTAGATGAAAAGTATTATTTGAGTGAAGAAATTCAGAACAGACTTATACTGAATAAGGAAAATTTAGATGCAAATGTTGTAGGCACTACTAAGGGTAAACACAATCATCGCATAGGAACTAAAGATTTAGTTTATTCCCCAAATGGCATTATGGGTGCATTAGTAGCTACTGATTATAAGCAACCAAAGCAAATACTTGACACCAATCGTTGCATACAAGAAGGTAGCTTACAAGGTGACAAATGGGATAAAATATATGAATCTGCGAGAAGATACTATTCTCCTGAAGGTATTTCGCCTACTTTACATACTTGTGGTGGTGGTAATACAGAAACTAAAATAGCAGAACCGGTTGCCTATGTGAAAGAAGCAACTAAGAAAGGCTATGCAGAAATTTATGAAGGTGATAGTGTAAATCTGGAACAGCCTAATTCTAAGACAAGAAGAGGTAGGGTCGGAAAGGGTTGCGCACAAACATTGACTACAAGTTGTAACCAAGCTATAGTTGAACCTAATGAACTGTCACATTCTGAATGGAAACAGCAGATGTACAAAAGGTTTATAGAGGACTCTAATGGCGAAGTTAGTGGTGTAATCACCAATCAAAGTCAATCTTTTGAATATAGACCGCCAATGAAAGGTTATTCTAAAACATTGAAGGCAAATGCTAATGATGCAGGTGTGGTTGAAAGTTTTCGTGTTCGTAAACTAACTCCCAAAGAATGTTATAGGCTTATGGGATTTACTGATGAACAATTCGATAAATCACAAGCTTTTAGTTCTGACAGCCAACTTTATAAACAGGCAGGCAACTCTATTGTGGTCGATGTACTTTATTACATATTTGGAAAGCTGTTTGAGGTTGATACCGAAACTAGAAAGGAAACAGAATGTTAAATAATACTTGGAATACTCTCTTGAAATGTATATGGGTGGCTTGCTTTGACACCCATAACTTTCAAGAAGGGAAAGTATACGAAGTAAAAAATGGCAGACTAATAGACGGTCATGGCAGAAAAAGCTGTAATACATATGACAATGTTTACGACATTAATGACAGTTTTTATGCCAGATTTAAAGAAGTGAAGGAGTGAGTAAAAACATGGCAAGTGAGATACGAAATGATTGTGTGGGTTGTACGGCTCTTGGACTTCCCTGCCGTCATTGTTACATGGGTCGAGATTATCGTGTTTTAATATGTGATAAGTGCGGAACTGAGGTTGGTATGCTTTATGTTATTGACAATGATTCGGAAGAACTTTGCAGCGAATGTGCCAAAGAAAAGGCTATTGAATATTTGTCAAATCATAATATGGACGTTGACGATTTGTGTGAATACAATGATATCCCTTGTGAAAAAATGGACGGAGAAGATTATTACAATAAGCATTGCTATTGTGACGATGAGGAATAAATACATATGAACAAAAAGAAAAACGAGACAACAAAACAAATAATACAACTTATAGTTGCTATTTGCGTAATAGTTATCGGTTTTGGAGTTGTAAAAGTTATTGGTATTAACGAAGATTACAAGCACAATTTTGAAAGAAACAAAGCCGATAATTCAACAGTTAATACAATTACCACTACCACAAATGCTATAACTAAAAATACAAAAGTTAGATCGGTAGAAAATAAAAAAAATACAGTAAAAACAAATACTAAATCTACTACAACCACCAAAGAAACAAGAGCTACAAAGTCGTATAGCCATAAAGTAACCGAAACTACAACGATAGTTACTAAGTCTGAAGCAGAGCCAGAAATAGAACTTATTTCTTACGATATTCCAACAGGTGATACTTCATTTCACGGCTATATGGATTATGCTTGTATTACGGACATCAATTCTCTGCAATATCAGTTACAACTAAATTGTTGGACGGATAGTCAGGGAATACGCAGACAAGGTGACGATGTTTGTATTGCTTTAGGAAGTTATTACGGTACAGAAATAGGTACACGCTATCTAATTACAACCGACATGGGTAACTCATTCACCGCTGTTTTAGCCGATTGTAAAGCTGATATTCATACTGACTATAATAATCAGTATCGAGATACAGGCAATGGCTTTAAGAACGTGGTTGAGTTTATAGTTGATACATATGCACTTGACCCTGATGTTATGAGCAGTGGCAACATTGGTACTTATGACAATTATTCTGGTAATATTGTATCAATTCAAAAAATTAATTAGAAAAGAGGTGAATTTAAAAATTGGCATACGACAAGAAAGCAGGAAAAAGAAAGCGTTTAGCTAGAGAGGAGGAGAACAGACAGCTAAAACGCTACAAGTCAGAGTGTAGAGAATTAGATACATATTTTATGAGTGAGGACGAACTCATTCGAGCCAAAGAAAGACAGAAGATAACAAAAGCTAGAAATAAAGCAATTGTACAAAGAGCTTATATGATTGCTATGGCAACAAATTAAACAAGCAAGAAAGGACAGATGAAAATGGTAACGGAGTATACAGCATATAAAATTAGATTTACTACAGTAAAAGAGGTACAGCAGTTTATCAGGATTGCGAATATGGTTGACTATAGCATAGACCTAAAGCAGAGCCATTATTGCGTAAATGCAAGTAGTATAGTGGGCATATTTGCACTTGACCTTGAAAACGAGGTAATAATGTTTGTGCCAACAGAACACGAAAAGAACGCAGAAAAAATGTTCGCAGAATTTATTATAAAGTAAAGGAAAAGACAATGAAAGTAACAATACTTGAATATCCAACTAATGAAGATTGGATTGCAGTAAAACAAAGAGCCTTAGTGACAGTAGGACTAAAAGCTAAAACACCACCGACAGACGAATGGAAATATAAAATATTAAAAGCAAGACATTCACCGATACGTAGATTAAGATTTTCGGTACTATTTGAAGATATTCCTAATTGGGTAGCGGTACATCTTGTGAGACACATTCACGCACAACCTTATGTTAAATCTCAGAGAAACGATAGGCAATCTAATTATGATAGGACTAAAGCCCCACAGGACGCTCCTGTAAATATGATATGGGACTTTAATGGCGAAGAACTAATGAACATTGCCAATAAGAGATTGTGTAATCAGGCTGCCAAAGAAACAAGAGAGACTATAAAAGAAATGTGCGATAAAATTATTGAACTTGATGATATTTGGAAAGATTTTCTCGTTCCTATGTGTAAGTATGTTGGAGAGTGTAAAGAAATGTTTCCATGCTATTTAAAGGAGAATGACGGTAAATGACTAAACCATTATTTTGTATACTCGGAGCTTCGGCAAGTGGCAAATCAACACTTGTACAAATGCTTGAAAAAGAATTTAATATGAAGCAGATACCCTCTTATACAACTCGCTTGCCGAGATACGAGGGTGAAGCAGGTCACACATTTGTTTCAGAAAAGGAATTTAAAGCACTTAATGATATTGTGGCATATAACTATTATCTTGGTAATCATTATGGAGTAACGGCAAGTCAGATTGACGATGATACATATAATCTTTACGTTGTAGACCAAACAGGGCTTAATGAATTACATAAAAAGTACAAAGGCAACAGAGAGATTTATGCTATTTTTATAGATTGCTTGTATATCAATCGGTACAAGCGTTTGTTTGGACGTTACCATAAAATGTACAAGAATTTTGAGAAAGCACTTAAAGAAACCAGCAAACGTACAGAACAAGATAAAATAGAATTTAAAAACTGCGAATCATCTGTTGATTACGTTATCAATAATGATGAAAATATCAATACAGCTTATGAAAATCTAAAACGATATGTGCTAGAAGTTATAACCAAGCAGGAGGGAGATAATGATACCGAAACCGAACATAATTAACAGAGAACATTATAATAGCATTGTTTACTTATCTCACCCATATGGTGGCAAGCAAGAAAATTTAAGTAAAATAAATGAGTGCCAAAAACTATTAACTATAATGCACCCTGAGAATTTGTATCTCAATCCTATTGCAATGTTTGGTAGCCTTTACGATTGTACCACTTATGAGCAAGGGTTGAACATGACTCTGTTGTTACTTGAAGAACTTGCAGATGAAATGATTATTTGTTCAAGTGTTCTTTCAAAGGATTGGCGATCCTCTAAAGGCTGTCGCACGGAGGTTGTGTATTGTGACAGCAGACATATACCGTATAAAATTTATACTTTGGAGCAAATTAGAGATGAATACGAAAAATACAGAAAGGAACATGATAAAAATGGCTAATTTTATTATTGGTGCTTTGGTTGGGCTTGTACTTGGTTTTCTAATAGCCTATAGAACAGTGACCGAAATGCTTAATGAATTAGATGAGAATGATAAAGAGGAAAATGCCAATGGAACTGAAAGCAAATCTGATAAGACCTAGACCGTGGCGTATTGGTGTGGACTGTGATAATGTCACTAATAATCTAGTAGAGAGTATTATTGATGTTTATAATAAGGACTATAATGATAATTTGTCCGTTGCCGATATAACTACCTATAATATGAGACAGTTCTTTAAAAATGTATCTCAAGACAAGTTTTATGACTATTTCACGGATAAGAGGGTATGGGATAACATAAAAGTGCTTGAAAATTGTGTTGCTACATTGAAGAAATACCATGATTTAGGTTGTGAAATCTATATAGTAACAGCTACAGCCCCACAGAATATTTCTAGTAAGGCAGCTTGGTTACAAGAACAACTTCCATTTTTAAATATGTATGATAGCCTCATAGCCATAAAGAACAAGCAAATGCTCGGTGGGGATATTGACATTCTAATTGATGATTGCGTAGACAATTTAGTTGGTGGCTATTATCATAAAATTTTATTTGATTATCCATGGAATAGACTTGGGTTTGAGTCATATGAAAACAACGCTCATATGTTACACCAAAGATATCGTTGTAGGAATTGGAATGATATTGACAAGGCAATTAACATGATTATGCAAACTGATATGGGTACAGAAATAGAATTAGACTTAAAGCCAGAGAATATAGGGAATACAGAAAACGAACAAAGAATAGAGTTTGTTGTAAACGATGATAAGGAGCGATAAAATGTGCAAAATAGTAATTAAAAGAGATGGAACTAAAGTAAAATTTGAAAAGGCAAAGATAGGTAAGGCAATTTTGAAAGCATATAATGAAGTTTATTCTGATACATCAGATATAAATGCCGAACTTGCAAGCGACATATGTTCTGATGTGTGCAGAAAGCTTGAAGCCATGGCAGAAATTTCAGTAGAAGATATTCAGGACATTGTGGAAGCGACGCTTATGGATTATGACAGAAATGTAGCGAAAGTCTATATTACATATAGATATAAACGTAGCCTTGTAAGACAAAGCAACACAACCGATAAAAGTATTCTTGAATTAATTGATGGTGTAAATGATTATTGGAATAACGAAAATTCAAATAAAAACGCAACACTCGCCACAACACAAAGAGATTACCTTGCAGGAATTACAAGCACGGATATTTCACAAAGATTTCTATTGCCATTAGATGTGGTCGAAGCACATAAGCAAGGTGTTATCCATTTCCATGATATGGACTATTTCGCAGAACATATAAGTAATTGTTGTCTTGTAAATCTTGAAGATATGTTGCAGAATGGTACAATGATTAATAAAGTAAAGATTGAAAAGCCACATAGACTTATTACGGCAACTACGATTGCAACACAAATTATTACTGCCGTAGCAAGTTCTCAATATGGTGGTACAAGTATTACACTTACACATTTAGCCCCTTTCGTTAGAGATAGCTATATTTATCATCTAAATAAATATAAAGATCGTGGACTAGACTATGATAAATCTGTAGAATTTGCAAGACTTGATACAAAAAAAGAAATTGAAGATAGTGTTCAAACTTTTAATTATCAAATTAACAGTATGTCAACCACTAATGGGCAAACACCATTTTTAACTGTATTCATGTACCTTGGTGAAACAAATGAATATAAAGAAGAATTGGCAGCTTTAATTAAGGAGTTTATTAAGCAACGTATTCTTGGCTTGAAAAATGAAAATGGTGTTTATGTTACACCTGCTTTTCCTAAACTTATTTACGTTCTTGAAGAGGACAACATAAGAGAAGGCTCAAAATATTGGGACATTACTGTTGACGCCGCAAGGTGTACAGCTAAAAGATTAGTGCCAGATTATATAAGTGAAAAGAAAATGCAGGAACTAAAAGAGGGTAATTGTTTCCCATCAATGGGGTGCAGAAGCTTTTTAGCTCCATACAAAGATGAAAATGATAATTACAAATTCTACGGCAGATTTAATCAAGGCGTTGTTACGATAAACCTCGTTGACGTTGCCCTATCATCAAATAGAGATGTAAATAAATTTTGGCAACTATTTGAAGAAAGAACAGAATTGTGTCACAAGGCTTTACGTTGCAGGCATGAAAGACTCAAAGGAACTTTATCAGATGTTGCACCAATTCTGTGGCAAGATGGTGCGTTTACTAGACTAAAGAAAGGCGAAAAAATAGATAAATATCTTTATGGTGGTTATTCATCTATTTCACTTGGTTATGCAGGTCTTTATGAATGTGTAAAATATATGACAGGTCATAGTCATACAGACAACAGTGTGGGTGAAAAATTTGGTCTCGAAGTAATGGAAAGACTTAATAGAAAATGCGAACAATGGAAAAGTGCAGAAAATATTGGCTATTCATTATATGGTAGCCCAATAGAATCCACAACATACAAATTTGCAAAATGTCTTAAAAAACGTTTTGGTATTATTGAGGGTATTACAGATAGAAATTATATAACAAATTCTTATCACGTTCCTGTTTTTGAAAAAATCAACCCATTTAAGAAATTGACTATTGAAAGCAAATTTCAATCACTAAGTTTAGGCGGTGCGATCAGTTATGTAGAATGTGCTGATTTGCAAAATAACATTCCTGCTATTCTTGAAGTAATTAAGTTTATTTATGACAACATTATGTATGCCGAACTTAATACAAAAAGCGATTATTGTCAAGTGTGCGGATATGACGGAGAAATTAAAATCATTGATAACAATAATAAGCTAATTTGGGAGTGTCCTAATTGTGGCAATAGAGATACAAATAAAATGAATGTCGCTAGGCGTACTTGTGGATTGACTTAACAATATAGTCCACGTTAAATAGGTTAAACTGCGGAGAACTCCCCATAATCCTAATTCACCACAACGGAATTGGAAACGATAAACGTGACGGTGGTGCGAATTTAAAATTCAATAGTCCGACAGGATAGAAACCATAAAAAGTAATTAGGATAGGGACAATCGAGTGTGCAAGTCACTCAAACGCATCGAAGCTCCTTAACACACAATGGTGATGGAGAACGTTCAACGACTATAATACCTATTGATAATATTAAATTGTTTATAATAAAACGAATAATAATATTGTTAAATTGTATAGTCTACTCCCCTTATAAATATCGGGAAACCGAGGGTAAAAAAAGGATATTGGTAGCAATTTTTGGAATCAAGGCAGAACTCAAGAAATTAAACAGAGGTATGTTCATCTTGATAACCATAATATAGGAGAATAAACAATGAGATATGCTAGTATAAGACAAATGGACATTAGCAATGGAGAAGGCATTGGCGTTGCTTTGTTTGTGCAAGGTTGTCATTTTCATTGTTTTAATTGCTTTAATCCTAGCACTTGGGACTTTAATGGTGGCAAAGAGTTTGACTTATATGAATACGATACTCTCATAAAAGCCGTTAAACAACCTTTCATACAGCGTGTATCATTTCTTGGTGGAGAACCACTTTGCCCTGAAAATCGTGCATATGTAACAAACATATCTAATATGATAACAGCACTTTGTCCTACCAAAACTCAATGGCTGTATACAGGTTATAAGTGGGAAGAAATTAAAGACTTGCCTATTATGAAGTACCTTGATGTAGTCATTGACGGTCAATACGAAGATGATAAAAGAGATGTAACTTTAAAATGGCGAGGGTCAAGTAATCAGAGAGTTATTAATGTACAGGAAAGCCTAAAACAAAACAAAGTAATTCTTTGGTGCGATTAACAACACAAAAAAATAAGGGCTTGCATACAAACAAACCCTTAAACAAGTCATTAGCCACCATAGAAATTATAATGTGTTCAATATTATGTTTCTGAATGGTGGCGACTAATGACTCTATTAATTATAGCACAGAACAAAATAAAAGTAAAGGAGATAAAAAATGATAACAGCAGTAAAATTTGCAAAGATAAAACCAAACGCAATTATACCAACCAAAAGACCAGAAGATGCAGGTTATGACGTATATCCTTGCTTTGGCGAAGATTACATAATAATAAAACCACATACTACGGTTATTATACCAGCAGGAATAGCTTCAGCTTGCGATACAGATTACTGTTTCGTGCTACATGAGAGAAGTTCAACAGGAACTAAAGGTATAGCACAGAGATGTGGAATAATCGACAGCGGATATCGTGGTGAGTGGGGCGTTCCAATTACTAATACAAATGACGTACCGATAGTTATTTGCAAGAAAGAGTCTATTACTACCTTTAACGATTTTGCTAGTATTTTATTGCTCCCATATGGAAAAGCTAATTACATTTTATATCCATATGAAAAAGCTATTTGTCAGGCTCTTGTAATTTCTGTTCCAGAAGTGGAGATAGAAGAATATACATACGAGGAGCTTAAAGCCATTCCGTCAGAAAGAGGTACAGGTCGCCTTGGCAGCAGTGGAAAGTAATATTTAAGGTAGGACAATTAATGAATTGCAAATTTAAAGATTACAATTTGTCTAATTTAATGACTATTAAGGAACTGCAAAATTATCTGCATATCGGTAAAAATAAAGCATACTATCTCGTTAATAATAATGAAGTACCTACAATACGAATAGGCAATAAAACATATGTTGTCGTAGATAGATTGCAACGATACATAGATAGAAATATAATACTTTGATAAATAAAAGGACAGAAATAAATCTTCTGTCCTTTTTCGTTTTATATATCTATTTCTTTAATGGTTTTAGCCTTTTCTTCTTCAATTAGGTGCACATAGGTGTTATAGGTAAAGGCAACACTAGCGTGACCCAATGTTTCACTTATGATCTTGATATCTACTTTTTTACGAATTAAAAGACTAGCATAAGTGTGTCTGAGTGTATGCAAGCCTTGCGGATTTAAAATATTGGCTCTTTTGCAAATGGAATGATACGTTGTTTCCAAAGAGTCAATCGACCGTTTACTCGTAGTAACAACAAGATAGTCATTTGAACGAGGTTTACGAATTGAATACAAATGTGTTAAATACGATTTTGCAGATTTCGTTAAATATACAAAACGATGTGTTTGCGTTTTTGTATCTTCCTGATTAGCAACCTTGCGTTCGTTGTTATCGTCATAATAAGTCACAACATTCTTGTGTATATTCAAGTAATTTGATTTTAAATTTACATCTTGCCACTGTAATGCCATAAGCTCTCCTGCACGAAGTCCTGTATACATCAATATGATTAAAGCAATACCATTATTGTATTTATATTGATTGTTATTATCTTTTAATGTTGCGCAATCAATAAATTTGGCAATTTCTTCATCAGTAAAAAAACGAATAGGTTTCCGAGCAAATATCTTTTTTGAAGGTTCAGCCACAAAATCACAAGGGTTATTTGGAATAATGTGTTGGTGATGAGCATATTTTAAACATTGATTTATTAAAACATATGCCTTATGAATAGTTGAAAAACTATATCCTCTATAAATCAATTTGTTTAAAACTTCATTTTGAATAATTTCGGTTGTTAATTCATTCATGCGATATTCGCCTATATACGGAATGACATGATTATTAAGTGTTCCAAGTTCACGAGTATAACTTGCTTTTTTTAGACGAATTTTTTTTACTGTGAGCATATAGTTGTGAAAATACTCGCTTACAAGAATGTCTCCTGAAGAATTTTTCATTTCGTCCAAAAGCATATTATTAACATGAGATTTATTATATTTTCGCATTTTATCTATTACGTCATTTTGATTTGAACCAACAAAACGTTTTACCTTAACCCTACCATTATTGTACTTGCCAATAGTAATTTGTCCTATCCACTTTGCACGATTGTTGTCATAATAAACTGAACCTAAATTTTTAATGTGTCTAGTTTTCTTGTTGCCGACATTTGCCATATCATTCTCTCCTTTTAGGGCAGTTTATTATTATAGCATAAACAATCTAAATTGTCAAGTGGGCGAATAGCAATAAGTAATATTTTATAACATAAAAATTGCAAAATACATTTAATACAAAACTAAATGTTCAATACGCACTCAAAATATTTTTACACACTTTTACACACTTTTATAATGATAACTACGTTAAAGCCTCGTATTTACGCAGTTTTATCAAATATACCAAAGGGACTTAAAATCCCTCGGGGTAAAACCCGTACCGGTTCAAGTCCGGTTAGCG